AATTTATATTAAATTTTATTTAATTTATTTATAAATAGAATAGCCTTGGCAAAATCCAGATATTCAACGTTATCTTCACTAACTACCTCCATTATGGGCAAACTCATTAGTTTTAATTCCCGAAATTTAGCATGATCGAATTCCGTACACTCCTGATACGGGATGTTTGCATTGTTTAATTTGTTTTTTAATATCTGACAACGTGGACAGGTAGCCCCTGTATACAACTTTATGGTCATATGTTCTAAACCTCTTATAAATTATATTCAACTTCAATCCAAGAGTTCAACGTTATTTATGTTTTTCCATAAACAATAGAATTTTAATTTGGAACCATTCTTGGTAAGCATTTTAGTGTACTGGGCATTAAAGGCTATAAAGTGTCCCAAATTATTCTTTGCTTTGACGATAAGGGGTTTTTGATAAAACCATTCCTTTTCAATATTGAAAGTGTCGGCCTCATCATGAATGTCCCTAAGCAATACACCTAATTTAGGGTTAAAGCCTTCTTTAACGAACGTTTGAATATTACCAATTTTAGCAATTATACGTCCTTGACCCTGACCCAATATTAAGCTGTTAGTTTTATCATAGATTGGCACAGTGTTATACCCTTTCTTTTGTATTTACTTCAATACAGACCATTTGGTCCAGCTTGAGCATGAAGACATTGGAATGCGAGCTGCCCCCTGCGAAAATATTAAATAACATTTGCCAGGAGTCATATAATTCTCAGTAGTGACTATTGTAATGTTAGGTTTACGGTCACCCTGCCAATAATCACACGTCATGCAGCATTTGGTATTACTTGATACTTGATACATTGTAAGGCCTCCATTAAATAGAAATTTCTTATTACATTATACCTTAAATATTTACCAATCCATACTAGAATCTGAAAAATCATCAAATAGTAATCCACCTAAATTTTTAGAATTTATCTCATTTATTGGTGGTTTTGGGGGTTGAGATTCATTTTTATTTTGTTTTAACAACTCCTGTAATGTATATTTACCAGATTCAAAAATCTTTCGTTTCTTTTTATTGTATTCCACAGCAGCGTAAATTGAGCCACCATATGCGTCCGCTAAGTCCTTTGAACCATTTACAGGGTGATCGACCTTTTGAGCTCGTCGGTTTTCAATAAGCTGTGTAAGCTCTCTAATTAGTAGTGGTTCATTGGGTAATATAGCACGCTTATCATATATACAGGTACGTGCAAATTGATATGCTGTGGAAGGAGCACGGTCCATGGATAATACCTCGGTCCAAATGCCTTGTAACGAATACTGTTGTAGCATGTCTGCGCTTTGGTATCCGTCAGCTGTTATACCCACTATATTAAAACCATATTGGTCACGAAGTTTAATTATATCTCTTCTAATTTTATAATATGGTATTTGTTCACCCTTAAATTTTGGTTTTAACCGCATCCAGAAGAGTGGTATAAACCTCCAATCGTCCAATTCATCTTCGGATATGCCATTAATATTTTCAATATCCTTACACACAATATGCGCAAATATACCAGTTCGGTCTCCTGTTAAGGACAAGTCATGATGAATAAATATTGGGTAGTGTATGAATTTAGTATTTATGTTGCCCAAATTTAAATAATCCAATATACTGCTATTATCGGAAAAACCAAGTGGTATTTCGGTCGTTGAGAATATGTTATGCAGTTTAGGGTCAATCGCTGCCTCAACTCGTTCCGAATCTATAAATTTACCGGCTGTTTTAAGTGCGACCCCAAGTATATCCCTAATAGCACCCTGAATGTCGTTTTTAAATTCTTCATAATGTTCTACTGGGATTTTATATATTTGATAGCCACGCTGTTTGAAGTCTTCTACTTCAGATTCCTGAATTATAAACTGGTCTGCTGATTTAGTACCTAATGCCAACGTAAAAGTCTCCCCACGATAACGAGAGGAGGGCACTACTTCATATAAAGGTTTTTCCACGATATATGTACGTGGGTCATCTTTACGAGTTTCTTTATATTGAGTTAAAAAGTCATCCTCTGTACGGGTGGATGATACCAAATAAGATATTCCTGGCACCAAACCTTTATTCATAAAACGAGAAACCATACGGCGATCAATGGCCTGTAATGCATCATATGCTTTCATTTTTTGCATATCCAGTTCCTTATTATCCTTGAAGGACATTTCGTCCATCATTGAACAATTATGGGATACAATGCTTCCGTTTCTTGATGCTACTAAAAAATTATGGTTTGGATTTACATTAACAACATCATAGACAGGTGTTGGGGTTTTCAATTGGATCTTTCTTATGTTCTTTACCTTCATTTAATTTTCCTCTACCTCTTTTATATCCAAACTGTAAATAATAATCTAATGCTTCCTCTTATATTATTTGTTGTTTCATATATATAACCAAACAACTTTCTCAACCCCAATTAATTTTGTATGTACATTATATCATCATCTTCATTTAATTCTTTAGCAAATTTATAACTTCCATCTGTTAGCATAAATCTATGTTCACCGGTACACCTAAATATGCTTCCATCCTGCAATTCAATCTCATATAGCTCATGTACCTCTTTTGTTTTAATTGCTGTGGTTTCTTCACTTAATTCTACATGTCCATTACTATAGGTAAATACCTTAAATTTTTGTCCTTGTAGGGATGATAATTTAAAATCTCCTTTATCTGTTTTAATAACAGTATCACCATCAAGACAAAATATATCAAGCCCTATAAAATGATCTGCCATGGAACCTACACCAATTGTAACATCCTTGCCCGGCAAGTAAACTTCGTTACGATTGGAACCCACAATACTTCCATTACGTAGAAACCATGGAGAATTTTTGCATATGGAGTTTATTTTATGAAAAGCTACGCCAAAACCTTTGTCCAACGTAATATTAAATAATGCTATACCAGGCTTAGAACCTTTTAATACTCCATAATAATCCGCCGGATTCTTTAGACATAATAGCTTGTATATATTATATGATAAACCTAAACAGGCTATACTACTTTTACCAGTACCAATCGAACCTCCGAATATAACTTTAACGTATTGGAATTTGGGTGAATATATTTCGGATAATGTTTTTCTCCAAAATGGCCATATACCATTACCCCGATCCGTGGTATTACCTGCATAGTCAATGTCAGTTAAAAAACGTTCAATGCTAACGGGTTTTTCATCGTAATCCTCTGCGTATAGGGAGTCCAATAAAGAAGATTTACCGCTACGCTCTATTTGTGATAGTATTTTTTGCATCACAAGCTTTTCCTGACTGGTAAATTCTTCTTTATTGATATTTAAGCCCGTTAAATATCGATTCAATTCCTCGTTATACGGATTTTCCATAGACTACTGCTCCTGTTCGCAAGGAAGGACCATACCATTGGAGCATAATTTATCAGCCCAATTCGAAATTAGTCCACGGTAATTATATTTCAGTTCGCATACCCTACAATAGTCTTGTGATTTAAAATGATTTAAATAACGTATAAAACCACTATCTTGCTGATATTTTAGATCAATTTGACCATCATGGCCAATTATAATAACTTTACAGTTATCTTTGCATCTGGTAATGGTTTTTTTGAGGGATTCGAAATCATAGTTTTGAGCTTCATCTATTATTACAACTTGGTTATCAAAATTTATACCACGAAAATAGGTATGTGTTACACATTTAAGAAAAGCATTATCATCTTTCTTATCCGCTACCATTGGTTCGTTGTTAATTACCTGAAAAGGATTTAGCCCACATGCCACCAATGCTTGGTATAATGGTTCAAAATATACTTCAGATTTTTTAGTAATGTCGCCGGGTAAAAATCCCTGACGTTCCATACCATAGGGAGCTACTGCATATATTATACCATCATAATTTTTGTATTCATATAATAGGTATGCCACCGCTACGCTTAAATGTGTTTTACCGGTACCCGCCGAGGCATTGCAGAATACTATTTTTACATCGTCCGCCCATATAGCATCTATAAACTCCTTTTGATAGTTATCCAACTGCATACCATAAAAAGGGGTATTACTTAACTTTTGTGGCATATTATGATATTTCTTAAACATTGTTTTAACAGTCATTCTACTGTCTCCTAACTGTATAAGTTTTGATTTAGTCATAATGTTAATACTTACTAATATTTTGTTTTTTCTCGTCCATCAATGACCAATTTCTTATACCATATATGGCAATACATATCGAATCGGCCAGATGCTCGGATGCCTCAAGTTTATACATCAATTTAACATAGTTTATAGAATATTCTTTGTCTTTGGAAATATTACCTAATACCTGAGATTTCCAAGTTCTTACTTCCACATCGTATATGGGACAAATATCAAAAGTGGCATCAGTAATCCCGGCCACTAATCTGCTTAAACTCTCAATGTTACTTAATTTGGAAATGTGGTTACCTCTAAAGAGCTTTACACGTTCGACTATAATACGTTGCACCTTATAAAGCACACATAATTCTCTAATGTGCTGTGACAAATTGCGTCGATGTTGCCCCTTGCCTAACTTACTGTTAAACAAATAACTTTCTTTATAGATAATTTGTTCAGCTTCATTCATTATGGTAATACCATTCTCCGAAGCACCACCAATATCCAATGCCATTAAAACAATGTTCATATGAATATACCTCTTACTTAGTCAGAATATAATAGTTATGATACTCCACGTATTTAGAAGGGGATATGGTAAACTGAGCGGGTATCATAAATCTATCTATTTTCCGTTTATATAAAATTACCGATTTTTTAGACTGATTATAAGTCTTACGATCTCCAGGAAATACATAGCCAGTTAAAATAATTTGTTTATTAATATCTTTTCCTTTAACTCGCATTATGTGCCCCCTATGTAATTAATAGCTGCTCTCATCCAATCTATCAATTTCATCGTTAATGCAAGTGGCAAGTTCACTTACGCATACTACCATGTCGGATAAGACTTCATTTAACATTTCTGCATTTTCAATCGCCGTATCTAATGTATCCCCAGTCAGTTTATCTACGTTTATATGCAACAAAGTATTTTCAATTTGAATATCCTCATTAATAACGCATTTTACCATCACATTTAACGGCCCATTATCGTATATATAGACAATGTAATTATTTCTATCTACTTTACAAGTGTAATTACCAGACATTTGATTGAGCACTTTACGGAAATTTTCTTCCCATGCGCGTTTTAATTGTTCCCTATCATAATTAGACTTAAACGGCTGCATTATCGAACTCCAATCAGAATCCTCGTTTAATTTACGTTGACGGGTGAATGCCCTGGCAAAAGCCTCAATTAATGTTTTATTCATTTTCATCGTCCTTTCCATTATTAATATCATTTTCTTCATCTATAATTGCGGATAATAGTGCCCTAACTCGTTTACGCCCCTCCAACGTGAGTTCCTGTTTAGAGTTCTCTTCCTGCTGTTTGATTTCCTGATATTGTTCGACATGGGCTTCCTCTTGAGCGTTTACTAGAATTTGTACTAGACTGCCAGCAGTATTACCTTTGATTACATCAGTACTACGTTTTACGGAATTATTAAAAGTTTTAATAACATCCATTAATGTAGCATTATCTACACGACCCATTAAGTGTACTTGAGTTTTAATGTTATCCATTAACATAACTTCCAGGGCATCCAATGCACCCAGATTTCGTCTTAATCGATAAACCTCTTCCTTAGTTAAACGCTCAATTACTTCTTCAATATTTCCATATTCATCACTTTGATTATAATCGTCACCCTTATTATATGGTTGTATTTCTATATGGTTACATTCTTCATTGTAATCAGTCATGTATATATCCCTGCTTTATCATTAATTTACAAAATTCTGTTTGCATCCATAAATCTAAATAATCCACGTCAGAGTAGAGGGCTTGCTGCATTTTGTCTTTATAGGTATCCTTCACCCCTTTAGTTAGATGTAGCTGTACACCATATTTGGATTGTTTCCCTTTAGTAGGGGTAACCCTAATAGTACTAAATCCGGGTATACTAATATAAATACACTCCTTTGGTTTATATGCTATGGCCAACTCATGAAGTATATATAGATTATAAACCTCGAACACTTTTTTAACCACCGATATAGGTAGCCCAGAGATTCTAGAAATGTCCTGTATATATTTTCTATCCAATACCGACTGTTTACTGGCGCGGCTATAATCTATCTTAGTGTAAGGCATTGTTAAAATACTCCTCTATAAACTCTTTTTCCGAAATTATTCTAATACCTTTTTTGATCGCTTTCTTATTTTTAGACGATCCGCTGTTAGGTTCATTGGTAATTAGCAGTTCAGCCTTGGCAATGGGAACTTCATAAATACCATGTCGGGCACACCTTTCTAAAAATTGACGACGGGAGCATGACAGGCCCCCTGTAATGGATATTCCTATATTATATTTTAGCATATTTTCAGGTGATTCTTCAATATTATCGCTATATTCTATATTATTAAAATAACTCAATATATCTTTTATGTAATTCGCATTTTCTTTTATTGAATCGATAGCTATATAGGATACACCAGGTAGATTTAAATTTCCCAATGTGTTTTCAAAGAAAGTAGTCAATTCCTGATTATTATGAATATTGGCAAATATTTTTTCAGCATTTTTAAGTCCTACGCCATTTAATCCCAAACCACCAACAATTGTCGCCAATGGGTGAGGTTGCGTCAGCATGGTTTCATATAATTCACATACCCTTTTGAACGCAGCCTGACCAAGCCCTTTTGTATTATGAGAAAACCGTAAAAGTTCATACTGTACAGTACTTTTATTTGCATTATATGCCACACATGTTTTCACCAAGTCGGTTATGGTACTTATGCCAAAATGGTTAAATACCATGTTTAGTATATTATCGCCCAAACCATCTATGGGATTAACAGTATTTATAAAATAAAGGGTGTTTGCCCTGGATACGCTTATACAATTTTTATTAGTACAAATTAGATCCACGCCATTTATATCCAACTTAGATCCACAGCATGGACAAGTAACAGGGCAGTTATTTTGGTCGGATTGTGTTAATACCTCTGTTATATAAGGTATAACCTCGCCTGAACGTACAATTTTAATACGAGAGCCAATACCTAATTTATTATTCATTACATATTGATAATTAAAACCCGAAGCACGTTTAATGGTTGCGCCCGCTATCTTCACAGGTTCAATAACGACTACCGGATTAAATTTACCAAGTCGTGATTGTTCCCAAATAATGTCTCTTACAGTGGTTTCAATGCCTTCATTATTCCACTTTATAGCATAACGTTGATAGTTATTATCCGACTGTAAAGCCATTACCACTAAACCATCGCATTCATATTCATTATTATTTAAGCGCGATAGTATTTCCTTACAATAAGCCGGATTGGTATATGCACTCAAATCATTTTCGGATATAGACTTTACCGTGACAACGTTATTTAGTTGTAATAATTTTAACTGCTCCTCATAGGTATGAGTATGATAACAATCAAACAAACTATAATGAACTATGTCAAAATCCTTAACAAATTTAGTAACCTCTTTACGATTCAATATACCGGCACCAAAGTTGCGAGCGGATTTAAACTCATTACTATATTTGGTTTTCCATAAGCTGTTTTTTATAATAAATTCTCCTCGTATCATACCAGTGATGGGTTGATTATTGGCAGTCATAAGTTTAGCTGGTACTTTATCCCTGACATGAAAAGTAATATTTTCACCAAATTCTCCATCACCGCGGGTAAGGGAACCTACATAGCGTCCATTTTCGTAATAAGAGATTACGGATAGTCCATCTAGTTTGGGGGTAATAATAAAATGACTGCCCTTTATTTTTAATGCCTTATATGGTGGCAACTTATCCGGTATACCTGTAATTTTACCATTTATATGTTTGCACTTATCGTGACTGTTTACCTTATAGCCCCATCCGGTAGAATTCAAAATGGGATTGGTTGGATCCATAGCTTTAAGCATTGATACTAAATAATCAAACTCGGCATCACTTAAATTGGATGTACCAGTAGTGTAATATTTTGTGGCACTTTCAATAATTGCATTCTCCAAAGACTCGATATTACCATATATTTGATGCATTATAATATACCTCCTTTTATAAGCGCATATATTAACATTTCTGATTTTATATTTAAGTTAGGTAGGTTTTTGATTACCATTAAAGTAGATTTAATGTTACCTTGTTTACTTACCTGCTGTATTATTTCGTGTAATTCCTTATCCCTATTTTCTTGACGTATGGAGTAGTCAACTAATCTTTGTAAATAAGCATTTTCAATAAACCGTTTTTTATCAATGGGCTGTTTTAATGCAGCTATAATACTAACGGGGTCGATCATAGCATTAATCCCCCGTTCATCATTTCTGATATAGCCATTTTAACCTGCTTAATGGGCAGTGATTTAAGTTCTTGTTTCGAATTCAATTGCAATAAGTTTATAATGGCGTTCTCCGACTTACCCTCCACCTCTTTATAATAAATATAATAGAGCGACTGTATATAGGATAACAACTCACTTTGCGTTGGAATGCTTATATGCTCCCCGCCATATACCTTTATAAGGTTTAAAAATGAAGCTTTATCCAATATAACCGCCAATTCACTTATGTTATGATACTTCTTCTTTTTAGAAAATAGACACATTGTTAAAAGAGACATATAATAAATGTCCTTTTCCTCTTCCATTTCCTTGAAAAATTGTTTTAACTTAGGTTGCGATATAGTGGATTCATTTTTCATTTTGCTTTAATTTTTAAACCCCCCATAAATTTATTAATAGATTGGAGATAAGGTGTAGGAATTTTTTTGATATCGTACATATATTTAGGAAAATTAGCTATGACCATACGACATATGCGGTCCTGCATATCGCATTTAGTGCTGCTCAATCCCGTTAAATGTATATAGCGATCATTGATGATGGACAGTAAAATACCATCCATCATCAACTGTCTATCGGGGTCTTTACCTATGGGTATGCTCTCCGATATATAATCCTTTAAGTATTGGTAGATTTCAATAACCTGTTTCAAATCTAATCCCCGTACAATGTTTTATTGGCAATTACCATTTTAATAGCCTCGCCGAAAATATTGTTAAGTCGATTAATAATTAATTCCGAGGGCGTTTTTAAGTATTTGCGCAATAACCATGTATAATTTAAGGTTGTTTTTACCTCGCCGCCGTTTAACCAAACGTCAATACTAATAATGTATTCGTTTAAGGAAGGCGGGATTAAGCGACGTAAGGTAGAAAGCTCTTCGCATACCTTATCCTGTTTATCCTTTAATATATCCACCAGTTTAGGTACATTGCATAACACCTCAATATCCTTACTTGCGCCGGTAAACTGAATGTGTATTAAGGGTGTATAGTATTTTTTCTTAAACCATTTAGTGAAAAACATCTATAAACTCTACTCCTAATTAAAAATCACCGCCAGTCGTGCGACGTGGTATAGTTGGCAAATCGGCTGTGTGGTATAATTGGCAACTCGGCTCTGGAGTAGGAATTGGGCTCGGTGAACTTACTGATGCTGGTTTATTAACCGTGCGTTCCTTCCAACCATCCTCAGGTTCAACTATATCGGTCGTATCGGTTGCTGTGCTATTATCGGCCTTTGGTTCCTCTGAGGGCAAAGATTTAATTTTAATAGCCACGGTAGTCATAATAGCATAATTGGCCATATCCAGTAGGGTATCTATAACGGATTCGTCGCAGACATATCCTTCTTTATTACGCAGATTAAGAATATAATGCTCAAAGCGATTAAATTTATCCGAAATACGTGAATAAGCCGAAAGGATGCCATTGTCCTTCATTTTATACCAAGTTTTAAAGAAGGAGTCGCCATAATCATGATTTTTTGTTAGAAATAAACTCAGATTATCATCCAACTGCTGTTTAAACAGTTTGTATTCCTTACTGTCCTTATCCAAAATACCTTCAAGACCTTCCCTGTTTATTACATCGCTCATTTTTGTTTATTAACCTCCATAGTGTCGTTATCCCAAAAAGGATGTTTATATTTAGACAAATATCCACATCTCTTTTTTATACAGTTTTTTCTTTTTAACTGATTACGCGAAATACTGGCTTTATGATATTTACAATAGGCCACGGGATTTAAACAAATATCCCCAAATATTGTTCGGTACTTCATAACGTGCTCAAGTATCTGTGTTACTGGATTTGTAATAATCCTTCAATACACGTAGAGCATCCTCCTTTTTTATCATTTTACCAGAACATTGTGGGTTTTGATACTTATTTTCTGGACAATATCCTAAAACCTTACAACTTGGTCCGGCATCCTCAAATACGTCGGGGGATACCTGCTTACATAAACTTAACATTTTATTGGCCAAGTCCCTAATTTCAGTTTGAGCATTTTTGCAACATCTAATTTTAAACCAATCCAAAAGAGCATGAGCATTCATACCTATTATGGCTTTAAATTCTGTGGCCTGTGGTTTAAGATATCTTAAATCCTCTTCATTATATCCCAGCGCTACACCCTTGTCGTACCATGCTTCAATAATGGCCGCAATATCAAGAGCGTTTAAGCTTAAATCATGTTTGGTAGTTTCATGTGTTATATCATCCTCTATATATATTGGAATATCGACTGCAAAGTCCTCCAGCTTATCAGGTATTATAATACTAAAATCCCGCTTACCATGCTTATTTACTCTGCCACTTTTAATTAAGTAGGAAGCCAAACGTTTACGTACCAATTGTACCTCTGTAACTCGGGAGTAGCCCTCGATGCCAAATATGTAATAATCGAATTCAGTAGCTGCAAGATGCCCCGAATTTAGAATAGTACGTACCAGGTTCTTATTATAATCCGAAGCCACTATTTCATCCAATTCCTTTTCACTACGACAGAACGATGCAGCCATGCCTGTAAAACTTTGACCTCCACCATAAATCAAAACCACTTTACCATTACCTACGCGATTAGCATTCATTTTTTAATCCTCCCCGTATATACCATTATAGATAAAAAATATATCCACCAGACACTTATCCATTACAATGGAGTTATCTATTTTACCACTCTTAATATCTGTCTCACATTTTCTTAAGAGTTGTAATATATCTATTAGATCCTCAGTTTCGTATATGTTAGTTTTATTTAGATAGGTTTCAATTATTTGATTATATAAACCAGTATCCCTGGCAATATTAAATACATTTTTACTGCCATGGGATTGAATTTGATATATAGCTCGGAAAGTATTATATAAATATGTTATTATTTTTAACTCTGCTTCCCCATAAGAACGCATTAGATAATAATAGAAAAATGCCATTTCATAATCCGCATCCACCATACAGTCCAAAAAGTCTTGTAATACATCCTGTGCATCAATGTTTATAAGATTTTCCTCTAATGCCTTATTTAAACTTGTTGAAATGTCCTCGTTATTAATTTTGGATAAACGTTCAACCTTATCCATGGACAGTAATGTACGTCCATAATCCCCAACACATCTATTTACTAATCTAAAAACGTCATCCTCGTTTAATGATTTATAGCGCTTGAGTATCATGTTTTGAACTACATTACTACTTAGTTTTTCAAAATTTACAATATAATCCTTAAACGTTGTATAAAACTTTTTACGTTTGTCCATGACATGATAACGTAAAATTATAATATGATTCCCCAGTTTACCCTCCAATATGGCATTCCAATATACTTCTCTGCTTAGCAGTTCCTTATCCTCAGATATTATATAGACAAAACTTTGACCATCTAATCTAACCATGGTAAGAGTATTGTATATCTCAGCCATAGAGTAGCAGTACTTTACTTCCTTTTTAGAAATTTCTGCAATTTTATGGATATAGGTATCGGCAATAACTTGTTCGGGGCCCGTGAATATATACAGTTTTTGTAACTTGCCTTCTTTAATATCATTTTTAAGATCGAGCAATTCCATCTGTTTGTTACCTTTCTATATCAAATATAGTATATCCCCCAATTTAAGCAAAAAACTATCCAGCAGCATAGAAGTATTAATACCATTAATGTTTAGCTCCTGGGAATAGTTTAGACAACATTCATTTATAGCTTTATAGTATATAACATTTTTTGTTTCCTTATATTTTTTAACACATATATACTGAATAAGCTGTATAAATAGCCCTAAATCCCATCCCTCTGTCTTATTACCAAGTTTAAACTTTTTGGTTACCTTTAAGATATTAAATAGTTCGGTTTGACCAATATTCTCTACAATACTCTCGGCAAACTTATAAAATTCCGTTATAGAGTTTTCACTTAGGGTATTTATTTGACCTGGGTTATTACATACCTCAGCTGCAATTTTAGCTTCCTTTTCCTTTAGTTTTTGAGCATCCTTTGCATATGTATACAGTTCCATATAGGAGTATGGCTGCATATAAAATCTTTGACCACGACTAAGTATAGTAGGCAGGGTCTTACTATCGCTACTTATACACATTATAAAATAAGAATTTTGAGGGCTTTCCTCTGTTACCTTGAGTAAAGCATTTTTTGAAGCTATGGACATTCCATCTGCATTAGGATAATAGTAAATTGTGGGCTGATTTTGTTTATATGATAGTTCAATGATATTACGAACTTCCTCTACCTTGTTTTCACAGCATACCGAAGTGTAGCCTATTGTATCACAAATATAAGAAGCCAGTAATTTTTTACCACTGCCAGCTGGACCAATAATTATAGTGAATCTTGGCAAATCCATATCCATAATTAGTTGATCAATTTGTTTTAATAGCTGTGCTTGACCAATCATTATTACATATCCTCGCAAATATAGATCAGTTCGGCTTCTATAAACATTTTTACATTGGACTCCCATTTAATGGCATTTAACAATATTTGAATCCGATGCATTAAATGATTGATAATTTTGAAATCCGAACTCTTATAAGAATTCAAATCCTTATCGAAGGTGTTAGGTATTTGAATATAGTCATAATTATGGAGCAAATTGAATTTACAACAATCCAACAAGAAATTTAGGTATTGGTTAATAAACTGTTTTAGGTCCTGACCCTTCAAATATATATCCTCAATTAGGGTAATGGCAGAACTACTATCGCCTTTTATAAGGTAGTTAGTCAGCTTAAATAAAATACCAAAATCTTGTGTTCCCAATGCCTGAATAACATTATTAACGGTTAAGTTATTATCCAGGTTAAGGCACTTATCCATCATTGTAATGGCGTCTCGCATTCCACCAGCAGCAAGTTTGGCAATATATTCCAGTGCAGCCCGTTCATATTTAATAGTGTTATCTATTTTCTGCTCATTGTTGAGTATATATTCCAATCTCTGCACAATGGTATTAAACGTTATACGTTGAAAGTCATAACGCTGTACTCGGGATAGTATGGTGTTTGGTATTTTTTGTGGATCCGTGGTGCAAAGAATGAATATGGTTTTACTGCTGGGGGATTCCAATGTAATTAGCAATGCTTGCCATGCCCCTGCACTAAGGGAATGACATTCATCTATGATATAAACTTTATAATCTCCGGTAATGGATTTTAGTTTAGAATTTTCAATAACCTTACGGATATTATCCACGCCGCTGTTACTGGCAGCATCTATTTCAATGGGTGCTCCTACACCTTTGTTAATTTCATTAGCCATTATTCGACCACATGTAGTTTTACCAGTACCAGCCGGGCCACAAAATAGCATTGAATTGGGAAAACTTTCGTTTTCAATCATGTTTTTAAAAATTTTAACAATTGAAGATTGTTCACATACGTCCTCAAATTTTTTAGGGCGATATTTTACGGCAAGTGCTTGTTTAGCCATTGGTCTCCTCCATATATTCCTTTAATATCAAAAAGTCTTTTTCTTTTATGATTACATAATTTTCGTCACTATATATGCCCCCGAAATTAAAAAATAGTGCAAAGTTGGTTTTACCATTTGCCATCATTTCTTTTTTTAATTTATCCAGCCATTCTTTTTTAATTGAAATACTTTCACGAGCTTCAGTGCAGGTTTTACATTCAATTATAAAGGACTTCGTTTGTATATCCCCCTTTATAAAAGCTGTTGCGCCACTATTGGGGGTACGTCGACCACCAATTCTTTTACTCACTTGAGCTTCTTGAAGGTTGCTGTAAAATCGGGTTGGTTTATTTTTATTATCTAATGGAACCTTTCTCATTAACATCCTTCTCCTAAAAATTATCGCTATATTTCATTATACTATCAATTACGATAATTTTTTTGAGAATATTGCCTTGCCAATGAATTTCTTTTAATTTATTTTCCAAATCCTCTGCACTGACGGGACTATTTATGTTTAACGCAGCTGCGCAATCCTTACATAGACAATATCTATTATGTATATCCAGGGATGTTAGGTTACTACCACAACGAATACATTTATTAGCATCAGTAGGCAAGAAACCATATAAATCTGCTTTAACCAAACCATTGGTCTCAGCAATAATTTTGCCCTTCATATGTAGCAGCGGAGGATGTGAATAATTATTCAATCGGTACAGAAAATTGTCCTTCGTGTATTCCCTCATGTATTTGCCCATACGGAAAGAATAGGTCTTAGTCTTATCCTCAAATAGATAAAGCTGTGGTGCCTCCTGTGCACTTTTGGCTGCTTCCGTAGAATTGCGACTTAAACGTTGTGGATTAAGTATAATGTTTAGTCCTCCATTATAATCACCATAGGCCCTGTGGGCCTCCTCCAATGTGTTAAATGATTCCTTATTTATTGTTAACGGGCCACGATAAGTTTTAAGTAGCTCAAATATTGACGGCATCTAATTCCCTCCTTTGCATTGCGGTTCTGCCTTCTCGATAACCATTATTGTAGCTGTCAGTATTGGGCTGATATTTAATACCACTGCGTTTATTTTCTTGCCAAATACCTGACTGTCTAAAATTATCATAACTTTCAGTTACTTCCTTGGGAACCACCAACTGAAGTGCCTTACATTGAGCATCCAATGCACTCTGTAAACCATGGCAGAATCCGCAAAGATATGTATTATATACGCCATGACTATCTATGCCCTTCTTTTTGGTCTCTCTGACCTCTTTTGCTGCCATTTTATCCCCATGCTTAAATAGAAATTTAAATACCTCGGCAGCAACCTGGGTATCAGAGCTGTATCCATAAAAACATATGGTATTATTTTCCTTAATGCCAAAGACCTTGCATTTGAAGTTGGAGGCCACAATGGCTGCTAAGGTATATTTCCACTTTCTGCCAGCACCTGTCTCTATTGGAGTCGCAGCCTCTATGGTTTCCGACTGCTCTTCGGTTTCCACGTCAGTAAGACTAATGTTATACTTAGCCATAATTTTTTGAGCCTTTAGAGCCGCTACCTGAGCTTCGTATGCATTTACCTTACTCTTGCTCAATGAAAGAAGTTGTTTAATGAGTTCTACCTTTTCTTTACCTATCATAATAAAATCCCCTTTCCTTTCCCTTTACTACACTAATATTATATAATATGTTTGAGGAAAAATCAAGAGGATTTATAGTATTGTATTGTTATTTAGTAATTAGTTTATTAACCGAATCCATCATTATACGTCGTACTTCCTCGTTATCGTGTAAAAACTTAATTACATTTTTACGGCCTTGTATCTTTAGTATATTATCGTTTTCATCCACCAATATTTCTTTGGTTTCAGGATCCAGGAAGGTAAACCATGCTCCACCCTTTGCGATATAACCTTCTGCACAACATATATCTGTTAAATCCGCGATTACATCAATACCATTGTTGTAGTTTAAGGTGTAGTAACCTAAGCGTCTATCGGGTTTGAAGGCTTTCGTTTTCTGAATTTCAATTAAAATGCGATTACCAGCAGGAGATTCCGAACTTTTTTTAATGGAATCACTTTCTTCATTAATGAAATCACCCTTTTTAAACATTAACCTTACACTGCAGTTATGTTTCCAAGCCCTACCACCAGTAGTGGATAAGCCACCATATGGACTGTTCATGTTATCGCGTACCTGATTAATGCCAATTAAAGTACAACCAGTCTTTTTACAGGTGGCATTTGCCTTTTTAGAAAACAGTGTCAGAGGCATTGAAATACCACCATATGTTTTTTGTTCTATAGATTTGTCATATGCCTGAGCCGAAACCATAACGCCTAAACTATCTATAACCACCAGTCCGACTTCGCCTGTATCCATTATTTTGATAAGATCCTCAAATATTTCCTCGGCAGATTGTCCTTGTGCTTTATAGAATTTAATTAAAGGGGATTCCAAATCCAATCCAAGTTTATCACACCATTCAGCATCAAGGGTATTTTCAAGATCGGCATAAATTATCTTTTGTGGTCCTTTATCCTGTAATATCTCTAAACGCTCTTTGTCTTTGGCATTGAGATTCACATTATTTTGTAACTTTTCCAATTCATCGTTGTATTCCTGTTCAAATAATGCTATTGCGCTTGCACACAAATCCAATGCCGTAGTGGTTTTACCTGAACCTTCCTCACCAGCCAATTCAATGATCCTACCACGTGGTATACCACCATATGTCATGTAATTTGCCCGAGGGGATGAGAAGGGGATGCGCTTTATAGCTGGTAATGAGTTACCATTTACAAATATTTCCTCACCATAACTTTTATTAATTTCTTTCATAACGTCTTGAAGTGTTGACATTTATTGTTCCTCCACTATTTCTTTGACTAAGTTCCAGCTCCCCGATTCGCCTATTAATTATTTTTTTCGCACTTTGCATTACTTCAAAAGCCATATCCACGCGCGACTTTATTTCTTTATAAGCACGGCTGTATATAATATTTACCATATGTTCCTTATAAACGTTACTCTCGGCGTGAGCTCTTTTTACCTCGGCTGTGCCTGTAACCGAAACTATGACGTCACGATACTTTTCAGCTTTTATTGCTTTACAAATATCCTCCCGTAAACCAACTTCCTCTGCACCACTGTTTATATAATACAACTTTAATGGGATATTAAATATGATACTATCTAATTCCTCATCACTTATATTGCTACTATCGCCTCGGAATCTTTCTTGGATACAATGTATATAATTGTCTAGATCACCACAGTATTTTTGTACAATTTCCTTGACCATTTTATTTACAATTTCAGCCTGATTGTAAATTTCTGTGGAGCAATCAATTAAATCGGATTCTTTTAATACTACCATAGTTTAACCAGCTTTTTTACAAGATTGAATATAATCGCAATATTGACATAAGGCATTACCCGCATTAATAGGTTTGGGGGGTATGGTCTTTATCTCTATATAATGATTACACTCATTAATTGGGTTTATTACATATTCCTCACGCATGGCATTCGTTACGGGGAATAGATAGGACTTTGCTTCGCAAAAGTCTCGGCCCTCATATAAGAATATCACGTTATTGATACCCAAGGACAACGAATAACTGCAAGCTTGGCGTATATGTTTGTCCTCAACCTGTTTTCTTAACATGTTCTTTTTAGAGGTTTCTGTTTTAATCTCTAAAATATAATAATTAGACTTGTATCTGATAATTCCGTCACACTTAAATCTAATATTATATCGGGTATCCCATAATTTGGTCTCCGGTTCGTCTTCTGTTGGTAAGGTTAGTATATCCAAATGATTCAGAGCAAATGAGTGTATGTAATCGGGTACATATATATAGTCACATTGCATACCATTGTCTTTCATTCGCATAATATGACGCTGTAAATCCCTATGTGCCGCTGTACCAGATTCCGCAATTCGAGTCATTGCATAACTGCGTGGACTTTGTAATATTGGCTCTGCTGTCATTTGATAATACATGTTACGAATACAATTCATGGAAGAGGGTTTATACGATTGCGAAGGAAGTATAATTTTACCTTCCAATTTACGCTTTTTTCTATTATCCTCCTCCATTTCCACTGAACGTTTTAAATCAGCAAGAAAGGATGCCTCTGTGGGCATCTCTTTCTGCGATTCCTGTATCATACGATGTAGATTCGCTAAAGCTGATTTATTGGTGGTCATTATTCTTCTACCTCATTAAACAAACACATGACCTGTTTAATACCTGCACCTTCGATACGTATGGCAGTGTCGTCACCATAGTAAATGCGCAGCTTATCCTCGTAACGAGCATTAATATGATCGTAAAGAAATTTAATGTTAATTTTGCAGGAAAATTCACTATGTTCTCCGGCATCCGCATACTTAATGGTTTCCGTAGCATGACTATCGTTAGAAATCGTCAAGCTCGTTTTATTAAAAGTCATCAACGCATTAGCATTCTCCGTAATATCGGTGAATATCATTATGCGATCCATCATGCTCAGCAGTGTACTGGTATCAATTTCACAGGAGTTGCTCATTGGGGAATTAAAAAATTGATCAAAGGACGTTATAGGGAATTCCTCAATACCTGAAATAATGCAATTACCATATATAACCACGTTGTTGGAAAGTTCTTTTATGCATATAGCACCATCATAATATGTAATAGCTACCTCAGCCTCATCTATAACATCAATCAGGTCCAACAATTCTTGTTCCAGCAGACAAGGGGTGGTGAAATTAAAGGCTTGTTTGTTTTCACAGGCATTATTTACATTACTACTTACTACACGATTACTATCCATATAGTAACATGTAAGAGAAGGTATTTCCAAACTTTTGCTTACGCAGACCTTATTGTAGGTTAGGATAGATTGCAAAATCTTGGTAGGTATCCTGTATGTGGGCGTTATGGCCTTTTCGGGATCAAACTCTACTTTGGGGAAATCCTCGTAGCTTTCGTCGTTAGGAATCTCTATATTATATTTACCATTACCAATAACGGTGAATATACCATTTTCGTATACAAATTGCATATACTCCGTAGTGGTCTTCATAATAAGCTTGGCCAGCTTATCGATATCTACCACCAGGTTGAAATTCTCACCTTCGATGCCATTAGTGGATATTTCCAAGTAGTTTACCCTATCCGTAGTTCTTAGTGTAAGGGTATTGTCTTTGAAGTCGATTTCAATGCGACAGGTTATGGGCAATATTTTATTATTACCCGCTCCCTTTACGGATTTAGATATCATCTCCTGTATTTTATCCGTCTTAATTTTAAATTGACCCATATATTACCTTTCCTCCATCATTATTTATATTTATTTCATTATACCAGTTAATTCATGTTACATATACGATAAAATTCCGCTCTAAGTGTGGGATTATCCTTAAAAGCCCCTCGTACATGAGATGAGGTGAATTTTCCATTATCGTTATCCTGCTTTACTCCGCGCGAAGTCTTGCAGGCATGTTTACCACTTACGTATACAATTATATCATCTGTGCCAAGAATTATTGAAAGTACATCGGCTATATCCCTACACAGACGTTCTTGTATTTGAAAACGTTTAGCTACCATTTCACATATACGATCTATTTTAGATAGACCGATAACCTTATTATTTTTCGGAATGTAACCCACATTAACCGTCATGTCATACATTAGTGCAATGTGGTGTTCACAATGACTAAATATCTTAATGCCTTTTTCTATAATGAGGTCATCACATTCCTCATTAAAGGTAGTGTTGTACATTTCGGCAATTTCCTCATTGGTGTACTGCATACCAGCAAACCATTCCGAACAAGCTTTGGCAAATCTGTGTGGTGTTTTTACCATACCTTCGCGCTGTGGATCATCACCAAGTGCAATTATAAGTTCCTCGGCAATACGCTCAATGTTTTTAAGTTTTTCATCGCTAAATAGTTCCCTCATGTGATTAAACTCCTTTCATTTCAGGTGGCCATATAAATTTATGCATTTGCAACTGTAACCGTGCATAATTCATTTTTAATCTTTTCATTGTCTCTACAATATCTTTTGGTTCAATCTTACCAAATACAGGACTTAGATAAATGTTATGATATGGCAAATCCGTCATATGTTTACGCACCAACGTATCCGCCTTTTCGATTTCCTCTACGCTGCCCACAACAAATTTAAGTACGTTATTGGACATACCATTAAATAGACTCTGCCAGTTTTCGGGACTAAACATTTTATCTTCCATACCACTGCCTTGGCATTTATAGTCAAAGGTATAAAATATGGGATAAGGTTTTAGTTCCTCGGGAGGCAAATAACTTCCATTAGTTTCAATGTTTATGAAATATTCCAGATTTACAAGCTCTTCTATAAGCTGCTGTAACTCCATGAGATATTGTTTATCGCCGCATAGTGGTTCTCCACCAGTAATGGTAACAAAGGGGTTGCCATATTCCTTTACTTTCGTGATTATTTCCTCTACTGACATTTCCGTATATTCATTGCCCTCACAGGCATATCGCGAATCGCAGTAGGAACAGTTTAGATTACAGCCAAATTTTCGAATGAAGGTGCATAGGTAACCGGCACGTATGCCCTCACCTTCAATACTAGAAAAAAGTTCTACAATTTTCATTATACCATTGCCCCCAACATGTATTTAAGTTCTGCGTATTCGGGATGATTTGTATTGATATAAATACAATGATTATGTGGACTTTCCCAAGCTTCTACCTTAATAATATTAGGCAATTTTTGGGAAATATAATAGCACAAATGCTCGGTGGTGGTGTTAATTCCATGCTCCTTGAAATAAGGTATATCATTTATACAGTTGTGGTCAAACTCATTTACTATTTCCTTAATTCTAGTATAATCGACTACCATTCCCATATCATTCAAATTATTGGTGGCGCACCATATCTTGAATTTATAGGAGTGACCATGTAGATTATTGCATTTACTTTTATAATCTAGTTTCAAAAAATGTGCTGCATGCACTTCTACTTCCTTGCATATAATATACATATTCTTATGCTTCCTCCTTTACATTTTCATTATCTATATATTCTGTTGGAATTAGAACGTACATTATTTCATCGGTGTAATAATTGGCATCCTTTTTAAGTTCAATAAAATCGGATTCCTCCCCAAACCAGTAGTATTTAATGCCATTTAATAGCATTTGCATTTCGTTGTCCTCTGCACTATCATATTCCAAATATGGGAATAGTGCTAGTGTTTCGGGGGTGATTTTAATGACTGCCCCATTATAAATCTCTCTTTCAACATATTTAAGATTTTCCTGCAAGTAATTTTTAACGGATTGTTTCATTTTAGTCCTCCTCTGAACTACTATACTACATTATACCAATATCAATGGAGTAAGCATACTATTTACCTTATTGTTTTTATTTATAAGCATTGCTCGGGTAAAAGCCTCATTTATATCAGTCCTGCAAACTATTTATTTTCTGTATAAACAGCTTGGTTACGGGGTATATAATTACCTCGAAAATGGTTTTAAACAAGGTCTGCATTATTATCATAGATATAAGTTCAGTTATGGAAAGAATTCCGACAAATGCTACCAAGCTAAAAATTAGGGCATCCAATCCCTCACCAACCAACGTAGAAAGAATACATCTAAGCATTAGCTTATTATTATTTTGAGCCTTCATTACAACCATTACTTTAGCATTTGCCAACGAGCCAATTAAATAAGCTGCAAAGCTGGCGGCTAATATACGAAAAGTATTACTTAGCACCATTTTATAAGCGTCAGCAAGTTCAACCGCATAGGCCGGGGAGGTTAGATTAATTGAAATATTATAGGTCACTACTGCAATTAGATTAATAATAAACCCACATATAATAATGCGCTTAGTAGTCTTAAATCCATATATTTCTGACAGTATATCATTGACTATATACGATATAGGAAATATTATAATTCCACCAGGGAGAGTTGCATTGAAAAATAGAAATGTTTTGGAGGCTAATACATTAGAGATTAGTATACAGCCAATAAACAGCATTGAGAGATAATTAAGAAGTTCCTTTTTAGTAAACCTGTTAAATACATTAAGCATTTTGAATAATCCCCTTTTTACTTTTTATTTGTAGCGTATTTAATACTTGATATTAAAACATTGTTTGACCACCGTCAACCACCAAGCTTTGACCAGTAATATAGCTGGATTTGTCGGATATTAAAAACTCTACCATATTAATTACATCCTCATATGTACAAGAACGCTTCATGGGTACCAGATTTATGTATTTATCCTTTACTGCTTCGGGGGTCAGGTTTTGGGTTCGAGCATAATTTTCAAACAAATTATGCTGCCATGTATTAGATTCGAATACATTTCCAGGGCATACAGCATTGAATCTAATTTTATGAGGCGCAAATTCCAATGCAAAACTTTGGGTTAAGCCAATACCACCAAATTTACTGGCGGCGTATGCACAGTTCTTAAAAGAACCTTTTTTACCGGTTTTACTATTTAGCTGAACCACACTGCACCCTGGACTACGCATAAGTAAGTCATATAGATACTTAATTGTTAGAAAATAACCCCTTAGGTTTATTTGCATTGAATCCTCCCAATTTTCCAAACTCATTTCATTTACTGCGTTTGGAATGGTAACGCCTGAACAATATACTATGGCGCTTAATGTATCCAACTCAGCGTTGATACTTAAACAAGCCTCTTCAAATTTAGGCACATTACGTATATCTGCTTCATAAACTTTATCGACGTAATCCTCCAACTCCTCTTTGGGCTTACTTGAATGGGTAATGCCAATTATGTTATAGCCCTGACTATAGAAATGTTTGGCAATATTGCGGGCAATACTTCCATTAAGTCCGATAATTAACATATTTTTGCGAGCCATTTTACATCCTCCAATCTCATATTTTTGTCATCCAAGTAGTAATCCGCCATGATTTTTCTGCTTGTATTATATAATACCAGATTTTCGTTCACTTTGTCAAACTCTAATCCATGTTTTTTACAAAATTTTATGGCATTATCTAACGATAAGTCATCCCGGCAGGTCCAAAGTATTAAATACACATTATCGCGAATTTGTTTTAATGTGTTAATTACTTCTATACGAGGTTCCATAATATCATTTGATGGTACATTATTGCACCATACACGGTTATCCTTTAACGTTAATGTACCATCAAAATCCACTGCTATAATTGGTTTATCCAAAATGCTCAATTATTCATCCTCGCTTATTAATAGCCGTATTTACGCAATACGCCTTCGTATTTGTCTTTGCTATATATTCTATCCTGATAGTTTTTATCGTTCAGTTTCTCTTTAATATAAGGCACATAATCAGCTACATATTTACTCATATCCACGCCGCAATCCTCAAAGGCCATAAATTTGAGGAAACAAGCCCTGCAATTATGACATTCCTCATGCTTATCGATAGGTGTAAAGCAACTAAATGTCTCCTTATATGCTATATATGGATCCCCACCTTTTTGTATATAAAGAGCGAGCAATTGAGGTTTGGTAAACTCTCTAAAATCTACTGTAACCTTTAATTTACGTTCCTTGGTCCACTTTTGTTCCCCATACATATAATTTAGCAGATCCGTAAACTTTTCCGCAAATTCATAAGTCTTGTCCAACGTAGCATCCGTAGCGTTAGCTCCAAGACATATGTCATCGCCGTAATTAGTTGCCATTAGAATTAGATATGCATTTCTTAGAGGTAGTATAAAATCTGATTTACGCTCTAGTTTTCCTAAATCCCTAAGATGAGTAACTACCACATCCTTTGGCAGGTGTTCCAGTTCGGCGTTTGAACTATTGGTATTTATATCAATGAAAAGTTTAATGTCTGGCTTCCAAATTTTGTCAATTAACCAAGAATCCATACCACCACTATACAGCAATACTTTTTTACCTGTAGGGTCCCAAGTTTCCAGATTGATTTCGCGCATTATATTAATCCACCTTTCATAAATTTTCTGGGTTTAAATGTGGTGCATTGACTTTGTTCATATTGGTACATAACATTAAAGCAAAGTCTGGTTTCATATGAGGTAGCTAAATCCTCGTAATTTAATTCATAATTCTCACACATTTGTTTAATTTTATTCTGACATTCCGAGCTTAAATTATATAGATTTTCTTTATTATTGCGCTGTCTTTCGCTTACAATTACCATACCATAAGGGGTGATTATTCCACCATTGGCGCAGGTCATAATCCAACTGGTAGCATCACTACTGGTAAATGGAAACTTTTCCATATTTGAAAAGGTCGCCGAACCCAGACAATGTACCTTTACATTAGGATTTTGACTGCTTTTAATTATAGTAAAACACTGTTCATACCACTTCTCCCGACTACTGTTAGTCAGCTCCTTATTGCCCGAAATGCAGATGTATGGTATCAATTTACCATTTATTTTATGATTACATATCTGGGTTAGATATTTGAAATTCTCACCCATATGAAATACAGGCAGTAACATTTCCGGCTTTACTAATCGTTCCACCATGTAAAGGTAGTTATTCCATGTGTCGATGGGTGCCTGCAATAATTCTTGTTTGGTTCTTGGGGTACCCCATACACCAGGTATAGCATCCAATTGAATAGCGGCATCAATATAGTCTTTTCGTTCATTTAACCATTCACAATATTGATCCATATCAATGGTACCACCCTTACGGTGAATTGTAAATGCACCACTATCTACCAGAAGTTTGCCCGACCATTGACCTTCTTTTTTTAATTGAATTAGTTTTTCAATTTCCTTTCGTTCGGTCATATAGCTACGCAGTTCATTTACGTTTAGTTTTAATTTTAATGCATCTGATTTAGGGGATTGCATTCCACCCGCAAAATAAAAATCAAAAGCCATATACCCTCCAATTAATCAAAATCTTCAGCAGTCTTTTCACCACTGATTAGCTGTTTAATATCATCTTCTTCCAAACTTTGTCCTTGCCATCTTAAAAACCATTCTGCATCACATTTAACAGGAACGCATAGATCCTTAGCCGCTGCCACCATTAGTTCAGATACTCGGTTACCAGCTTCAATAGCATGTTCATATGGTACTTCACCAATTAATTCATCATGTATGGGAATTAATATACGATAACCATATTCTTTTAGTTTTTCATCGTTGTCTATTAATAACATTGCCATTTTAGTCATGTCGGCTGCGGAGCCCTGTACCCTGGCATTCAAACACTGCCTTTCAGCGTCCGCTATTTTGCCACCATTGTCCTTAATTTCAATGCCATCCATTTTAGCTTCTTCCTTGATTTCCCACTTCTTATTACCCCAAGCGGAATCCATTTTTTTAGTGTAATATCTAATCAAGTCGGGATCAATATAATTATCCTCTTCTTCATCCGTATCAAAATCCAATGGATCAAATGTAATCTCGCTACCGGTGGAACCAATTTTAGAGAATTCGTAAGTGGGTAATTGCATATCGGGTAGCCTACGTTTTCTGCCCCATATAGTTTCCACATAACCTAAATCCCTTGCCATATTTTTGGAATCTTCAATTAGGGTTTTAAGACCAGGGAACGAAGTCATTATTTTGTCATATATTTGCTGTGCTTTGGGTTTAGTAATTTGTAAGTCCTCTGCTATAGCTTTTATACCTTTGCCATACAATACACCCAACACAATTGCCTTCGCAGTACCTCTGCGTTTCTTACCCTCAGGATTAAGTTTACCATTTGCATCATGTTCCAAACAATCCTCATAGGGTACATTATATGCAATGGAGGCAATAGCACAATATATATCTTTTCCTTCCCTATATGCAGTTATCATTTTTTGGTCCTGGGATATATGGGCGGTAATACGTGGCTCCTGAGCACTATAGTCACAGGATATTAATATATTACCCTTTTCTGCCATAAACATTTTCCTGGTTTCCTTACCAGGACCACGACTGGGTATTTGCTGTAAATTTGGATCGGTACTATTAAATCTACCGGTTACCGCAGCCACCGCATTAAAGGAAGCATGAATACGTCCGTCTGATTTTACCTCGTTTGGCAATTTATCTATATACGTTGTTAATAGCTTACTGGTTTCCCTATAATCCAAAATTGCTGAGGATAGCGGATGATCAATAGTTTTTAAAACATCTTCACCAGTACCTCTGGGTTTATCCTTAACGCCAGATTTTAATCCTAAAATGTCATACATTAGAATTGCAAGCTGAGCAGGAGAATTTATAGATATAGGATTATCCAACTTACATTTTGCGCCCTGTACTTTACGATAACTGTTAATTTGCTTTTCAAAGGTAGCACATATTTGCTGGAATTTTGCTTCTCTTTCCTCCAGCATCTTATGGTATTTGGTGGATAGTTTAGCAGCAAATTCCTTATCAAAATAGATGCCCTTATTTTCCATTGAGACAATGGTTTTAATTAACGGCATTTCCACATTCCAGAAAAGATTAGCTACACGTGTTAATCCACACTCTATACAAGCTTCACTTTCACTATTCAAATATTCCTCTTGAAATTTATATAGTTCATAAGTGATTTCGGCATCCCTGGCAGCGTATATGTAGCCGGTCTCTATTGGTACATAGGTAAAAATAATGTTGTTGAATAAGTCTCCAAACCTAAATACATCTTCTTGACCTTGCAAGCAATATTTATTATGTAAGAATTTCAAATTGGATTCAGGCTCATTTTCATTTAACAGCCTGGCTGCAATATAGCAGTCAAAATATGCTGTTAAATTTACTCCCAAAGTATGTTGTATTACTCTTATATCAAAGTTAGCGTTAAAGAAAATTACTTTTACATTATTATCAACCAAACGCTGTAGTTGCTCTCCACAAAATTCAGCACTTAGCTGATTTTTAATTTTTACTCCACTTACATAACTTAAATGATTTATCGGAACATATACAGCTTTTTGACCTGGGGTAAATAATGAAAATCCTGCAATAGTAAGGCTCATTACATCCAGAGAGGTGGTTTCCGTATCTAATGCCACAACACCATTATCAATACAGCTGTCAATATAACTAATTAAGTCTTGCTCCGTCCGTATAGCTTCATATTTATCTTCGTACTTACCTAAATTTTTGGATACTACATGCTTGATATTATTAATAATGCCTACAATACCATCTTTGCCCATCTTGCCGCCACGTATAATAGTTTGAGGGGAATTTTGGGTTCCCCTCTTGATTTTATCCAATAATACGCTGGCGTTGGTATTTTTTTGTGGTTTTAATTCCAGTAGTGGCATAATTTTACCTCATTAGTATTAGTAGAACCTACGTCGACGTTGACTTACCTGTTCCACATTTTTATTTCCACCATGGTTTTCCGAACCATCCTCCTTATCAACGTTACTGGAATAAGAATTCCTGCGTTTAGGCATTTCATCCTCAAACATGTCATTCTCTAAATAGAATTCCATTTCCTCCGCATTTTTATGTACCAAGTATTGATCGCCTTCATACACATCTGGTATCTCGAAATCACTTAAGTCAATATCCTTACTATACTGACCTTTACTATCCTCCTGATGTATGAACTTGTATACGGTTTCCATATTATTACGTTCTCCACAACGCTGAATAATAAAGACCTCTTTATAAGGTTCAGGATAACGCATCAGTATTTCCGTGGTGATTTGGTCAATATAACTTATACCACGTTCCCAAATAAGTACTTGGTCATTCTCCATATCAAAAAGTGGAATGAACATTTTCACCTGCCGCTTTTTCTTTGCTGCGCAAAATGGACAAGTTTCCGCCGAAAGTTGTGCTGATGCTACATTGGACAGACATTCCATATTACGTTCTTTGCCATTTACTTTAACTCTGTGTGTAAACGTGCAATTCAAGTCGTCTTGAGAATCTATCAAAAATCTTACCAATGCAGTGTCGCCATCGTCTTTAAGTCCGAAAAATCCAGCATTACCTGAATTTTCCTGCATATATTGTTTTACCTCATTTAAATTTACACGACCAGCCATTATTTTGTTTTCATCCTTTCTTTTTTATTACATTATACCGTAAGTATTGGTTTTAAGTTACATGCTTCCATTTTATTTCTGATGGAATTTCTTACCCTTAGCACCTTATGATATGGCCAATCCAAATCATAAGCGGCTTGTTGTAAGGACTCATCGTCCATTAAATGCTGTAGTAATTGCTTTTCCCTTACATTGAAAATTTGTTCATTTTCAGTGAGAGATTTAAATATAAGTCTTATTTCTGTATTTTCAAAGCCATCATCGTGAAAGATTAAGCGCGAAGCCTCATTTGGATTCATATATGTGTATAATAAACTAAGCTTGCTATCCTCTGGTACAAGTTCTGAAAATTCGGTGTCGGCTATCATATCCGCTATATATAACTTTTTGCCCGCATAGTTATCATTAATAATTCGAGATTGAGTCTTATTATAAGATATCCTTTTTATCATTTCATTTTTGAATAAGGTAAGCAGATATGTGAGAAATTTTATGGGTTTTTCCAAATTAAAACATCTCATGCTACGTTCCGTAATTTCCAAAGATATAGAACCTTTTTCCTCACTGCTTAATGGGTATCCTTTACTTATTTCGTACATAGAGCCAAAATGACGCATGTACATAAGATTTATAAGATTTTCGTCGCCGTGTTCCTTATACAGTTTTACAATCTCCCTGTCTGGTGCCGTTTTAAGTGGCGTTGGTATAAAGGACAATTTTACCATGCTTAGGGTGCTTATCATATTGGACCTCCTTTGTAAATCTGTGGGTAATTTAAGATATAAAAATGCAAAGAATATAATTATTCTTTGCTATAATTAACATATATTAGAAATGTTTTATATATTAATCCCGACAGAAGCAGTGTGTTTGTATTTTTGCGTGTTTTTAAGGTTTTCATGTTTTTTAAGTGTCCTTTGTATTGATAATTATGAAGTAATAACTTCAATGATTATTATATAACATATAGTTCTAATAGTCAAGTAGTAAATTACAAGATTTTGCACTAAATCTTTCCACTGCATTGAATTCATCTTCACTAAGATCATTTATATCCTTGCCTTCGGGTATGTCCATTATTTGAATATTAGTCATATGTACATTACGTAAAAATCTTTCTATACCTTTATCCCCAGCTTCATCAGGATCCAATCCCAGAATTATTTTATTAACCGGCAATCTTTCTATTTGTTTATGCTGATGTGGTGTACCGGTACCTAATAATGCAATAGCAGGAACACCATATTTCCAACACGTAATGCAATTAAAAATACTTTCTACTACATATAGTTCATCTAATACATGTAATTTAAGATTTTCGTCCACGCCTATGTTACAGTACTTATATAGTTCATATATGCCATATATAGGTTTCATAATGTCTGGTGGTAGATAAAATATTTTGCCTTTAACACTACGGCGTGCTATAAATAAGGTATTACCATTTATATCCCGGACCGGAAAGGTTAATGAGGGTATAGTGCTTTCTTTACCACTACTGCTCTTTAGTTTAAAATTGGCATCGTATCCAACATCAAACATTTCAATTAATTCATCTGTTAGTCCTCTTTCATACATATAATCGTGGATAAATCTATATTTATCCAACTCCTCTGGACTTATATAAGTTTGGTTTAACGCTTTATTAGTCCCGCCTAATGGAGCCAATGAGGTATCTGTTTCTTCTACTGCCTGTATGAAATTGGAGGTTAACCACTCTTTGCCATATTGCCCAAAATCCTCTTTTTGAAAGCAATGGCTAATCACTTGGGTAATATCGCAGGTAGTGCCACAAGCAAAGCAATGAAATGTACCGGCTTTTATAATTTTACCATCAAAGTTTTTCTGGTCTTGTAAACTTATGGTAGCAGAAGGTTTGCGTTCCTGTCCATTCTTATGAAATGGACAACATACTTGTAACTCATTATTACGGATACGATATTTGTCAAAATAGTAGAGACCCTGTTCGGCGAGCTGTGTTTTGAGTACACTTATAATTGTCATCTCATCAGCTAAAATAGGGATACCGTTTACCTTAAACATTAAAATACCACCCTGCGCTTTCGTTCTTTATCATTGGGTCTAACTGTAGTATTGTGACCCGAAGGTAATGAATGTGCATTACCACCATTAAGCTGATTATTACCACGGGATACAGTACCTCGATTTTCCATTAATTCAAAATTAAATTGACCTATATCCGCATTAAAATAATATGTTAGCTTTTGTTTAGCAGCACCATCGCGGTTCTTTTGTATTTGTATATCCATTTTATTTTCTCTTTGCCTGATAGCTATAACCTTCGAGGAAGCATGAGAAATGCCATCACTATCCCTTATATTTTCAATTTCAGGCATACCTTCCTCATCCTCGTTACGTACACCACCTCTATTGGACTGTACGCATACCACAACCGGTATTTTAAGTTCTACGCTTAGCAGCATTAAATCTTCACTAATGTTGGTTAAGGAGTTTGTAACGTTATCCCTGAATGCCCTTCTTTCATCGGAAAGGTATTTTATGCCATCAATAGCTAAAATATCCAACTGATTTTTTATTACCCAATTACGTAATTTAGATACAGTTATTTTTCTGTTGAAGTCCCTTGGTGTAGCTACCAAAAAAGTGTCCTTTGAGTTTGTTAATGACTCTATATACTCCTGATATTCGTGATAACCTTCGGCATTTTCCACAATCTTAGCTGAATTTAATTGGCTATTGGAAAAACCTTTACGTATGGAGTCCATGCGGTAGCCTACCTTAATGGCACTCATTTCCGGGCTAACCAATCCTACCCGATTACCACATTGAGCTGCATTGCTTAATATTTTTAACAACAACCAACTCTTACCTTGTCCGGTACGACCAAAGATTACTACAAATTCTTCACCACGCGATAATCCATTAATTTCGGCATCCAATTCATCCAGTCCGGTTTTAATGAATAATTCACGTTCTGTAGAATTAATTTTCTCATTTAGAAAATCAAGTCTTTGTTTAGCATCCTGGATAATATCAACAGCAATTCTACTATCTTGCACTGGAATGGTATCCAATGCCATACGTAGGGCTTCAAATCCTTCACTGGGGGAATCTTCAATCTGTGGGCTTAACTTTTTCCAACTATCCGCAAATATTTGGTATACATATGATTGATATAGTTGATCGTATAAATATTCGTCGGTTACATCTACATCGTATATATCAAAATTGCGGAATGCATCCTGAAAAGTAGTTCTATCTGGTACCCCACCATATTTTTCATTGTATTCTATGAGATAATTAAATTCTTCCTCAAACCCTACAAAATAGTCTACCGTCAGGGCATGTTCTTTAATAATACCTAAATTTCGGTCTTGAAGAGCTTTGTTAATTATCTGCTGTCGTATTATATTAGCTGAAAAGCGCATTAGTTTTCACCTCCAATCTTATCAAAGAAAGAGGTGACACGCTTATTTTGCAATGAACGTATATATAGTTCTTCACTGGAATCCAATAATGCTCGTAATCCTCTTGGTAACCCAAAACTAAGATTCTCCTTACGTTCTTGAGAAATAATAATGTTTGAATATTTGTTTGTAAGGCGGGTATTCGCAATGGCAGATAATTCTTCCCCTGCAGCACCCACAATACTTTCTATGGAGTTGACCGAATCCCATATAACTAATGGCACGTTTATGATTTGTTTTCTTAACTCCTTAAAAGCATATCCTTGTTCGTTGAACGATGTTTTAAATTGACGTATGTATTTAGGAACATCCAAATAGATACACCTTACTTCATATCCATTACCATATGCTATATACATCATATATTGACGAATGATTTTTCCTGCCCAAGTGGTTTTGCCTGTGCCACTTGCACCTGAAAGATAAAGGTTAAATCCACCTTCAACAAATTCATCGATATTGTAACGTATATAGTCAATTTTACGAAACGTTTCCAAATCGCCCGCCGCAAGATCAGGTTTTAGAGGGATATCATGTTTTAACGATTCGGGCAAATTACTGGATTCCAATAACCAGAAATATTCGTCCTGCCTAAAACAATAGTTACGTGGGCATTCACCGTTAATTATTTCATTACAACATTCCCCTTCAATTGCCAGAGGACAGGCTTTGGTAAATGCTCTACGTTTAATATCCGCCATTAAAACTTGCCTTCTTTTTTGAACTTATAGTATGCCTTATCCAAGGGATATTTGGTATCGAACCATATCTTGTTTCCATTTTCGTCCACTACTGAGCTGCGGAAGCAATATTCCATAAACCATTCCGGGAACGTGAATTCTTCTTCTGGTTTCCACCACTTATCTTGGAAGTTATGGTTTAAATATAATACCGTAGCTATGAGCAGTTTGTTATCATGTTCCTCGATATTAGTATTTTCAAATATGTGATCCAACCTATCTTTAAGATATTCTGATGCCTTACCTTTTGTGCTAATATCTGTAGTCTTATCGGATGTGGAATTCTTTTTAGCCTGTATTTCTTCCTTACTTAGTACCTCATTATCGTATATAAGGGATTGATGTCCATGCCTATAATGATTAATAACTATTTGCTTAGCCTGGTCATAACCCTTATTTTCAGCGCATTTATTAAAGAGTTCTATTTGATATGCTAAGGCGCTGTTGTCCAGAAAATTATTTCTAAGGTCTTCCAGCAGTATATGTCTGACAGCAATTAATAGCTCATCCGTGTCAACTAAATGATATTTTTCCTTAAAGTCACTAATTAATTTTTCTCTATCCGCCTTTCTAATATACGTCTTACTGCGGGTAGATTGCTTTTTAAGTGCTTTTAATTCGGCTTCCTTTTCCTGTTTTTCCTTCTTATCCTTTGCATTTTGTAAATTATCCTCGACTAAATTAAGGTATTTTAAATCCTTTGTGTTCATTTGACGTTTTCTATATGAACGAGTATTAGTTTCATTCGATGTATCAGATGACATATCAGAGGCCTCTGCCGGACTATCCATATCGTAATCGTATTCCATATCACTTATAGAGCCATCATCTAATATGTCATCTTCCTTAAAAAAATCGATTTCCGGGCAATCCTCTAAGATCTTATCCATATTTATCCAAAGCTTTCTAACCATAACGGCGCCATACTTCAGATTTTTCTTATCAAATTCCCTTATTAGGTAGCCCAGCTTTTCCAAACGCTTTAAGGCATTAGTGATAGATGAAACCTTTTTCCCATCATAAAAAATTCGTGCGGCCAGACATTGATTGCTTTCAAATAGCACGAATTTTGTACTTTTCTGCCCATGTAAATAAATGCTGCCTCGGTTTTTAATATACGAAGCCACAAATTTTTCATTTGGGGTCAAATTTGGGTTAACCATAATTTCAAATGGTATAAATATGCCACTGGATACAATTGGTTGCATTTTTCAATTCCTCCTCTGTGTTTCTTTAATGATGAAACTAAGTGGGGCACCACTATCGATTGATTTATATAATTATACCAGATTTGTCCGAGAAAGGTAAACGGTTTTTTGAAATATTTTCAAATTTTTTTATGGCGACCTAAAATCCAACTAAAATAACAGTACTTTTGGCACACTGTATTTATTCACTTTACTCTTTCCAAAATTACAGTACATTAATTCTTTTTTATATATACCAATTATTTTGTAATTATATTTATATTATTGTTCAATTAAAGGGAGAAGGGAGGCTACGCATTTGGTACAAATGTGTATTTATTAATTCCTTTTTTATTCTTTTTATTTATTATTAATATATGGTATTGACTATTGTAGGGGGGCTACAATTAGTTATTAGGGGGGCCCTAATGTAACAAGGTCAAGGGAAGCCCCTTTTCATTTATAGTACACCCCCCTCTGAAAATCAGTGGGGTGGGGGTATAAAAATTAATACCTTGTTTTTATATTGTTAGGAAAATATTAGGAAAAGGTTACTAATTTCAGCAAAATTTGGTAAAATATTATATAAGAGGTACTTGTATTTGTGACTAACATATTATATAATATTGGTGTAGAAAAGTGTAAAGGATATTTAAAATGATTACTATTGAAATTAAAAAATCGGATAGACTTAAGAGCTACTATGGGGAAAGTGCTTTTATCTCGTTTCCTTACAATGATAGAATTAAAGATATTGTTAAAAGTTTAAGAGTACATTTATTTAGTCCTACGACCAAGAAATGGGAAGTGGAAGTGGAAGATATTCCTAAATTTATACAGAAGATTGGTAATTCAGAAACTATTAATATTATTACCACTCAAAATGTTACCAGTAGTGGTCGTGGGGCTGTTAAATCCAATACTAAAGCCAAGCCCACTAATATAGATATTGATCTGAAAAAATTGGGGATTAATACAAAGGTGCTGCCTCATCAATTAGAAGCGGCGGCAGAATATAGATCCCATAATGCAATGCTGCTGGGTGACCAAGCTGGTTTGGGTAAGACCTTAAGTTCTATTATAATGTCATTGGACAGACAAAAAGAGGAGAATTTCCCCTGCACATTAATTATATGCTGCGTTAACGACTTGAAGTGGAATTACTACTTGGAAATATTAAAGCATACAAACTTGAAACCCAGCAATCTGCGCATATTGGGTGCAAGCTTTAAGAAGAAGAGTGGTATTACCTATAATAACTGTGACCAAGTAGAAAATCCATTAGACCTTATTGCGGCAATGAGTATTGGCACAGTAAAAAAGCGTATAGAACATTTGAACGAAATTAGTAGTGATCCTAAAAATAAAGTTAGATTTATTATTACTAACATTGAGTCTATTAGGGATAAAGGCTTGTTGGATACATTACGCGCATTAATTAAGGCTGGATTCATTGGACAGATAATTGTGGATGAAATGCACAAGATTGTCAGCCCTACGGCTAAGCAGACCAAGGCTATGCTTCAGCTTAATGCAAAAAATAAAGTAGCTTTAACTGGTACGCCATTGAATACGCCAATCGACCTTTGGCCAATGATGACATGGTTGGGCGTAGAACATAGTACCTATTATGCTTTTAAACAACACTACTGTAAAATGGGTGGTTACGAGAATAAGGAAATTATTGGCTATAAAAATTTGGAGGAATTGTATAGTCATTTGAATTCGGTAATGTTACGCAGACTAAAAAAAGATGTATTGGATTTGCCAGATAAGATTATTTCCACCGAATACGTAGAAATGGAGTCTGACCAGAAATCTTTGTATAATCAAATTCATGCTCAAACGGCAGCAATGCTTGACGAGATACTCAAAAGTAAAAATCCCTTGGTGCATATGTTAAGACTTAGACAGGCGACAGGTAATTTGGAAGCTTTAAGTCGTGAATCCAATAATCAAATGTATCGTAATATTAGTTGTGCTAAAATAGAGCGCTTGAAGGAATTGGTTAAAGAACGTATTAGTAATAATGAAAAGGTACTTATATTTACCAGTTGGGTCGAAGTAGTGGACATTATTAAAAGAGAATTGTCCGAGTATATGCCTTTGGAAATATCTGGTAGAATAAAAAATAAGGATGAAGTAAAAAACCTCTTTCAAACGGATGAAAGATATAAGGTATTGGTTGGAACCATTGACGGCATGGGTACCGGACATACACTACATGCTGCGCAGACAGCCATATTTGTAGACGAGCCTTGGACATATAGTAATTTTGAACAGGCTTGCGATAGAATTCATCGCATTGGCACCCATGGTACGGTAAATATTATCACATTGGTTACTAAGGATACCATAGATGAACGTGTACATTGTATACTCCAGAGTAAGAAAAGTATTTCTGAATTCTTGCTCAACGATAATAAGATGAGCAAAACAGAACGTATTAAATTTTTATTGGATCTCTAAGAATTAAAAATGAGGTGAAATAAATTGGAAGATAAAAAATATTATATACAAGATATATGCCTTATTCTTAAAGTTGGCACCGCAACCATAAATAATTGGTACAGATGGTATAATAACGAATTATTTACCAAGCCAACAGATATACCAGTATTGCCAAAACCACACAAAGAAAGTAATGCTAAAAATAGTAAACGCTATTGGTTGTCGGAGGATGTAAAAGCATTAATTATATTTAAACAATATATATCTGACCATAAAGGTAAAAAGGGGGTCATGGGGGAATTAAATTGTAGGGGCTGGCCTAAAAATATGGCATATAGAACCCTACTGAAAAAAGGACGTATGGATTTAATTGAAGAATATAAGTTGGATAATTTAGAAAAGGAGGATTAAACATGTCACGTAGGTTAATAAAAAACACGGCAACCACCGATAAAAGAATTAGTGAAGCTGTTAAGGGCGTTGCAATTAAGGAAGGCCCAAGCACAATTAAGGATTCTGATGTAAAAGAACTTTTAATGGAAAGTGTACAAAATGGGTTACCTAAAGAGGTTGAGGATAAAACACTTGTAGAGGTAATTCCGCTTTATGGCGAGTTTAATGATATTAAGAATCTTATGGATAACAGGCTAAAAGTATATAATGCGTTTATTAAAACAAAATTACTTGAAGCTAATAAAGATAAAGGTAATGGTCAGGATATTGAACTTGAAGCTGGGGGCTACACCGCTAAATTGGCTACGCGTTCCAAGTTTTCATTTATCGAGGATGCACTTATTCTAAAATTAAAGCAGCTTACAGAGGAAGGATTGGATATTAGTAACGTTGTAAAGGTTAAAGAATATGTAGATATGGACGAATTAGAAAAACTAATTTACAATGGTGTCATTAGTGCATCGTCGCTTCAAGATTGTCAGACCGTTACGGAGTCCCAAGTATTGACGGTTAAAAAATCTAAAAAGTAAATTATCTTAATAAATTATTTTAGGAAGGGAGATTTAATTTTGTGGCACGCCGTAAGCGTCGTGGGTTTTACACGGCTACCGTAAGCACCGTTATTACGGATAATCAAAAACAACAAATATTGCAATTAAGTAAGAGAACTGGACAATCGATTAGTAAAATACTACGTACGGCTATTACTGATTTGTTTAAAAAATATAATATGGAACCGGAGGATTAAAAAATGTATAATTATTCAAACAACAAAACGCCCAATAAACGCAATGACGAAACCAACTATGGTAACCAATTTATATTTGTAGCCACGACTGAGGATATTGTATACGAGACTAATAAAGCTGTTGCTGCTATTATTGGTTATACTAATTATGGTAATTACAACATTATTGGATATTTCCCCAAATCCTGTTGTAAACTAATTGAGGATAAGCTATATGTGGCTCAATGGTTGTTAAATACTAGGGATAATTTTAAGGTACTTACTTCATCTGAAATTGAAATGCGTTATAGTAATAAGCCAAACTATAAGCGTTTTATTAATGATGGATACTATGAATATTCACAGCAAGGGGATAATACCATTAAGGAATTTAATTCATTACGAGATTGGCTTATTGCAAATCAGGACTACTAATTAAGAGAAGGGCAATTATATGAGTAAGAAAAAAAGTAACCCAAAGAAATTGCAAAATAAACCAGCACAGACTGTAGTAAATTCTACGCCTAAGTTAGCTGAAATTAGCATTAAAAACATTTCATGTAGTAGCAGAGTATCCTTTAAACAGGGAGAGGCTTATTATACCTTTGAATATAAAGAAGAAATTGCCTTACCACCCAACGATATGATAGATATAGATAAGGAAAGAGCTGAACTTTGGCAGCGTTGTCATAAAGAGGTGGACAAGCAGGTAGATGAAATTTTAAATCTTTAATAAAAAAGAATGGTTGAATTATTTAAACCAATATTATATAATATGTTATAGTGGATAGGAAAGGAAGGGCAACTATATATAAGGAGAGTATTAAATGTCAGAAAATCAAAAATATTTAAACGCTGCGCAGGTTTGTAGTATATTAGGCGTAGGAGAAGTAACCTTAGCTACCTGGTATAAATTCTATAATTCCATACCGGAGGAAGATAGAAAAAATATACCACCATTACCGGATTTTATTAGATCCCCTGAAGGAAATAAACGTGGTAAAAAGTTATGGCGCCAAGAGGATATTGAACAAATAATCGCTTTTCAAGCTTGGAAGGGCACGGGCAGGGCTGGTAAATTAGGTTCTATAAATTGTAGATACTGGAAACCAGAAACCGCTATAAAAGCTTTGTTAGCTAAAAACGATATTGAGTCCTTACGTAATGCTTGGCCCTATTTTAAGAATAGGGTTGCGAATATTGAAAATGCTGAAATACTGCAAAAACTAAAAGAATTAAATTTTATAGATTAAAAAATTAACAGTAGATATTCACTTTTATCTACTGTTAATTATTTTTTGTTATTCCATATTTAAATTAATTTCTAAATTTTTGCTAACATATCTATAATACCATTCAATCCCAATACGGTTTTATCTATATTACCCGTCAATATGGCATCTTTATAAACTATATTGCCCTTTACGTAATGGTCAAAGGATAAAAGATTTTTTAATCCATAGAATGGTAATAAAAACTCTGGTATTGTTCCGGTTACATAACCTTTTATATATCCATCTAAAATTTCAATGCCCTCTTTGCAGGTTTCCAGATACTTAATTAGGTTTGACGCATTTATTTCATAGGTTCCAATAAAAGCATCCTTTAACGGGGTGGCCTGTATTAGTCTAGAAATAAATTGACTTATATCGGTCTTAAGCCCAGTTTGATAATTTGAGGTGTAGGCATTTAATAATTTTATTAAATAATCGGTTACCACTTGATAGTTATTTGCATAAATAATCTGACCACGATCATAACTTGATTCGGATACATTGTCTAATTTAGAAGAAATTCTAATGGCATTAAAACCTTCTTCGTGGGGTAATATAGATTCTGGTAGGTTATAGCATTCGTTACCATTCTTATTGTAGTATCGAATACTAATGTTTAGATCTAAATCCTCATTCAAATGTCTTCTTAAATAGTTTATTAATGCAATACCACCCTCCTGACCTTCGTAGGATGTGGCCATAAATCCATCAACGCTGGGTATATAGGTAAGATTATGATATGCTTTAATAGGACTTTTCTTTAAGACCCAGGAATTCAATTCGTGGTTTGGACAAAAAGCAATTCTAAATTTATCCCCATAACCACCAATAGCTAAATTACCATATTCTCCATATTTAATTTTATACCAATAAATATTGGTAGTTTTCTTTACATGGCAGTTAAATTCTTTATCGATGGTCATAATCTTTCCATCTAAGGAACAGGCTATATAACTTTTAGCCTTGGGATTATAATCGATGGAATACCAACAGCCGCTTGGACAAGGTAATTCCTGCCACTGTCCTGAAGATTTACGTAGGTATAAGGTTTGATTATTTATATTATCTATAGATAAAATAATTATATTACCCAAATTATCGGAACAGCTTGTATAGCATCTATTATTGCCCGGCAAAGTTTCTGTGGTCCAATCTAAGCCGTTGGTGGATTTATAAAATTTTCCATTACCATTACCACTTAATGCCCAAATCATATCCGAATTGGCATTAATATGTCTAATATCCTCAAAGCTATTAATTACATGTTCGGTCCACGTTAATCCATTATTTTTAGATATAACCACAATATTTTCATTGTTATGTATGGTGGGAGTAAATACCCTAACACTGCCGGCTATATTCATTTCGCTATCCTTTTTTAACGTCATATTGCCATCATTGTCTAGATAATAATTACTGCCACTCTGCATTGGGGTCCAACGTTCCCCAATGCTATATAACACACCATTGCGTTCGCATATGGAATATAAACAAGCGTTATTAGAAATACCTTTAATTGGTAGCCAGTCTATACCATTATTAGTTGACCGTAATATCTTATCCTGGCCCCTATTACCTACCATAACTAAAGTGTTATTTTTGGTACAAATTAAATCGTGCCAATATTTATCGGAAATGCCATCAATATCAATATTATCCGTTAAGCCTAAAAATCTTAATAACCTGTACTCTTCCTTATTACTTAATCCTTTGGGATAAATATTATCCGAATCCGAATCAATGGTTTCCATAATCGTACCATGAGCCGTTAATATAAATTTATAATCAAATTCACTATAATTATTAAAGAACTTTGCGACTAATAATGGGCTTCTCCCATTACTTGATGATAAAGAAGGCTGTAAATCAGCACATATCGCAGGACAATGTCTATTCCAGTTGGTCCCCTCGGAACTGGTTGGAAAATAATCTGCACCAAATACTAAAGGTTCCTGTATACTATTTTTAATTTTATATATTTTATCATTAGTAATATAAGCACCACTTAAGTTTAATTTATAAACCCCACCCACATTTACAGTAGTAACCGACGCACTATTAAAACCAAATCGGTCACGTGCCATTATATATAACTGAATATTGTCCCCAACCTGGCAGTTAAATACCCCTAAATCGACTATTGCTTCATTTAGATTTGTGGATTTATTAAATTTATAATTGAATAAAGATGTACTATACAGTGCCGACTTAGTATGATTATATATGCCTAAAATATATTCCATATCTAAAGGCAAAGTATTACTACTATTAATATTGGACCACGTTATTAACATCTTTAAAGGTAACGTATCACTATTAGTTAAGGTAATAGTAGAATCCGCTGTTTTTATATTAAAGGTTCTTTGAGTTAAAGCTGGCCAGACAGAATTTGATGTCACCCTATATCTGGTTTTATTATTACCATTAAAGGTCTCAAATCCATTACTTACAGCAATGGCAATATTAGCAGTATTTTCATTGGTAACTAAACTTATATTGGTCTTGGTGGTTTTTAATGCTAATTTACCATTAAGATAGATAGAATAAATAATATTATCCTTGGGGAAATATTTTGATTTAATTTCATTCCAATATAAACTTAATGTATCCTTAAAATATAAATTTTGAGTTGCCGATTCGGGGGTGGTATATAAATCCTTCCAATTAAATATGGGTGCATCCAACTTTTCGGATAATTGAAATACAGTATCCATTATTTTTACAGTATATAAATTATGGGGGTTAACCACTTTAATTTCTAATTTAAATTTATCCCCATAATTTAGAACTTTACTGTTTAATAAAGAAGCGGTGGGCAGATAAATATCAGTGCTATTTTTAAAAGTAAGGCTCTGCATATAATATCTTTTATCGTAGGCTTCCCCAAACAGCAAGGTTATTTGTGCTTCACTAGTCACTGCATCCGTAGTGGTTAAAGTGCATAGTTTATATTTATTTGGTAAAATTGGAATACGTTTGTATTTAGCGTTTTTACTGTATATAAAATTGGGTTCGCTTAACATTCGCACTGTTAAATAGTTGGAATATTTGGTATTAAGTCCACGGGTAACTTTAATGCGGTAATTACGATATTCACCTTTATCCATACCACCATTCTCATTTTCATTATTGAGGTCTAATGGTATACTCATATCCATACCTGTGGTATAGGGTATGGAGGTGTTTGGTATGGTTAACCACTTGCCGTTATAATAATGCTGTAATTCAAACTGAGTATTTTGCATATAAAGAAATACTTCTGAGTTAAAGTTAAAATTTATATTATTTTGGGCAATATATTGATTATTATCTACAATTACGTTAGCACCACTAACACTAGTTAATTTAATATTAGGGGTACTGGTTTTAAGTAATGGTTCACTAAAGTCGCTCCATTCCGAATACCCATTATAGTTTTTGGAGCGCGCTCTAAAAATAATTGGAGTATCCATTTTTAAAGCATATGAGTTTATTGGAATTTTTATATTACTTAACTCGCTACTAATTTTATCCAACAGGGTATTAGTTCCTTCCACGATACTATAAATTTCAATTTCATTTATAATTTTACGTGGGTCATCCTTTAACTGCAATAATATACAGTTTTCAAATAAGTCTAAACTAATATCCCCGGTATAGTACTCCAATTCAGGTGTATTGGGAAGGGTATTATATTTACCATCCGTAGGCAGTTCACTAATACCCAATTCTCTATAACTAATTTCTAATAATACCTGAACAATTTCAACCTTATTAAGCTCTTTTTTGGCGCTGATTAATACGCTAACAGATTTAGTTAAATTAAGTTTTTCTAAATCTAAATTTATTGCCGAGGTACTATCTGGAACAAGTTTCCCAATAATTATATAATCCGAGGAATTAAATATATACTGACAGTTGACTGCATTACCCTTACCGGTTTTAATAGTTAGCTTAATAGTTTTTAATTCATTTAGGGATAGATCTAAAATGGTATTAATATCAAAGGTGGTTGTAATATATTCCAGATAATTATAACCATCCTCCGTAATTGAATCGTTACCACCTACATTTAAGGAGGCCGAAGGAGCACCATTAAAGCTACCACCACGATATCCATTAGCGTTAAGTGTAATAGATTTAGTTAATATTGTCGCTGCCATATTTGCAATACCTCGTTAATATTTATAATTTAAGCTAACATAATTTGCATTGTTACACGTTCGGTACCCAAGCTATCCTTACGCTCTAAACACTTTCCAATTATATAGCCCGGTTTGGGGGAATCACTCTTTCTACCAACACCATCAATACTGGATACTTCAATTAGATCCCCAAAATTGATTGGCCCAATTATTTTGACTTTAACGCGACCACATAAGCCTACAGGTATTTCCTTATAATCGCCGAATCCGTTACTGCCACCAACTATAAATCCATAACTATCGCTGTATACGCCAACGGCTAAATTACCATATTGTTGGGTAGCTTTGCAGTAAATATCCTGATTAGGATCGTACATTATAATGTCGCCGGGCTCTAAAATATCGTTTGGGTTACATTCATAAATTTCAGCGTAGTCGTTATATACCGCTGAATAAACACGCTCGGCATTTATAGCACCAGAGCAGGTTAAATCGTTTACAATATTCACATCGCCTGCAAAATTGGAATCTCCACCAACTTCCAAATTACCACGCACCCTTAAATCCTCTTCAATAGTACCATTTTGGGCTTCTAAGCCTGCATTAATGCCTATACCAGAAAATTTAGGCATATCTGCATCGTTATAAGGTATAATTTGTGTCTCATTTATTTTAATGGAATTAACGGAAATATCTGGATTTAAATCAATTAATAATTGACGCTCTTCAGTGGTAACGTTACCCCTAACATTTACATTAGACGAACCATAAACTGTAAGTGTATCGATCTTACTAATTGAAGGTATAAGAATATTAATAGATTCATTTGCTGAATTTTTAACTTTTATAATTGAAAACGCATTTTGATTAATTTCCGCGACGCTATACAGCTCTCCATTCTCTAAAAATAGAATCTGATTACCCTTTTGTGGATCATATTCTTGATTAACCGTCCTACGGTTTGCATTTATAAAAATAGCTCCGCGATTATCTTTACCATTACCAGCTTCTGGTAATATAATATTAGGTAAGCGAGAATCTCCATTAAGTGTAACAATTTGTCCTTGGTCATATAATATCTCATTACCAGGGACAATCATATCATTTATAAAGGGCTTAGTGGGGTAATCCGGTAAAGTAAATTTATATTTCAATCTATCATAAATACCATTATCCCCTTCAATAGGAATAGTTTTGTCCGAGGTATCAAAAAAGTCAGCGTTTTCGTCGAGACCTCTTATATTAACCATAATAAATTGAAGCACGTCGGAAAGTGTCTTTGTTAGGTCTTTAGTATGAGCAGAAATGGAGCTTACATCAAACGGTGAATAGTTACGTAGATCCTCAATAGTATTTACATCTATACTATTTTGAGTAATATTCATTTTGTATAAATATAAATACTTATCCTGAGTGGTATCCTCTAATTTATCCTCAAGAAACTCGAAGGTCAATTTATCGTATACAATATCGTTAAGTCCTAAATTGTTACCAACATTAAGATCACTGGTTTTTTGTTTTCCTAAATGTAAAGCTAAATAAAATGGCTTTACCTCACCAAACGCTACCTTATCCGTTGGAATGTTTACCAAATTAGTGCTATTACTAATAGTTACCACATAACCATCAATTACAGCGATACCAGGGCTTATAACGCTATATGAATCTACATTAATATTAAAATTTCCCGTATTAGCGTAGGGATTTGTTGTATAAATGAAGTGGCGAGAACAAATACATCTTAAAATTAAAGACAAATTACGCTCTGATAATAATTTTCCGGCCACATTATTAATACTGCTTGGGAATACTACTGCTTGCTGTACTGGTGTAATATTACTTTGTTTAACTGCCATAATTATCAATTCCCTTCGTTTTCATTGCGTAAACCAATTACCCATTCATAGGATACAGTAATTGTATTATCCTTTAGAATATATGCACCATCAATTGTAACATGTTGTGCACTAAAGGCTTTGAATAAATTACCATTACCATCCCTCATATATAAATGTATTTGATATAATTGTTCATCGAGAAGCTGTTTAGCCGATAAATAAAATTTAAACCTTGCTCGATAGCGTCCATCAGTGGTTTGTATGATATCCCTAATAAGATATCCCTTATCATCCTCATTATTACTATCCATGGAGAATATATGTTCATATGGTTTAGAGGTATCAAATTGACCTTGTTCATCACGTTTAAAGGTTGTAATTCCAAAATTGGTTACCGTGGGCACATATTCTTCAAGTAGGCAGTTTAGGATATATAAAATACCACTCGGCGTACAATTATTGTGGATATTGGCACTGTTAATTAATCTTTTATTAATATCCGAAATACGAATATCGATATTACCAACAATGCCCACCGATGCAGGACATATGATATCAGTTGTTTTTATAGCTTCCATACTATGAATACCCTTCCTATTTATGTCGTCTCATTATTATTATCCCACACCTCGGAGAAGTCCACACCATACTCTTTACGTGTGGTATCTGCTTCATCGCGTACGTAGGAATGACCAATGGTGTAATGTTCAGGACTTTGATTTATATTATCCATACCCGCACTAATAAGTAATCCACGTCCATCACCACCCTCACGTTGAATAAGGGCTGGTTGAAATCTAATTCTCCAAGACGCGGGTCTTACATATGCAATATATTTCATAATACGTTCTTCAATTAATGCTTGCTCTATGTTTGGTATACTTTCATAGAATATTTCAATATATGGCCGTATATGAATATAGGTATGTGAACCGGTTTCAGGCGAGGTTTCTCCCGAAGTTTGATTATTAATAATATTTAAATAAGGAGTTTTATTAGCCATATTTTTAGAGGTTCTCAAATATACATCCACTGAATTTACATAATTCAAAATGGATTTAATGTCCTCCTCTTTGGATGAGAAAGACATTAATGCAAATGAGGACATAAGTCTTAACACCTCTTCGGTACCCTTATGCTTTATCATCCATCGCCACAATTTTAGTATTTGACGATTAACATAAGGAATGGCATCGCTGAAATATGGCATACCAATTTTAGAGCATAGTACCGGCAAGAAATGCTCAGGACAATGATCGGCGCTATTTAATAAAGTCAGCTGATTTATATCCTCTTTACAAACACCCAGTGCTATTTTGGATAATCCTTCAAATGTCTTAAAATCCACTGACCTATATGTAGTTGGTAATTTTACATCAAAGGCTCCTAAACTCAATTGTAAATACCTCTTTTCACAAGTTTTAATCTTTCACCCATTGAGAGGTAGCAGTCCCCCATACCAATTAATGGCCAGAGTTCCACATCACTATCCTCGGCGAATTGGGTATTTTCTACTACGCCCTGCCAAGTTGTTACATTACTTTCAGTTATTTTAGGTTCTACATGAACAATATCCGTACGCGAACTATACCAATTTATCAGAAAATCCATATGCTTGTATTCCCCTACAAAACTGGATAATTCGGATTCCTCTGTAATTATACCATTATGCTCATTTACAATAATTCTATTATTACTGTCCATATACAAGCTAATATGGTTTAACAGTGCAATATTATCTGGTGTAACACCCACACCACAGACATCCAAATAATGTGTCTCATCATAAGCTGGCTTAGTGCCATCAGAATAAAAATGTGTTGTAGTACCACCCTGATTACGAGCTACTATTTCATTGAATAAATTATTTAAAATAATATTTCTATTGGAAAGATTAATTACAGTGCCATTTACCTTTATTGCATTTATTGTATCATCAAGAACGTTTTGCACACTTGGTAAATTAGGATTATCTGATAATGCTACACATACTGGACCTAAACGTGGGTATTTCCAAAAGTCCACCTGAACATTACTGCGCGGATATTGAATGTCTACAAAATCAATATAAACATCGACGGACTCAATGTAATTGGTAATATCCCTATATTGTAAAAATTCTCCAAATTGCCTGTCTTCATCATAATATTTAGTAAGAGCTTTTGTAATTTCTTCACTTAAACTTTTATTTAAATTTAAGGAATAGGGTTCGGTGTGATACACGACTACGTTATATGGGATAATCTGTGTATAGCCCGTAGTATATTTTTGGTTTACACAAAATACTTTTTTATCCAATAGATATGCATCTAATTCCGCCTGTATGTTAGTAGATGGATTTGTGAAATCCCTGGTTACCAACTGCAGTAATAAATCCACACGTTCATAAGTTAGGGTTTCACTATCCGCAGACGAACGTGATAATCTATAACAAAGCTCGGATAAGTCATCCACATATAATTTACGATAGGAAATTTCTACAGGATATTCTTCCCCTTCGGGGCCTGCTACAATTACACCGTTTTTAATACGTGGGAAATATGTAAAGTTCTTATAATGCTCTACATTAGGGTCTTTAATATTAATTTCTAATGCTCTACAAGCACGTACTAAATCTAAATCGGAGGCATATATTTCATAATCACTTAATACGACAGCACTGTCCAATAATCCCGAATATCTTTGTGCATTTACTAAGGACTGTGATAAAGTCTCTGGATCGGCGCCATTAATACCAGCCGTACTGCTTATAATTTCAATGTATTCAACTAAGTCATTGCCTTCGTTATCCAATACATAATCGCCAATACGATCTATTGTATTAGCAGCTACGTTACCATTAGCACCATCCGAACGCAAATAGTATACGGTTAAATGATTTCCATTCATATACTCTGCAAAGTTGGAACAGAGTTTAATGTATGGATTACCCATTAAGTCTACGCGAAATTCAAAAAATCTACCATTCTCAAGAACGGTATTCAAATCATCTACAAGCGTCCATTCATAATTACTAATTTCGGTATCATCTGAATCTCTAAAGGAGCGTATAACAATATTTTTATAATCTACTTCTTCAAAGGCCAGGTAAATAATGCCATCATCTTTTATGGAGTTTAGATTAATAGAATTAATATTATTTAATAAACCCTGTACTGCCTTAACCTTAGTTTCCACCCCTGAATATAAAGTGCGGTTGGCTTTAGTATCCATTATGGTAAATATTAAATCATCTTTGGAAAACACCTGTGTATAGGCTGGCAAGGTAATGTAAGCTGGTGCTCCCGGAGGCGGATTATATTTAAGTGTTAATTCAATGGTGGCAGATTCATACCATTTCATCTTGTAATTTATTAAATCATAACTGCGTTGTGCATTTACGCGCATGGTAGCTAATTGTGGGAAGTTCTCACGGGCTTGAAAGTCTGTATTATAGCTCAACATATCCGCCGTGGCTGCTACCAATTTTAATAAGACAATACCCGGATCATTCTCCGCATAATTTAACCATTTATCTGTCAGTAATGGAATTGCATCCACCATATCGGAAAGGATGCTCGCATAACTACGATTAGTATATGAAATTAAATCTTGATTTCTTGCCATTTCTGCACCACCATTATACTTTTATATTATATCCAAATTGAGAATCCTCGGACTTAAGATAATAGCGACATTTACCATGGAAATAATCACCCTGAAAGGAAACATCCACGTCCCCATTACCCATTAAAACACGTGTATCATATCTTTCGGTTAATATTATTATATCATCTTTAATACAACTCCTCAATATGGCAGTGTTTTGTTGAAACTTTTGATTTATAATATCAGTACCAAACGTAGGGTCACCACGCAATTGAGGTCTTTGACATTTAACCATTAATCCTAAATTTTGGTTTAAAGCATTTACACCATTTTTAAGATTTATATTTCCATCATTGGAAAAGGTATCCGGAAAGGAAAAAGTAGTTATTTTCATTTAATATTCACCTACTTTAGTTTTTAGATTTAATTAGATATCCTAAATATACTGGAAATTTAGGATCCCCATTTTGAAACATTACCCAAACGGTGGTACCCTTTGGGTAGGGTGGGGTACATCCGAAGCTCATTCCGGGCAGTGCCCAGGGCAACTCTTCGTTACTGCTATGCAGATTAGGCACCCTTATCTTTAGTCTGCTTCTTTTTTTAGGGTCTTTATTATCTACCACAACGCCCTGATAAATACCACCATAAAATTTGTTTGACATAATTTATGTGCTCCTCACTTTATTTTATTGGAAATACCATTATATTTATTTGGTCTGCCAACAGCTTTATCATTAACGCGTACCGTCTGGGAAGTGCCCAGTCCACCACTCCAAGTGCCCAAGGATTCCGCAATGCGTAATACTTCTAAGGTGGTTTCAAATCTTCCACCAGAGATTTTATCTGTTTTAGTTAGCACCAAATACCTTCCGGATGTAGCAAATAATTGATTGGCTACATATATTTCTATATTAATTACTTCGTTAGGTAAAAACTCTTTTGTGGTACCGGGAATGGTAATGGAACCTTCAATAGGTAATCCATACGCAATATTATAAAAATCATTTGTCGCAAGGGCAAACGAGGTATCAGGGGACGTGCTGTATGTACCATTTATAGATGCGCCCGTACTAAGTTCATTTCCCTTATCATCCTTAATACTGGTGCTACCAATTAATGCAGTTGGTAATACTGGGTATGTTAAGGTGGTGGAAATAATACTATTACTACCAACTCCAGTTGTATCTAAATTAGGGTTACCATTCCATATATAGCTATTCCCTCCATAATTATAGGCAGGGTATTGTACCCACTGCGTCCCCTCATAAACATACTTGGTGGTAGGGTATATAATTATATAAGGTTCATTTGCATAATCCCTAAATTGAATTTCATAATTGGAGTAATATACATTATTACTTTCTTTTAACTGCAGTCGTGACAACAATTCTTTGGCAAATACCATCATTGTTTCCGAATCGTTTCCTTCGTTTAATATGGATAGTGCTTCATCCGCAAAGTCCTGACCCTTTAGGGATGAGTAATTTGTAGGTTTTCGTCCCAACCACTGAGTGCCATATCCACTCATGGAGAATATTTTTTCAATTACACTACAAATACGAGCTACCAATTTACTACTGGATACCTTAGAACCTATGTCACCACCAACTAAACCCTTTTTATCCTTAGCCCAATTATAGATAAAATTACCCTGTAGTATAGTATTGACGGCGCCAAAACTAACGCCTTTAATAGTATACTCAATGCCCGATTGATACATTCTAAAGGTGCAGTCGGTAATGGTTAATCCATATAGCGGGGTCATTAAAGCATTGTAACCACCTTCACCAACCCAATTATAACCGTAATTAAAAGTATAGCCCACGGTCTGATTATTATATGCATTTTGCAATAATAATGGAATCTCATACACATTGGTACTTAAAGAGCTACCGCTTTGGTCATATGGGTCCACATGATGATATAATGTAAAGGAACATTCTGTGGCTACCCCCATCTCCCATCTACAGCTTAGTGATGTAACACACTGTGGACTATAATTGCCAGAACTATACTGTAGATTCTTACCACCCAAGGTTAAATTGGTAACTACTACCTGGGATAAATTTTGAGCTGAGGTCGAAATGGCGTCTGTATTATTAGTAGTATAGCCCCCACTAAGACCACCTGAGGCTAATGGAGCTACACCAATGTCAGTTTGTTTACTTTTTATTTTCTTAGCCTTTACTACTTTATTAGTGATTTTAGTAGCGCTAACGTGTGTAGTCTTATATCTACCTGCACGCCCCCTAATGGATACTGCCATACACTATTCCTCCTTATCCGCAGACCACCACTCAGAGAGGTAAGGTATGCGTAGTGTAATTCCGGGTGGTATAAAAAATGGATCTATTATATCGTTAGCCATTGCAATTAGCCACCATAATTGTGCATCCATGTAATGTTCATATGCTATCATATCCAAACGATTACGTTGGGCCTCAGTAACTTTATGATACGCTTTTATTTTAATATCATCCTTTAATACTGCCTTTTTATAGGTAGAATAGGTATTGGGCAAATCATTGTCCCTAATTAAAATTACCGTATCCTTATATCTATTTACTTCGTTTTTGTTTACTTCAATGAACATTTTATCACCTATTTCGTATACTGTCTGCCGTCAATACTTTTGTCGGCATTTCTACAATACTAAAATTACAATCATATAAAGTATAAGTCTTATTACCAGCACGGTTTCCACCCGTATATTTACGCATAGGCCCAGATTTAGTAATACTAACGGAATTAAATACCACTCGAGCATCGATAACATCTTCAATTACTAATTTACATACAGGAGGTAAAATACCAGAACCACTGTAATTAGGATAACATAATGCCTGCATAAAATTAACGAAGCTCTCAATATCCACGCCACTTCTATAAGTGGATCCATTATTATTTACCTGGATAATTTCTCCTAAATCCACATGTAGTTTTAAGGAGAAGCTTATACTGCGATTACCTGTACTGGCGTAATGTAAATAATCTGCGCTACGCCCAGGTATATTGGTATTAGCCCAATTTGCACTAACCTGCTCTGTTAATTCGGTAGGATTTACTGGTAACGGCATAACGCCATTCTGTAGCATTCCATAATGCCTAACATATGAATTAATATGTTCATTACTAACAAAATTAGTCAATAAACTGGATTGTGTACTACTATTTAATTGTAAATTTCTTACCCCACTATTAAGGTAAGTAACATTGTCACCATATGGGCTACAATTATAACAATTACTTAAACTATTATAATTAATGCCCCCCTTGGAAAATAAATAATTGACTGCGGTATCTAAATTTTTAATGTTCCTATCTTTAGCGTAGGACTTTAAAAGCTTTGTATTACCGACTGTGGCTGCCACATTAGCGTTATATCCTAATTCATGGAGTCTAATAGCTACTGCTTTAGATTTTCCAAAATTAGAACTATTAATGCCTAAACCAACGCCATCGCCATCTGCTGACATATATTATTTACCCCCTTCCTTACGATCATAAGCTATTGGAGTATCCGACATAGTGATAGGCACCATTAGTAAACTGCCTTCCGGGGTCATAAAGGGATTATCTATCATATGCGGGTATCTAAACTTATTTAATTGAATTAATACCTCTAAAGGCACATTGTATTGTTCCATTATTTCTGGAATATTATCCGTTGCTCGTGTGCTGACGTATTTATATCTCATTAAATGTCAACCTCCTCTGTTAAACCAAATTCCTTTTTGATAGCATTATATGTAGGCACATTTAATACTCCCGAATAATAACGGCCATATTCAGTATCCTGTCCAATATCATGCATTTTTTGATACAGCCTAATAGCTTCGATTATATGCTTATCATATAACCCATTATCGTAACTTAGAAAAGTATCTGGTAAGGTTTCGGATAAATCTATTATGCCCTCTTCATATAACCCACAAACCATCACTTCTCCCTTTTTTAAAGCAATAGCTACATGTAGTCTTATTTCCATGTTGGCATTATAGCTATTGTAAATTCGGGTATAGTTTCTATACTGTGCAATTTCATATTTTGGAAGGTCGGTTGTAATTTTAGGGTGTCTACTTATATAGTATATTGTAACGGGATTATGATTTTCCAGATTACACTTACGTAGCCAATTTCTAAAACTTTGTATCTTTTGCGGGTTACTACAATTTTCACTGGTTTCTAAAATTTCATTATCTATACTAATATACAAATTCTGTGGTGCCGATGTATCAAAACTAAATCCACGCCCCTGTCCAAGCCATACATTATCCTGCGCTATTAAACAATTACATAGACCGGGTTCGGTTAAACTTCTATCCTTTAATATATTGGGAATACCAAATACTGTAAATGTACTGTTACTATATGGGGATACATCAATTGCTATTTCATCACCAGTAAGTTTATATTGGTGACATTTGCGATAAATAGTACCCTGAGTAACATCGTAATAATCTCCATTAGTGGAATCAAAACCATGTAAGGGTGTGCTTAGAGGGATAGTAGTTACTTGTGTTTTAGATGCATCTTTATTTTCTGAATATATTTGTAAAGTAGTTGTATCGCCAACCGTATCCCCTACACCTTTGATAACGCCAGGATAAAATGGATTGGCATTGGTAAGAATATCGGTGTCCAACTTAAATCGTGGATCCATCTTATAATGAATTTCCATATCAATATTAGAGGTCATTAAATATCGACAATTCGTACAATTTATTAAGTTAGAGTTTTCTCTCAAATGATAATAAATGTCGTAAAGGTGTCTATAGTATAATATTATAGGTGTTCCTTTATTATACTCCGAAGCTACAAATTGCTTAAATAAATCCAATGAACTAAATGCATCGTCGACTATATATAAATAATTATCTTCTGCTTTTATATACTCAGGTTTACTATCATCTACATCAAAATGTGAGCAGTATATATATCGTACATCAATATTTTCATTAGCTATATTAATGCGAATAGCATTTTTACCCTTATAATTAACATGACTAAAATTACTGTTAATATTATTTTCATCCAAGGTTAAGGTACCTATTCTTTTAATTAGACGACCAGTAACCACATTGTATGTATCGTAGGTATCAAATATATTATATAATTTTACATTTTTAATATACTCATCGTTTAGGGTTACATTTTCAAAATTATCATATGCTCCTAAATTTTCGATTTTTGCTACTGCATTTGTGGTAGTGCCAATTAAATAAAGTAACTTATTACAACTATCTGATGGTGGGGCAATGACGTCTATATTTAATTTGCCATACTTGTTATTATGAATTTTGGTTTCTATACTATGAATGACATAATATTTGTCCATCCATATAAAATATTCCGTTAAGCTGCTATCCTCGCTTAATAAGGTTATATATCTATGGAATGTAAGTCCAGTATCTGGTACGGTACTAAATACCTGTCGTTCGGCACTCTCAATATAAGTTCCTGTTGCAGGCGGGGTTATAGCTTGACCGTTGCTAATATTAATGTTAGCTAAATCATCCTCCAGTATATAAGTATTGCCACTACCTAAAGTATTAACAATTTTTTGTAATTTAATGTGACCTAAACTATTAAGACCTGTCTTATATACAGGCAGTGTGGCTGGGGGGTTTATATAAATAGGATGATTAACAGACGGGGATTCAATGGGATGGGGTGGCACTGTTAAATCCAACCATGTTAAATAGGGCTCAGATTCATTAATATCCCCAATATTAATATGTCGGCCTTCTTTTAGTTTATAATCATCGCCTTCATAAATACTTTTACCATAAATAGTAAATTCGCATAAATGATAATCTACTAAATCGTCACGTTCAAATACCTGATCAGCACCACCAAAAGATTTCGTATCTGCACCAATAATACGTTTAATAGTTTTATCCACCAATGTTGGAATAAAATCTAAATTATCATCCAATCTGAAATTTAAGTTTTTAGCCATTTCACAAAGCATTTCAAATATATTCCCAAAGGCAGAGTATTGTGTACCATTCAAAGCTTGTTTACATTGCTGTATCTTAGTATAGTCATAGTAATCTATTTCGGTACCCAAAATAGCGTTCATTGTTAGTATATCCACAATACCATTAGGCCAAAGCACTGGCAGCACCTCATTTATTTTAGTTTGCAACTCACCATTACTATCCCTATAAAGTTGTGTATATTTATTCAAATACTCTTCGGTAAACTCGGCTATATTAGGGTCATTTTCATATATTTGTTGAAATGATTGCTGAAACTGCTTTACTCGTTCCGCCGTGGTTTTAGTAAAGGTTTCGCCATTAATTCCAAAGTAGGCATTGATAAATTTAGTTGTTAAATTCTTATCCCCAATACTTAATTGCTTCATATTTGATTACCTCTTCATTGCGCCTAAATGTTTAATGCGGTCCATACGATTGCTTTGACTACTACTATAATTGGTACCAGTAGTGGCACTATATATGGATTGGCTGCTATGTATAGCGCCTATAATTTCATCCATCTTACGTAATAAATGTCCACAAACGCTATCCAATCCATCTAATAAACTATCAGTCATAGAATCTAAGCCTAATAATTTATTGTCCTGGTCCAGAGGGGTTACTGCTTCTGGGTTTTGTCCTTCACCTATCATACTTAATACGGGGCTATCTACAATACCACCACGAGCCAGATAAGGAACCTCTAACGGTAGACCAGCATACTTGTATACGGATTTTATATAACGGGTTTTAATGATATTGGGATTACCACTCATGGCTGAAGAATTATTGGTTTCTTGCATTTGAGCCAGTATAGTGGACCAATCCCCGCCCTGATTTAATATATTAGCCGCCGTTTGCCAAGATTGATAATTTGGTCCGGCATTATAACCACCTATACCTAATGAAACGTAACCGGTTTTAGGTATGCATTTGGTAGCTAAATAATTAACGGCAGCAGCAATATTGGTTTCCGGATCATATATATCACGTCCACTGTTAGCACCAAAGAGCGCATCTACCTTAGCTTGATTAACTTGCATTAATCCCTTGTAGGAACCAGTCACTGTATTAGGATTACCACTGGATTCGGCCATCATCATACCAAATAGCAGGTCAGGATCCACACCAATTTGATTTCCATATTTAATTAATAAGTCTTTATAAGGACTGCCCGAAATATTGCTGGTGACCGATCGATTATTAGTACTTCTTGTGGAAATAGCCCCAACGTTATTTATAATGGAATTAGTATTCGATCCCGAAGCTATACCTAACATTCCCAATACCGAAGCAACGTAAGGATTACTACCACTTAGGCGTTGTAATAGATCCATATTTTCTATAAAGGAGAAATTTCCATTACCGAAATTAAGGTTCGAAAAACCACTTAACCCACCATTACCTGCATTAGTAAAGTATTGAGAATTATTTAAATCAAGATTGACTTTACCATTGGAACCACTACCATATCTTAAAACCGCTATGGCGTTATTCCAATATCCACTAACGTGAGGACCACCTAAACCACGATTATCCCAACTCTTATAACTATGTATCATAGATCCGGGGCCACTCACCAGGGACACATGATCAGGATACCGCCCATTATTGGCTTTAAGATCCATTAATATAACATCGCCAGTTTTAAGACCCAATGCACTTAAACCACTTGCTGTTAATCTTTGGTTACCATTCTCAGCGGCGTTATAAAGAAAACTAAATCCATATTTATCCCATTTATAAATGTCCCGGCAAGTATCCGACGCTTTAACACCAACACCAGCGGCTTTATATGCGGCGGCAACGCTATCCGAGCAGTCCATTTGTTTATAGGTAATGCCCTGCTGAGCCAAATTTTGCATATAAGCCACAGCATCGTCACCAGCAGCAAAGGCAGGTATTGCATCATCGGCACCACCCTCTAATGGTATCATGCTTTGATGATAATCCGGTAGACTTTGTACAAAGGAGTTAGTACCTGTACTTAGATCTTCAGGCACTCCACTGCTGGGTAGTGGCTTTGCCCCAAATAGAGCCCTAATGTAGTTTGCTTTTTTACTGGGCAGCACCATTTCTCCCTGATGCAGTATGGCCGGAAATCCATTATATGGAACTGCTGAAATACCATTGGCTAACAAACTATATTTTGAAGCCGTACCTATAATATCTTTTTTATAAGATTGTGCGTCATAATTGCCATATATAGCAGACTTACCAGGCCATGGTGGAGAGGCAACTTTGATTCGTTTATCATTATTATTATAAACATATGGACCATCGGCTTCCGTATATGCCCTATAGTACTTATCAAATTTATTTATAAAGTTAACTGTTTGATTATCCCAATTAAATAAACTGCTGCCTTCTTTAAGTAATAAACTTTCACTGCCATCAGGTGGATTATTATAAATTGCCAATAGACGGGCAAAGGCCGAATTTGGACCACCCATGGGGGTCTTAGCAATCTCGTCCCAAAATAGTTTAGCTCGTTCTTCCTTAGATAGAGCCCGATATTTTTCATTTAATGGGCTGGGTATGTACTTACCAGACTCTACATCATATGTGGAGTTTTGTACTTGTGCGGCGCTACTTATAAATTGGTCATAGGTAATGTCACCACTAGTAAACATTCCATATAATTCATCGGGGGTTATATACTCGCCGCCAAGTGGATTAGGAGCTAATAGTGAAGAAGTTTTTCTACCCCACCCTATTTTAGTGTTGGCCATTTTTTGATAAATGGCTCCTGCACTAGTATTTTGGTAATCCGTTAAATTGCCCTCTTCGGCATTTACAACATTACTGCTTAAAGCACCACTATTGACATCATAGCTGTATTGTGTAAACTTATGGGTACCTGTATCCTCTTTAGGTTCTTTGGCCGCATAGCTAATTACAGGCATGCCGGCAACACCATCTTTATTTACTACCATACCATTGGCTTCAAAGAATCCAGGTAAACCACTTTCTAAAGCAGCATTACTACTTTCTTGACTCTCCTGCACTGTTTTTACGGCAGCGTAGGTCGTACCCAATACAGCAGCAATAGGTATAGCGTATGCTGCAACCGTACCTAATGAAGCTCCTAAACCGGATAAAGCCGCACTTAATCCAGTACCACCCGTGGCTGCACCACCGGCTAAATTTAATCCAGCACCAGCAAGGGATTTTGAAATACCCTTACTAATTACCTCTGACAGTGCAGGACCAGCCATATTAGTTAACCCAGAAATTATAGTATTTATACCAATAGCATTGCTTATCTCGGTAACCTTATCGGCAATTAAACTTACATTTTCTATCCAGGTACCAGCTGCATTTACGCCTGCATTAAAGCCCTTTGTTGCCGTCGTGGCCGTAGCCAGATCTGCGGCAGTATCTTGAGCGGAAATATCCGGATAACCATATTTAGTAACCTCGGCATAGGAGGGAGCGTTGCCTACATTACCTAATAGCTTTCGATTTATTTCTCTTTGTGCATAATATGGTATTTCTCCTAAACTGGTATTACTACCAATAAAATTAGCACCATATATATCAAAACCTTCGCCGTTAGGATTAATTCCATAACCGGCAACACGACTACCAATCGTTTCTGCATTATTTAATATATCCTGAACCCCACCGGTTCGGCCACCAGCCTGATACTGACCCCAAGCATATACGCCTGTGGTGTTTAGACCAGATAGTTTAGCATTACCACTATAAATTTGAAGACTTTGTTCTAACGCTTCACTATCGCCTTGGGTCATTATGCCACCACTTTGAGCTGCTAAACTAAAGGCGGGTGCCACAATATCACTTATAAAGCGCTGCATCATGTTGGTCTTATCGCCACCACTCAGAGCAACGTCCCTTAAAAAGGCTTGATATACGCCGGTATTGTTCTGTAGTTGTGACATTATATAGGCAGGATCTACACTTATACCCTTATCCTTATAATATGCAGAATACTGATAAGCCGCCTGCTCTAAAGTTTTCCATTGATCTGTGCCACCATAGATACTGGTCATTTTAGCCAACTGAGAGTTAGCGTCTATATTGCTTACACCTTTTTCAATGGCAGCAGCGCTTTCTAGTATGGATTCCAAATCCTCTTTGGTGCGCATGGCCAATGCATAGGATTTATCCAGTCGAGATATGGTTTGGGTCATTTGCTGTGGCCCTATTGCTAAACCACGCTCCTGTAATGAACGCTGGGCCTCCACCATAACCTCGCCCATATCCTTAAAGGTATTCATGCCATATGCACCATAAGCTTTACGGAAGTCATAAGCTGACTGATTACCCTGCTGTAAGGCACTCCGGGCATTATAATGACCAAAGGACTCCATACCTAAAGAAAGAGTACCATATTCAAAAGCAGATCTAAGGCTTGTTCTAATTATATTGACTATACTATCAGCCAATTGCTTTGCTCTACGTTCCTGTTCTTGCTGTGCAAGCCTAACCTGCTCTTCAGCATCTTCAATTTGTTTTTTGAATATGCCACTTATGTTATCAGCCATGGATTTCCATAAATCCTGCAGTTCCTTAGAGCTTAAATTTTCTTTAAGCTCGTCGGACATGGAATTTATGTAATCACTTGCTATACTACTGGCTTTACTATAAAACTCTTGATAAGCACCCTGTTCTGCGGCAATGCGTTTTTTGCTTTGCTCTTTAAGGAATTTTTCGGTGTATTGCCGTAGTTTATTATCCTGTAACCATTTTTCTTTATAGTTGCTTTGAGCGTTTTTACGTTCTTGTTCGCCCAAATCTTTAATATACTTTAATCTATCCTTATTTAGCTGTTCATAAAAGTTTTTATAATTGTTATGGGCATAATTTTGAGCTTTATATATTTCAGCCTCTAAATCGCTGCGTAGCTTATATTCATCTTTAATATATTGTAGTTGTAATTGATGAACTTGTTTATATGCTTCACTTATTGAAGCTATGGTATCTTTAATAACCTCCGACCTTTGTGAGGAGTCCGTTATACCAAAGACGCCCAAAGCACTAAGCATTTGAGCGTCTGTGCCTTGACCATATAATTTTGTTTCGGAATTATATGCCACTAATACTTCACCACCAGTTCCATGTACAGTGTTAATTATAGTTTAGATGATTGGCACTTGGGGGCTTAACATTTTCTTTTTGCGTAATTGTAGCATCCAACTCATCTGTTTTCTGCTGTAATGCTTTGAATCTTTGTTCAATTAAATCATTGATATAATTGAACTCTGGAAATTCCATGTCGCCTATTTCGGATAAGGTTATGGGTATTTTTAATACCTCTGACATGAATAATAAGTTTATTTGTCTATTTATAACACCAGTAAAAAGCCTACTGCGTAATTCTGCTTCTTTTTTTACCGCGTCCTCCTCTTTAGAAGGATAACTTAGGACGAAAAAATTGTTCTCCCATGTTTATGGCAAATTCCAAATTACGTCCACACTCGGGGCAATCAATATGCTGTAATACTTTAGGACCTATGGCAATATTTTGTACCTTTTCACTAAAGTAGATTTCATCCATAGCGTGCATATTAGTTGCATATTCTTCCTTTAATCTGGAGGGTTTCTTTTCACCATTAATGGTATATATCTGTGCCGCTACGCTCAATGGCAGAATGGGATCGCCTTCATATTCAGGATACTCCCGTTTAATTTCTTCGGCGCGTTCCATTAAATTTTCATAATCCCCTACGGTAAGTACTTTAGTTACAATTTCATCACCACTATATGGTAACTTACCAATATTTTTATACATTTCAAAATCGTCGGGGGCATAATCTATTTCGGCCTGAGTAAGATTAAAAGAGACATCTACGGGTTTTTTACAGGTTGGGCAGAATAGTGAAACATTATACATTTCCCCAAATGTCAATGCACGCAATTGATAAGCTAAATATAACTTATCGCCTAATAAGAGCTTATGTACAGGAAAATCTTCTATATTAATACATTTTTTCAAAACGGAATCCAAAGCATTCATGGTATTGCTGGAACCATAAATAATTTTGGTCTCATTTAACGTCATCGGTTTCATAGTAAAGGATTCCGGTATGTCATCACCATACGGAATTCCCCTGGAAGGTAGATTAATCTTTTCCTGAATGTTAGCCTTAAATTCTTTCTTAGGTCTGGCCATAAAATATTAAGTCCTTTCAAATAGTCTTGTGAGATATTGTCTCTTTTTAATTATATTAAATATTCAAAATGTTTTCAATTCAATATTATACTATTGGGTTCCAACGTTATACTATTAAGTTCCAACGTTATACTTTTTATCGGTTTTTATTAAATTAAAAAAATTTTGTTAAAATTAAAATTGGTGTAAAATTTCTGGTAATATGTATTAATATAGTATTGATTTTTCTTAAAACATATTATATAATATTAGTATAATAAAAGGAAAAGGAAAGGGAAAGGGAATTTAAAGATGGGATCTCAAAGAGAAGAAATACTAATGATTAATGAAGCCTGTAAACTATATTCGGAAGCTATAGAAAAGATAGTAGAGGCAAAAGCTCTATTTAAAGCCTGTGGTATTGTGGCTTGTCAAGGCATAAGCGATGATGCAACGCTGTCGGATGAAGATGTAGGTTGCAATGTACAGATATATAAGGGAATTAATAAACTTTCTCATTTAACTGCTACATCCCTATATTCTCGTAACATTAACGATCCGGAAGATAAATCCGTAAAAATGAAACTTGGAAACCTTTATTTCCTACAAGTTTCTCCAGATAAATGAAAGGTGGGTGTATTCATGAACGCAGATATTTTATCAGAGTATAAAAAGGATTTGGAAATTATTAATCAACTTAATACACAATCAAATGCTATAAGACAGAAGTACAATAACTTTTCCTTAGAAACTTTGACAGATTTACTTCCCATACTAATGCAATCCGACATATCTATATATGAAGTGGATGTTGATATGTATGGATTTGTTCTTAAATTAAAGTGTGCATATTTTAATTTTCATATAATTAATAAATATAAATTGGAAAACCCTAGTAACAATGTAACATTCAGCGGTGATAAATGGTATATTATGTTCGATTGTGGGGGTTGTGGTAGATTAAATTTTGACAGCGGCAGCGATAATTTTATCTATAAACCCCAATGTGAAGAAATATGGCAAGATTTTCTACAACGGATTAAAGACTATAAACCATTGAACTGGGATACACTAAACCAGGAATATATTTTTACATTAGATGATGGTTATAGACTTTATAAGGATTTTGAATCTATTTACAGGATCTTTAAAAATAGAATAAGGGAAGCCATATGTAAACATAAAATACAAGAATTTGAAAATGAGATTGATATATTAAGGGCAGAGCTTTAAAGTTATTAGTCTACAAATTATGTAATATTATCATAAGAATTCGTATAAATAAAAGGAGGACCACGGGATATGCGCACTGAAATAACGGTTATTTATGAGCAGCAAGACTTTGAGGACATTAAACAGAAAATGACTAAGGAAAGGGCCATTGAAATTCTCGAAGGATTACCACGTGGTTATTTCCCGTATAATATGCCAGCATGGAGTGCAAGTTGTGGGTCGCGGGATCTCGACAACTATGAAATCTGTGTGGCCTTGGATATGGCAGTTACGGCCTTGAAAAAGAAGGATTCCGAATAGGTAGGGTATAATAATGAGTATAAAAGGGAGTACATATTATAAAATGATTTGGGATAATGATGTATCCATTGAGGGGTACCTGTCAAAGCTAGAGGAATGGTATAAGGACCCAAAACATTTTCTGGGTGACCCGCCCATACCCGCACAATATGCTTTGAACTTAATTTTTAAGGTTCTTATTGACGATAAAGAACAATATCCATATCTTACCATCATACCCGAAAATACGGAACAAGTAAATTCTATAATGCTTGACCTTATTTTGCATAAATACAGTCGAAAATATCGCAAATATCTAAAACAAAGGGCGCGACATAATAAATAAATTTATCAAAGGCAATGTAATGTTTCTCGCTTTATATGTAGGGGGCGTCAAACATTAACATATTAAAAATAGATAGGAGGAGAAATATTGATTTACACCACTAATATAGTAACCAATAAACATTTTCAAGAGGTTGAAAATAGAATGACTAATAAAAGAGCAATTCAAATTCTAAAAAAATTGCCCTCAGCCTATTTTCCCTATAACAAACCCGAATGGGGCTTGGAATGTTATCAAGTAGATTTGGATAGTTATGAGATCTGTTTAGCTATTTCGAGAGCCTTGGAAGCTCTGGAGGAAAAGGAGGAGGTTTAAATGAGCCACATAATGATTTCATATTTGCAAGCGTGTGATTTATGTCACAATACCATACAATTGACCAGTAAAGCAAATAAACTAACAGAGTTAATTTTACCTGATTGGAATCCACCCGCCGATATTATTGGAGAACATTTAGCCACCGTTAAGGTGAGTGTTTGTAAGGATTGTTTAAGGAAACTTGTAAAAGAAATTTCCCTTTACATGTCCAGAGAATATAGCGAAAGTGTTTCAAACAACCCTTAAAGCGGTGAATAAAGACATTAAAAAACAAGATATAACCATGTCGTTCTTTTTTATTTAAATGTAAAATTACCCTTGATTTTCCCTTAAACATATTATATAATATTAACATAGAAAGAGGAAGGGGAATTCAAGGGAAATGAAATATTATCAAATTTATGTAAAACATGTTCATTTGGACGGCACTAAGGCCAAAAGATTTAGAAAGGCTGGTTTTCAAAATCGCTTCTTTAATATAGAGGACGCTAAGAAACGAGTAAAAGAGCTTGAGGATGCATGGAGTATACATGGGGTAGAGTATAAGATAGTCACCATCAGGGAAAAAGATTAAAAACAAAGGCAGTATCAATACTGCCTATTTTAATACATAAAAATAGGGGCCGTTTAAGCCCCTATTTCTAAATTTGTGTTATATAATGGTATTTTCACCAGTAACGGCGTTATGGGAGGTAATTTCATTGGCTTCCTCCATCCTTTGAGCCCAGTCATATACAAACTGAGCAGAAAGTGTACGGATGGAGTTGTTTTCGTTCCCCATGTCGTCCCCATTGACGGCGGCTAACCAACATCCATGAATTAGCCATCTGCGGGCTACGGTATAACCTGGAGAATACATTGTCATAATGGCTTCCAGTTTATAATTTTTTGCATCGCCTACGGCACCATTTTGAGGATTAAACGCCGCCATTTGCCATGCCTTTAACAGCAACTCTATGTCCTTATCATAATAGTCGTTCCATATAATAGAACCTTCATCATAAGTAGGACGACCAGCAAATTTAACTTCACTATTACCATATGGAACAGGTAATACCGAAATCTTTTCTTGTGGGGTGAAACCATTTTTAATGGATAATACCAAATCATCGGACATGTTATTTAGCATTGCCCGGACCTTAGGACTATAATCGCCACCACCCGCAGGTTTTAAGTTTGAGAGACCAGTAATGGACATCTCAAAGTTATTTGTTCTTTGTGGCTCAAATCCATTATCGGTATTTATAAATAAGTGACTTGCCATGTACTTCATGCGTCTTTACCACCTTTCCTTTACACTCTGTATATGTTTTTTATAGAGCGCTTTCAACATTGACTATCTCAAAGTCAAATACAAACTCTTCCAATGCAGGGGTGGGGTAAATCTTAACGGTAAGATGTATAATACCCTCGGCAAGATCTACATTGTTATCGTCTATATATGCTCTATATTCAAATATTGCTTCGCCCGTTTTAAGCGCCTGCAGTAAAGTCGAAACCCTGCCAAGAACTTCGGCCCTGGTTAAGGAAGAATTTTGCTTATAAGACATTACCTGACATATCTTATTTAATTCCCGCTTGGTATAGTTGATGGCCTGTCTAATGCTTAACTGAGAATAAGTACGACTTTCGCTTTGCTGATTTAATACGTTGTTACCATCTAAATAGTATCCGTAATTACGACTATAAGTAATGGGATTAATATATTGCTCATTTATAGAACGCGCTTGAGTGTATCCAATACGCTTGGTGCTCTTGTTAATATTATTAACAATACCAGTTAAAGGACCAGCTACGGCATGCCACGGTTTATTTACTTGGAAACTAGTAGCACAAGCCGTAAGATAGAACGTAGAAGGCGGCATTAATAAGGTAGTGGATAGCTTAATTATATCCGCATAATACCATGGATAAAATATTGCTACGTAAGGAGTACTTATATCCTCTAGGCCTAAATCTGCTCTTATTTCGGCATAATTGCTATCCATAAATGGATCAATTATGGCTATACAATCCTTACGCTCAGTGGCTATATACATTAATTGGGAAGCCATGGTGCTACCACCAGCCGCTATTGCCTCATTACTGGCTATACCCTTGTAACCACTTAATCCAGGAGCTGCTATCATTGCAAACTCATAAAGCTGCGGGTCGATTAATTCCTGACCTATCTTATATATAGTCTTTACCATTTCATTGGTTTCGGTCTGCTGCTCTTCGGTTTTGGTGGATACAAATATATCATCACCATCACTACCACCCTTTAGGAAAAGGTTATAAGTAGTAGGTATAACGGTTTCCGCAGTCAAGCCCTCAATTGGGGTAATGGTTATATACTTATTTTGATAGGTACCATGTGCCAGTATATTGGCTATAGTAAACTGACCAAAATCCAATAACTTAGTTGCTTTACCTACCATCTGATATATAAATATACGATAATATGTATCTGACTGTATGGTGGTAGGAATTATATTTACGGATACATTGTTTCCCTGGGTACCGGCATAATTTGCCGTAATGGTTATACAGCCGTCAATGGTAGCTGACGCAGCTGCTGCGTTAGTATTGCCTATGCGGGTAAATAATACACCACCATTTTTAGAGAGGTAGGTTTCTGCTAAAATACGACCATATGGGTGATTAGCAGGATAAGATATACCAAAGGTATCCTCTAAATCCTTTGTGCTACCTAACTCAGTAGGCGTATTAAAGGGTCCCCACGTTGCAGTGCCAAATATTGCGACTACAGGTATATTCTCATTTACCCTGGTTAATTTAGTGGTGTTATTGATTTCATTAATAGTAATAACTGCCATATTAATCTACACCTTCCTTTATATTTTCGGAAATTTTTTCTTCTATAGCCTCTTCGGGTCGCATCTCTAGTAATTTACGTCTGCGTTTCGAAGTGGACCTATTATAGTTAAATTCTTCATATTGGGAAGCTACCGGAACAATCTTCAGTGCCCCAATATTAATTAATGTAGCTACCTCTTTGTTATTGATAAAGTCATCATTTACTAACATTGAAGTACCTTCTTTTATTATAGAACCCCACAACTGTGGGTATTTTATAAACTCTTTATCTACTGTTATACGATACATACTAATACCCTTTCTTTAATCCTCTTTTGGAATGGTATATATAACTTCCTCTGGTTTGCTGTCGGAATATTCCTGAGCGACAAATGTAATCTTGTACTTACTGAATTGACGCTGATAATCTTTATCTTTAAGATTACCATTTTCGTCAAATTCGGCTTTTTTATCATCCAAGGGATTAATAATTTTAATGTAAAATAGCTGAGCTTCGTCTACCACAAGGGACATTGTACTTCTATAATACTGACCACGATTTTCAAATTCCGCGATTTCACTATTATCCACTATGTCATTACCTAAAAACCAATGAAATCCAAAATGTTGGGTAATGTCCTTATAAGATATCTCCGCAAGTAGCTCTGGTTTTCTATGTATGTAAAGAATTAATTCACGACATAATTCATCATTTTCTTGTCTATCCCTGGTAACAATATCTAAATTATATTGTATACTTATGGGTATATAGGAATTTGTAAAATACACTTCCTGTTCCGGGTTTATACGCTTATTGAATTTACCTTGCATATACCCTGGAAAAGATTTTGTCTGCTCCGTTAGACTATACCCCTGTCTATTTATACTTACAAATGGTAATGTAACATCTTCACTTACAGCACCGCTTTTCAGAAACGCTGCTTCAAAAGGCACAATGGACACTCGGGAATCCCCTAATATGTCCTTAAATTTCTGCGTAATAGCTTTGTCGTAAATATACACGCTCATTTTATATTACTCCATCCTACCTTACTCCAATAAACCTGCCATAAATGATATCTCCGTGGGTTGCTGTATATTTTAGTACAGGTGTAAATATTGGATATGCTGAACCCGTCAACTGGGAACCGAAATCTATTGCCTTTATTAGTGAACTGTAATTATAGGATTTTACCCTAAGTAATGTATTAAATCCAAGAATTAAGCCACCACTGTATGGGTTTATATATATTAACTTATCCAAATTCTCTAACAGTTCCACATACGTCACGTTAAGTGGTTTAAGTTTACGATTAAGTGTATGTCTATTATTTATTATAATTCTTTTAATGGTACTATTCAAATACTTCCGTAAATACGCAATAAAAGAACCTTTATTATTATTGTTTAGCTTGATATGTAATATTACCATAACTACACATCCAAATCACTATCGGTTAAGAAGTTTATATTTTCTTTACGATCTATAGTGGGGGACTTATCAATAAAGTAAGGCACTGCGGCACATGTATAAAAATGAGGATGCTCCACACGAGTACTTATCTTAGTAATTTGATAAGGTTTCCAATACCTTAGGGCATCCTGGGTTTTGTTTGGAAATAATACAATTTGCCATTGTGATAGTATCTCCAAATCCAGTGGCACCTGTAACGTAATTGGGTTATTCTCCTCTTTATCCTTATTATACCAACCCTCGCGTTGCAAAGTGCGTTTATTTTGTGGAAATTGTTCAAATAGAATATCTATGTAAATGGGCATTTCAGATGGAATAATATCAATATCAGTATATATATCTTTCTTCTCACTTAATGTCTTTAAAAACACAACCCGGGTTCCACGTAATTTAGCAGCTTCTTTAAATTGATTTAATTGAAATCTATCTAAATCATCTGAATATAAAATGCCCATAATTTTTTCCTCACTGTTACACTATATCGTCGTCACTTACCATTACTTCGTCATCCGCAATGTCGGATTCGGCGGTTGGGGTATTTATATTGTCGTTACCATTATTATTTTGAATATCCTCTGGACCAGTAATATTACGCTCCTTTTCCAGATTATTTAAAGCCTCTTCGCTTTCCATTTCCTCGCGTTTACTTAATATATAGGCTTTAACCACACTACTAATCCAACTATTGGCATATTTTAACCATTGAGAAGGACGAATTAAAGCAGCTGTAATATGCTTACAAGTAGCACCCGTGTTATTTGGATTGGTTATTTTAGCTGGACGACGTTCAGGATCCCCATACTTGAAATCCTGCATAGTAGCAAAATAACTATGCCTATATCTAAAATCCGGACAGGTGCAGTTAACAAAAATATTTTCATTATCTACAGCTTTTTTAAGAGCAGCATATACCAAACTTCTATCGGGCAGATCCTTATGTCTACGATCCATTTCATCCTGTATATATTTTAATATACCACTAATATGAATAGTGACAATATAATCACCCACTTGTATAGGAACAGTGAGGGTACCCGTATCCATAAATAATTGCTTTGCTAACGGAAGTGGTTTAATAGTAGACACATATGACATGCGGCGAGCATATTTGGCCGGGTCTTCGTTTTTATTTTTATTTAGCAACTCTTTACGGGTAACCTCACTTAATTTCATTGTTAATTACCTCATTAGCCTATAATGCCAGTAACCTTAACGCGTTTAGTATTCTTGCCCTTGACGGACTCGGTGATAAGGCCATAACCCATTTTTTTAACCATCAGTTTATTGCCCTCTTTAATAATACCCATATTAATGCGACCAGCCCTGAATAGGTCAATGGTAGCAGGTATTACGGCTTTACGATTTTCGCCCAGAAGCTTCTTAAAATCCTTGGCCTTGACGGTATAACGCTTACCAGCACAGGTGCCTTTTAAGATTAAATCGCCTTCCACTATACGCGCTATACGGGTCTTGGCACGTATATAACCTTTAGCCTCGGTCATATATTTACGAGCTAAGGCGGATATGCACTCATCTAGACTCTCCTCGTCTAAATATAGTTCATCGTCCTCGTTATCCTCATCCTCGTCTTCCAGGTCCTTGTCATCTTCCGGATCCTCTTCATCTTCCAGCTCCTCTATTTTAACGGATATCTCTTCATTCTCAGGATTATCCAAAGCCTGTTCGGCGCTGCCTATATTAACAAGAAGCTCATCGTCATTGCATATTGGGCAAACAATTAAGTTTTCCGGGGTGTCCTCGGAAGCTATAAAATGCTTCTGGCAATTAGCGCAGAAATACACCTTATCGCTTAACGATTCCTTGTATTCGTCGGCTTCATCGTTTATAACAGTAGATTCGTCAGAATTGTCTTCGGAAACTTCTTCAGAAACTTCTTCTGGAACTTCGTTTATTACTTCGTCCTCATCTTCCATAAGAAATTTATCCTTATCCTGATACTGCTGTTTCTTATCGCAGCACTGTGATTCCTTTAGAAAAATTAAACGTGTTGCAAAATTTAAAACATTGGCCATAATTAATTCCTCCAATAATTTTTTTAGTAATTTTAATCAATTGGCATAAACAGGTTATCATTATCCTGTAAAAATTGTCTTAATTCCGTCAATTCGGATTGAGCTTCGCTTAATAATGTATCGCCATCCAATTCATATGGTGCGGAGGTCATTTTATATTTACTTCTAATTCGACCTAACGTTTCTTTCGTATAGGCCAAAGATAAACGAATTAAATAATTAATCCAGTAGTCATCCTGTATCTCTTCAACATTTACCAAATTTTTATTATATACAACTGTTATCATTTGACTGGTTGGTATTTGCTGATATAGATATAATTTTTGCTCTCTGCCGTCCCAGGTATAATCTAGATCCTGCTGCGTTGTATTTCTTATTTGTTGGTAAATGAGTGAAGTAGTATATCCCTTTAGTAAACTGGTGGTGCCTGTATAACCATTTAATGTGGAATACTGATTGGTGGTATAGGTTAAAGGACTAAATAACATTGCACTACTATCGACCGTGGAATTTATGGAACCGGCATTGGCACGTACAACATATAAAATAGCCCTTACATTTTCGCTACTTAAATCGATACAACTATTAGCAGGAAGGGTTTTGAAATAGGGTGTGTCTATATATGGATTTAATTCCATAAAGGCGATATCCACTAATTCCCCTATTTGCTCTCCTGTTAATTCTATATCCAATAATTGACCACCCAGTCGGGCTTTAATTATGGCAATGTATTGATCTCGATTCATAAATGTACCCCACTATAAGCTATATATACTTAGTTCTGACCCTCGTTGCCTTCGTTTTCGGTATTACCACTATCTGGATCAGTTTCGGTTCCGTTTTCAGATTCAGGTGGCGCAGGTGGCATGGGTGGTTGTTCCTGCTCCTGATCCTTATCCTCTTCTGGTTGGCTATCAGAAGTATTCTCAACAACCTCTACTTGAATATCGCTATCTTTAAATAGTTTTTGATAATATGCCATACTCTCTTCAGGGGTTACAGCTACCATATTGTCAACCTCTATTTCGACACTGCCGGGAGTGACAACTTGTTCCTTATCCACCATTTCCACAGTAGCACCAGGAACCAATATATTAGTTAAGCTATTATAGCTACTAAATTTCTTAGGGGTTGTAGATGTATTTGTAAATTTGACTTTTTTCATACCTATACCTCACTGTGCTTCCATAGTTAAGGTGTCCCCATAGAACTTGGATAAAGCAGTCTGCATTTTAGTATAATACTCTACGGCTTCTTGTTCAGTATATAAGGTAATGCCAACATTCTCTAATATAAGCTCACCTTCAGCGGGGATTACATGTTTTTTGGAACCTTTATATTCCGTAAACTCAACGGGGAGTTTTGAAGTATTTTTAAATTTAAGTTTCATATATTCATCTCCCTTTATATAATGATACCCTCCCTCCCTATTCCAGGAGGGAGGGTACTATATTGAAGTGACTCTCTAATGTTAATTATTAGACTAAGCCCGTAATATTACCGGCTACATACATCTTATTATTGAGCATGGTCTTACCATAGCTGGTAGCCCAACCCTGCTGGCCCTGGAAGTCAGCAAGCATAAGCATCTGGGTAGTAGCAACAGGCATATAAGGAGCGTAGCAATAACCAGCATCGAAGAGGGAATTGCCCTTATAACCAACCAGCCACTGATCAGGAGCGAAGAACGGGTTCTTATAAATCTTGTAACCACCCCAGGTACCCATCAGGTAAGGACCAACCACACCAGCATTATCCACTGCACCAGTATAGGATAGAGCGGACTCAATGACGGTAGCAACATTGGTACCAACAACTACGAAGTTACCCATCGCACGCTTGGTGTTCTGGAATATCTGATTGGAGGCACGATTGAAGACGGTCTTTAAGGTCTCGAAATGGTGATTCTGAGGAACACCAATGGGCAGCGTAGCATCCCAAGTAATAAGACCACCGCCCATAGCACTCTGGTTATAGGCACCAGTGTACAGATCGGACAGGATTTCAACGTCTATTTCATGGGCAATTTCTGCAGCAGCCTGAGCAGCTAATAGACCGTTCAGGTCCTGGCCATATTCCTTCTGCATTTCATAAGCAGAATCGAAAGACCAAAGAGCCTTTAACTTGCGGCTACGAGCTAACACCGGAATACTTACAATGCTCAGGTCAATTTCGGGTACATCGACGGGAGCATATTCATTATTAAAGGTCCAATTACCAATTAGCACATCCTCGGCAGCGGGTGGAGCGGTAAGAGTAGCCTTAGCAATACCAGTAATGTAATTAATGGTACCCTTATCGGTAGTACCATTAACCACTAATTTACCAGCACCATCGTCCTCTATGGTGGTGGTACCAATAGTAAGCTTCAGGCTACCAGACTTCACAGGCTTCCAAGGCAGGACGAATTCTATGTCATTACCAGTGGTATTGAATACTATAGGCTCATTCTCAACATCCTGAGAGGTGTAGTGCTTATTGGAACCAGTGTAATTAAAGGTGGTAGCAAACTCGTCGCCAACCTTATGACCATCGCGCTGGGAACCAGCAGAATATTTTACGTAATTGATAATACCCATTTTATTTTCAATGGGCTGTACATTGACTAAATCAAAAGCAATAAGGTTAGGCACCATGCTGGCAACTATGTCCAGCGCATAACGCTTATACGGACCAACCATAGTGTTCTGAGTAGATTCCTTTAAATCGTAATTAATACGATTCTTGGTATTTTCTAACAGCTTAGCTAATGCTACTTGCTGCTCCAGATTCAGAGGCCTGCGACCCTCTTCCTGCATAATAGAATTTACTTCGGTTAACTTCTTGCCCCACTTTGCGATTACGGGGGAACCTTCCATTAAATACTTGGAAGTAGCTTCTTGTAAATTAATACCCATATAATTAACACTCCTTATCTTTTTACTGAGTTATTCGATTTCTGCGTAATGCCTCTCGGATTACTGAGATATTACCGTGATCATTTTCATCCCTATTAGATGGTGTTATGGAATTAGGTTGTGAGGATTCCATCATCGCATTTAATACATTAGGACGTTTATTGGTCATTGTTTTCTGCATTTCAGATATAATTAAGTCAATATCTTTTAAAGATTTTGCTTCGTTTACCCTTCGCTTAGTCATTGAAAGGTCACTACCATAGATTGCTTCTTTTTGACCAATATACTCTTCACGGAAGCTTTGTACTAATCGTTTACTTTCCTCAGCCGCTGCCCGAGTAGCTGTAAATTTATTTTGCAGATCATTATAATCACTTTGTACTTCCTGTAACTTAGTTGCTAAAGAAGTATTTTTCTTTACTAAATTACCATGGGATTCTTTTAACTCTGCAAAACCTGCTTTACATTTATTTACAAATGAAACTGCATAGTCTACTGTTTCCTGTAATTTCTTATTTTTAGCTATTAATTCGCTCTGTTTATTATCAGATTCATTTAATTTCGAGGTTAAATCCAATACTTGATTTTGCAATTCCGTAATCCGGTCATATAATGCTTTTTGATTATTGCCCTCTCCGGCCTTACTTTCTTTAAGGGATTTATTAAGTTTTTTAACCTCTTTTAATACTTCCCCGTTATTAGCTTCCTTTAATAAGGCTATTTGAGAACGAATGAAACTTAACTCCGCCATTAAATTTGCTGAATCATTTTGACTTTCCAGCATCCTAATTTTATTATAGGCCTGCTCTAAATCTTTGGTGAGCGTTTTATTTACTTTTATTATAGGATTATTATCGTTACTTTTCAATAAATTTCTTTTCTCTAAAATATATTTATCCAATATTTTAGAGTTCAGTTTTAATTTTTCTATTAAATGACAAACTTGTTCCAGTTCAGCCTCGCAATTAGCATTATTAATACTCTCTTTTAAACTATCCATTAAAGACTTTTTTATGCTGGATTGTTCGGTGAGCGAAGTATATGTTTGCCTTGCCTTTCGTGCAGCTGGTTGCACCACTACGTCAAAGCATACAAATACGTAACTAGATTCATCTACTACATTACCCAATTGAGCGTCATAGGTATAATCACCAAAGCCCCTGGAGGATACACCTAATATGGAACCATAATCGCATAAAGATTTTAATATACGTCCTTTTTCGGTGGGCAGTATATCAAAACAACCCATTACACATTTTTTGGTCTCATCTTTCCAAAGCTTAGTACAATTCACCGCAGCGTATTCGGCCTTTAATTCTAATCTTTCATCCGGATGATCGATTTCACCAAAAAGGGTTTTGGTTCTAATAGCTTCTTTTACATAGTCGGAATTAAGTACTCTATCCCATAATGATTCGCTATAAAAATTACCATTATCCGTCTTGGTGGCATAATCTGCACAAGGGCCACATAAAACACCCAATGCTTTAGGATTACCACGATTAGCTTCAATGTCAGCTGCTTCGGTCAGTAATTTTAATCCACCTGTATTTGCATGTACGTCCACTAATAAAACTTTATTTTCTAATATATTCTCTGACATGTTTACATCTCCTCTTCTTCCCAAGCAAGATATGCCGATTTTATATTTTTAGCACATTTAATGACTTCCTCATCATTATCGCCCTTAGTTAAGTTATTGTTAATAGCCGTAGTAATTTCCTTAATATTAAAATGTTCATTAAACTCCTGAATTAAATTGGGGTTTTTGACCAAAGTAATTTTAATATGTATGAGAAACGATAACATTGCCTTAATATACTTTTCAATATTGTCGGTATAGTTAAATACAATGTTTCCATAAAAGGGTTTACTCTTACTAATTACCAACATAAAATCCCTAAAGGTGCGGGTACTATTATCCTCGATAAATTTAATTACACTCTCGGGGACCGTATCATTTTCCGCCAGCGTTTCAATGGCAGCATCGATATCTAAATTACGCTCTTTCTTTAACCTAAATAGTATATCGTAGCATTGGGAACGAGTCATTGACATGTACTAAACCTCTTCTCTTTTATTAAATTTCTATATCCTGCCATTCTCCACCAAATTCCGCATTCATTGTTGTATCATTATTAGAAGGAGTACGGGTTACCGTAGAGGAGGAGCTGTCTACATTGGAACTAAATCCGGAACCTTGAGGTTCATCCACCTCAATAGCTTGACCACTAATATCCCCCATACCACCTTCATCACCCATATCCATATGGTCTTCTTTTATTTCAAATAGATCTTTAATGGTGGGATCATTAAATATTTCGGTACTTATATACTCAAGTGCTCTATCCATTTTAAGGGTCAATAGTTCATGTTCATTCAACGAATTAAGTATCTCCATAAAGGATTTTGTTAATTCCATACGATTACTAAATAATTCGTCACGCTCTTCATCCTCAATGGAAGAAGGTACAACCATCATTACCTTATATTTATTCAATAAATGGGATAAGCCCCTATTATCCAAATAAATATCCATTAAATCATAGATACCTCTACGAATAAAGCCCTGCAAACGTTTAATAGTGCGGGCATAGCGGGCATCCTGTTTTGTTAATGCACCACCAGAACCAAAAGTGGACATGGCCTCGGTGTAGTTTAGATAGGTCTTAGGTACCTTTAACCCTGCAAATAACTTATTTTGGTAGTATTCCAAGTCAGCTATATCTTTTATATTAACATCCCCACCCACCGTATTAAAGGATATGGCACCTTGACCATCTTTGGTTGGTACGTATATAAAATTTTCAATTGGGCCAGGATTCATGTACTGGGAATACTCCCCGCTATTGCTATTTAAGGTTACTTTAGATTCTATTAATTGCTTTATCTTACGTAAGGTGGTATTAACATTGGTTTTAGACATGTTACCAACCTCTACCTGTACTACACGTAATATTGATGAGCGTGATACCCTATTTAACATAATAGAATATTCCAATAACTGTAGGTCTCTTTGATCGGTGTATATATCATGTATCATGGAACGACCACGTCTTATTTGAAACCTAAATTGTTTACCCCCGCCTACATCGACTACAAACATATCGAAATTACGGCTGGTACAATCATCTATATAAAAATGTATAAATTTATCGCGTGGATAATATCTAATTGCATTATTATGTTGAGAGGGTGTATAATAGCCGGTGCCCATAGTACCTTCACTATTTAATCCACCATTTACCCTATTAAGGGCGTTACTTTCCATTACTCTGGCAAAGGCAACGGTCTTGCCCTGCACTACTAAGTCAAACATATTTTCTACATCACGTACAATTTCATATCGACTAAGTATATAACCGTCACTATGGTTATGGGCAATTTTATCAACCTCAGTAAGTACGTGGCAATAATCCAATGCATTGGACTTTTCTACAGACTCCACCAATCTTACATCGGCACTGTTTATGGCTTTATCATAAAATAATTCCAAATAAACATCCCCATAAAGGGCTAACATACGGGCAATTTGCCATAAATCCTTTTCTATATCAATGCCTTCAAATATTGATTGAACAATACTTTCGATGGAATGGTCATCACCCTGCATCCACATGATATTGCCCTTTATATCGGACTGGGTGGCATCTTCAGCATATAAATCTAAAACAGAGGATATAATGGAGTCTTCGGATAACTCCTCATACATTTGGTATTGACGTTCTCTAAGATTCGACAATATTCTAAAATTATTGATATTCTCATTCATAATTTTATTGTCGGATAATTGAAATACGTCAGAAATTGAACCATAACCTATATCCTCGTCTACATAATATACGTCTGACGAATTTTGATAGCGTATAGGTATAGATTTCATAAAACCCTTACCCCCTCGTAATGAGGGGGGGGATTTATTTATATTTAAAATAGTATCAATAGTTGTCACATGTTCATGTAACTTATTTGATTCCATTTTTTACTCCTCTTCTTTAACTACTGTAACGTCGTCCTCATCCCCACCTAAAATTTCAACAGCTGCTGGTTCTAAATTAATTTGTGCCGCTACGGGTTTAGCAATAAGTGCTTTTTGAACTGCGGAAGTAACCATTTTTTGTACCTCGCTGTCATCTACTAAATCACCCAGCACATCCTTGAGGAAATCCGGGCGACTTACTTCGGTGTCGTCGGCTTTTAACATACGGTCCAGCATTAAGCCAATAACTACAACAGCGTTAGCTTTGCTTATACCATGTGCACGCAGTATAGACTGCAGAGCATCGTATATATTATCGACTACGGAATCGCATAGAATGCTTTCCACCAGTTTGTTGGTTTTAAAGTTCTTACGGATATTATAAACCTCCGCTAAAGATAAATACTCTTCTTCGGCGTCGGTTTCCGATTCCTGCTCATTGTCCGTAACGTCGTCGGTGGGTTCGATAATAGGTTGTGCATCGTCTTCGTTATCCATAGAATCATCATTCTCTATACAATCGTCCCCTATACAATTGTCGTTTTGTATACAATCTTCGCAAGTATCGGGCTCTTCTTCTACGGGTTCATTTTCTGCGGTTATATCCACATTATGATCATCTTCTTCTTTAGAAGCTTGAAATCCAATTACTTTATCAAATTCCGAAAAATCAATGTCCAATAACAGTTCATCGGAAAAATCTTCTTTTATTATTTTGCTCATATATGTATTTTCTCCCTTTCTGTTAAATTTAGTTCAATTAGATAATTACATATATAATTAACCAGCTCTTCTTCGTCGTCTGGCAGATTATAGTTTTTAACGTCTTTAATTCCCTTATAGTCCGTAAAAATAATGTAAGGAGAATTACTAGTATAAACATAATCCAACGTGAGAATGGATTTTTTAAATAGATAAATTCTAATGCTGTTATTAGAAATGAAGGTTGCAATAAAGTCTGATTTAATTTTTTTGATTTCGGTATTAATATGGTCTAATAATTCACCCATGTCGTTTTTAATACCAAACACTGTAATAGGTTCTACAAAATTCTCTCGTATTTTCATTATATAAACCCTCTCAATAATTGAACCATTTCGTTGAAATTGTTTATAGGCAAATCCATATCCCACGTATGCCCATTAACAAATAGGCTGATATATAATTGTTCTCTTTCTATATTAAGTATATTGTATCTTGGAGGAATTTTCAAGTTTAGTTGAATATTATGGAACCGAATTCGTAAAAATGCACCTGTACTACCCGGTTTAGTGGTTATCAAATCTGGTTCAAATATCACCGGGGCCTTAACAACTTTATTTTCTATAATATCTTTCTTTACATAATTTAAAAATAAATCAATGGAACTAAATTCTATATTATCGAAGGCCATAAAGGATTCTGGATTATATTCCTTTTCCTCCTCTTCAATTAACTGGTCATTATCCATATAGATAACGCCGGGAGCAATTTCAGTTAATTTCATAGTAATCCCTCTATACGTAAGGCGTATTCCTGTAATAATTCTTTCAATTTTGTTTCGCCAGGTTCAAATTCTTCGTCATAGACGTTTACAAATTCTGCGGAAATAAAACCAATCGCCAGACCATCTACATTTTTTAGTACTTTACAAAATAGTGCTCCAATACCAATATTTTCCAATACATTATACAATACATAGAAATGATCTTTGAAATATTTAATGTTTTTATATGAGCAGAAATCGTTGTGTACTAATTCCTTTATAAGAGGTAAAGCCATTGCTTGAAAAATGGATTGCATTAAGGTTTGATTTGTAGCAATACCTACCTTGACTACTTGGTGTACACAGCTCATTTTTTGAAACTTTTGACCCGACATGCTTGCATCCCCATTATGGAAAAGGTAAAGCGAAATTCTATCAGCATTGCTCTTTTTTAATAGCATGTTAAGTATATTATCTATTTTAATATTATGAGTCTGGTCGGATAATATTAAATTGTTATGCGTTTTATTATTATCCGAGGATAAGATGGCCTCCAATAAATTCTGCTGCATATCCAATAATAGTTTGGAGAGGTCTGCGTTTTTTTCATTTAATGTGTCAATCGCATTAGTTTTATCCCTTAGTTTATCCTCTATATAGTCCTCATGTTCCTTACGTAATGTTTCTACATCGGATTTAGTATGCTTAATATGGGTTTTAACTAAGCTATAAGTATCTCTTACTACAATGACCAGGCCATAACATGCAAGAGCTATTAATAAGGCTGATATACCATATTCAGTTATAATTTGAGTTATATCCTTTAATCCTATCATAATAGCGTGTATCCTTTTCAATAATAGCTCCACTATATCATAATTATAGTTATGAACGTGGAGCTATTATAAATTTTTATTAATTAGAAATTAAAACCATTTTGGTATTCTAAATTTTGACCATTGCGTGGTGGGTATAATTATGCCTTCATGCATTAAATCCTTTACTCGCCGCTGTTTTAGGCTGGTTAATTGACAACCATAGCAGGCTCCTGCGAATTCAACCACTAAACCACCACCAACATATACCCCAATATGACCATTAAACCCAACAAAATCCCCAGGGGTTAATTTAGAACGGGTGGTAGCCGTAGAATATTCATTGCTGCAAAGTGCATTAGCTGTAGCATCCCATTTATTGGATACATAATTAAACATTCTTAGGAAACCAACAATCATGCCTGAACAATCAGAAGCAGCTAAATTGGGGTATCTTTCTGCCATCTGTTTTAGCCATTCCAGGCGCCCGTCACTAAAGTATTTAGGGTTGCGTTTATATTTTTCCTCTATAAATCCAGGCTTACTGGCTTTTTGTATATTTAAATTGGTGTCAACGAGATTAGCACCGTATACATATAAAGCTGTAGGGATATTATCCTTTACATAATCTACATCGTATGCGAATCCCAGAATAAATTTTATAAAGGTATAGCGTTTACTGCTTACCTTTTTTATATCTTCATTTATTAATCGTAAATTGGGTGCAGTGATATGTGGGAAATCTGCGTATCTTAATAAACCATTATTATTTGGTTTATTTTGTTCAGTTTCATCCTCCACAGGTTTGTGTTTCATATCCTTCATGATAGCATCCCAGGTTAAAGGACCCACCTTACCATCTACCATTAAGTTTTTGGCTTTTTGATATTTTTTGACTGCGACTTCAGTGTCACTGCCAAAAGTTTGTTTACGTGGTTTTATACTAAGATACCCTAAACTGTATAAACAGTCTTTAATAAATTTAACCTCTTGGCCAGAACTACCACGCTTTAATACGACTCCTCCGTAACGCATTTTATAATATCCTCCAATTTGCGTGATTATTTAGTGGTATTAATTAACTCTTCCTTGGTTAATTGTTCGCAAAGACCATCAATAAGATTTGATACAATATCCTTATTACTCTCATTTACTAAACCGTATTCTTTTAATAGGTTAAGTATAAATTCCTTACGATTGCTGCCCATTTTAGGACCAACAATATTCTTTTCGGCGGATATAATTAAATCCGATAACATATTCATTACAATTTGAAGATTGGCCGCACCCATTTTCTGGGTAAGATAATTCATAACGATAGGTTTAACTTTTTTGTAAAGAGGTATTAAAATTAATACCACTACGATCCATATAACCTGACAAATAACGTTTGCCCAATTAATTACATTTTCATTTATTTGCATTTTAACAAACCTCCTAATAAATATATTTATTCGTTATAGTGATTACTACTTTCCGAATGTAAATCTACAATTCTTTTATCTATATTATCAATAAAGTCTGCATTGGTTTGAGCCATCATTTCTTTATAGGACTCTTCGTCTAAATGTTCTGCACTGTCTTGCATAATACTTTTACGAATCTTTAATAAATTTTCGGCTTTGGCTTTATTGTAATACCATATAATAACGGCTGTAATCGGTAGGGCGAAGATAGATGCAATTACTCCGGCATCGCTTCTGTCGTATAGGACCCAAGCCCCAACAATTATGGATAGGAATGAAAAACATATAACCAGCACACACCACAAGAGTATTTTACTTGTCTCTTTACGCTTTAATGTATATTGTGACCTATGCTTGGATTTCTTCATATCACACCTCTGAATCTATATTCTCTGATCCCTGCATAGCACGAACATCCTCCATTACGGAGGGATCGTTAATTAAATCTTTTAACGTATCAAAATACTCGTCACTATGTATATAATAGTCGAATAGTTTATTAATACTTATATCCCCTTGAAGCTCAGCTGGTAGAGGGTCTTGTTCGGATATTTCATATACCCAGTCCACAAAATTATCTAAATACTCTTCAATAGATATATACTTATCTAAAGGTAATTCTAAATCCGTAATCGTGGCTTTATGGTAGCCCTGGGATACAATCGGACTAATTAAACTATATAGGTTATTACTGGTGGTCCAATCTTGAACTATCTCTGAGAGTGAGGCTTCCATTAGTGTACGATATTCAAGTAAAATATGTTTCATTATAACACCTACTTTATCTCTTTATTTAATTTTATTAAACTTATTGTAATTTTACAAGAATTAAATAGCCCAGGTAAACATTAACCTGGGCTGAAATTTAATAAATATTACCTATCCAGCGATACAATTAATCCACGTTCGGTTTCTTCAATGGATTTTATAGGTTTATCGGCATATTGCCAAGTAATTTGCAACACTCTACCACCAAAATGAGGCATATCCCCTGAGGTTTTAAGTTCTATTGGGGTTTTACCATCCAGGGTAGCTAAAAACTCTTTAAGAGGTTTATTGATAAATATATTATAATCCTCCGTAATTTTTACGCCCTTAGCTTTACTTTCTGACATAGACTCATCCTCATACCAAGCCTCATTATTAGCGAGCTGTGCAAACTCATTATAAAGGCTTTTTATCCAATAAGATGGGCCGTCAAACCAATTTACCGCATCTAAAGCAGAAGTATATATTACTTCCCCACCTTTTAACATTTCCAATTCTCGGGTATCATAATTATACCTAAACTGATAACCCTTGTATTCAAATTTAGAGGAATAGCCATTATCTGGGATTTCATATACATGACCAAAACCATCAGTTATGTGGTTGGGTCTTAAATCGCTCGCCCCATATTCTGGATATTGGGAAGTTACATCCTTTAAGCCCTTAAACCAAGAATCATTTTTAATTGAAGCCATATTGTTTATATTCTCCTTTCCCTTAATTGTGTTACTTATTCTTCTTTACCTTGTATCTCAGTTAAATAATTTATCAAATCCTTAACGTCCACATCGGATTGGAAATAATAAGCTACGTTATTTCCCTTTATCTCCATACAGTATAGAATTGGGAAATAGGTACGTTCCACCAAACAGGATTCTACGGTGCTGCCATTATCAAATTTCTTATTACGGATAAGTACATTTTCTTCGGAGAGCAGATCTTTAATGGTGGAATTAAACTGAGGTATGACTATAAACTCCATACGTTTAATTCCAAGTTGACCTGCTATATATTTATACATGTCCAGATTAGCTGCCAGCTCGTCGTCCCCAAAGGTATTCATTATATCCCCAAGGGTACTTAGGGTATAGTTTAATTTAGTAGACTCTATAAGCTTTGCTTCGTCCATATTGGAGAGATCATTTTCTTTATCCCACTGCTGTTCGCAGCGTTCTTGTGCCTGATTAATCTCATCCTCATTTTTGAAATAATAATGATCCTGACCGTTATTACCACGTTCCCAAATCCAAGTAATTGTGCCGTTATCTGTTGTTAACTCCATAACATGCAATTCGCCACCACCGTCACCGGGGATGTTTTTAATATTAGTACTGTTGGAAAGCTCGGTTAAGAGATATTCATAGCCCAAACCATCATATGCATCCAAAATAACCTCAATTACGGTACGCATGGATCCGTTAAGTTTGCGGGTGATAAATTGAAAGACCCGTAAAGTACGATCAAGTGCACTATCCGAGATGTTATTAGCAATTGCATCCAGCACATCCTCCAATGTATATATTTCATCGGACCATTTACGTGATTCGGTTAAGTGTTTACTTTCTTCTTTATTCATCTTTTCTTTTATAAAGGCTGCGGCATCTTGTTCGGTGGGTGCCTCAAATACAATTTTACCACTGTTATCCCTAACTAAACAGCCACCTTGCGTCTGTTGTATTATGTAATCACCTAATTGAATGTTAGACATATTTGCCTCCTGAATTTTATTTAATATAAATATTATATAACATAACTTACTTTATATCAAGTAAATTATGTACTTAAGTCCTGTATTATTTTGTACTCGGATTCCTCAATATAATCTTTACATTCTTCGTATTCCAGTAATAGAGGTAACCGATAATTAGAATCCAGTTGTTTTAAAATGGTATTATAGTAATACACTGTAGCGAGCACATCTGCTTTTTGTAAGTCACATATAAAGGTTGCTCGTTTATTAGGGGTACCAAATTTTTCATAATTGTATGCTGTACACCACGCACAACCACTACTTACATTACATTTTTTACACTTTTCGGGGTTTTGGGAATCCCAGGTAATATCCCTAAGCGAATTAAAAAATTTATCATTACCTTGGATACCATGCCAAACATCCCCCAATACACAATTGTCACTTAAATGCTTGGGCATGGATACTGGCGCAAATCTTAAACAAGGATAAATTTTACCATCGACATCAAAGGCCAACATTCGACCATTTCCACCGCACCAATTAGAGGTTTTATTTGGGTCATGCTTAAATACTGATTCTAACTTAAATAGAGGTGTATATACCGTTTGCCACAATTTATTGGAAATAAGGTAATCGGCAAATTTTTTCAATTCATTGTAATATATTTTGGCATGACGTGGTTCCCAACCTTCTTCATATACGGGATTAGCGTGTAGGACATTACATTCTAATTCCTGGAGTAAACTAATACACGCTTCACTTAAATATGGAATATTGTCCGGGGAAATAGTCATCTTCGTACTTCTTTGATTAAATCTTTTCTTTAGATCCCGGGCAGCAGCTATAGCAATATCATATGAAGGGCGTCCATCTGGGAATAATCTACATTTATCATGCAGTTCCTTATTACCATCAATGGAAATATTCATGCTAAATTTACCATCATATTTATGAAGGAATCTCTGAACGTCCTCTGAAAAATATAATACACCATTCGAAGATATGGATATTAAAAAATTTCTTGCCCAACGATGATTGAGGCTAATTGCTTTATCCAGGAAGTAGTCCAAAATCTGGTCAATTAAATTTATTTCAATTAGAGGCTCACCACCAATAAATTCTAGAATTAGACAATCCGCATCTTGACGATTTACAATTACTGATTGTTTTTCATCCTCTTCGAATAAAAAATCAACTGCCTTTTTAGCTATATCCAAGCTCATGGCATTATTTTCTTTATGCTTTTCATAGCAGTAGGTACAACGTAAATTACAGTTATGTGTAACTATAAAGGTGATATTTTTACAGCCTCGGTAAAATAGACGTTCGTAATTACTGGCAAATTCATCCTTAATATTAAACCTAATATTAAGATCCTTGAGATATTCCCCAATATTAGTATTAGGAATAAATATCCTGCTCATATATAATTGCCCTTTCCAAAATATAGTCAATATAGATTTGATAATTCTTTATATCGTTACATTCCTCTTTGGTTAATGCCGTTCGCAGAATTTCCTGCATTATCATTTGTTCCTCTTTGATCTTATCCTGTAATTCGTTCTTCCACTCATCTAATTTGGTATTATTTTCAACTGTTTCTGGACGTTCTAAAAATCTATTTAACAGAAATTGCAATCCACGTATTTCCCAAGTAACGCTTTCCAGGTAATATAGTGTAGGGTCGTCATATAAATTTATTATTTTATACTCTTTCATACCCTTATTAACGTTCATTGTCAGCATTCCTTTCCAGTATAAAGAATTTTATTTCATATACATCGTTTGTTAAAAACTCTTTCGTTTTATTACTTATGGACGTTATGTCCACCACATTTATCCAATCCTTATAAAGATCATTATAATCTAAATAGATTAGTAAATACAACTCCAATATAAATTTAGAAAAATAATGTCTATATATTGGAGCAATGCTGTCTATACACCTGTTATAGTCTGCTATAATGGTATATAACATATCCCTAAATAGTGGCTCACCTATTAATCCATATTTAATACAATACCGTATGGTTAATATATCCCAATAAACTATCCACGGCAGCGTTTCTTTATAATCCGCAAATAATTCTATGTAAAGGTTACTTAATTGATTTTTAAAGTTGTCTTTGTTTGGGCATTCCTTATAGTACTGTAATATTGCAGCGTCCAACAGATCCAGGATACCATTTAACATGTTGTAATCCAATGTTTCTTGCAGATTCTGCAGCTCGGATTTAAAAGCTCTTATATATTCAACATCCAATGAATTGATATGGTTTAATAAATTAATAAAGGATAACTGTAAGGACAGGTTTTTAGAGTCCGATATTAAGTTTTTAAACTTGTTTTGTTTATATGAAATGTCCATCTAACCCACTCCTTATTTATATAATGTATTTAGGTATTTGATCTTTAGATATATATTCATCTAGTTTCTTTACACTCGAAGAATTTTTATTTAAGTGTTCCATAAATATAGACATTTGTTTTATGGAATCCAATTCGCTTTGCGAGGTGGTGTTTTCTAATCTATTGTAATTTATCTTAATAGCCGTGTATATAATCAAGGTATTGGATAACATGTTATCGTTAATACCTTTTATGTATTTGAAAAGCGTATTATTGAAATCCTCTATAGTAATTTTATTGGTATTTAGAAGGTAAAAATTATAAAAAATAGAAAAGGGCACGTAATCCTTACCAAATACATGTTTGTATACATAATTTAATTCTTTTTCGGTAATGCTGGATTTAATGGATTTAATTCTAAATCCCCTTAATAATATACCAAATAGGATAGCTTTATTTAAATCAGCTATTTCCAAATTGGGATCCTCTAAGAAAGATTTAAAATGTTCATCTATATATAACACCAACTCCTCTTTAGAAAATTTTGGTGCATCTATTATTATTTTAAACAACTCAATTTCGGTTTGAATTAAATTAGTTATTAACATCTTACATCATTCCTCTTTACTGTAATTTAATTGGCTTGGACTGCCCAAGAGCATCTGCCCGAACAACCTGAACCACAGGTATGACAGGTGGGATTACATGTACAATAACCACAAGATGGACCACAGCCTTTATTATCACAGCCACCACAACCACTGGAACAGCCTCCGGAACAGCCCCAGCCGCAGCCACCACAGCCACCATAACAGTCACCTGAACATCCGCCCGAACAACTACCACTACAACCACCACTGCAAGTGCCAGTACAAGAACCCGAACAGGTAGTAGTGCATTGTGTTACGCACATACCACTACACATGGCATCGCAGTCGTTATTGGTACGAGCCCCTCTTGGTTGAGACTCATAAGCGGTAATTTTAGCTTCCATTGCTGCCATATCGGATTCCGTAATAACTAATTTAATATTTTCTGGGAGTTGAGAAGTGGATACCGCTCTTAACGGAATTTGATTTTGGGTCATATATTCCAATCTTAATAATGTATTAGGTAATGCGGAGTTCTTAAAATCGTATTTAGCATCGGCATAGGATACCATAGACCCGTAACCGTTTCTACGACGCATTTCATTACGAACCCTATTTTTTAGATTAACGAATTCTTGGGCAATAACTTTGCGATCGGGCATTAAGGTCACCTCCTACATTCTAAAAATAGCACAAAGTACAGAATTTTCATTAGCTTTTTTATTTTGTAATGCTCTACCAATAATACACCCACGTGGTATGTTATCGAGTTCCTTTACAGCTTTAGCATGTCCTCGTTTAGAGGATGTAATAAGATAATCACCCTTCTTACATTCACCATCTATCAATACAGGCACCTTTCCGGCTAATGCAATAGGTGCATGGGTCTCATCGGGGTCACCACCAATACAAAACGCATAATTATCCGAAATAACACCAAAGGCATTGTTATCACATTCCATATAACATATAGAGACCTCATTGTCGTCCGAAGGATCTATAACCACCACCATACCAGGTTCAAAGCCAGGTTCAATGGAGTATACTTCGGCATAGTCAGCCATATATGCGTTATATACCCTGGTTGCATAAAAATAACCATCGTAATTTAATCTGGTTGCCGAAGTAGGTGCGGTACTGCCGGCATAAAAATAACCAGGAGCTTTTGTGGTTGTAGTAACATTAAAGGAACCCGCACCTCCAGCATATGTTACTGGACCGGTGAAGGTACCACCACTAATGGGCATATATACGTTCTCCAGACTTTTGGTACCACACTCTACCCACGCGTTATTGGCATCCTTAACATAAATCGCTCGACCAGTATGAATATACATATCCCCCACACTTCCGGTGTTGGAATCGGGGGCTGTGTTACCTACAATTACATTTCTCAGGCCAGGTACCCCATTTATTGTTGGGGATACGGTTTGGGCATTAACCTGAGGGCTACCCAATAATAGTACCGGATTATTACTATTTTTATATTTACTATTTACACCATCGTAAAATGCTATCGCTTGAACATTTTGACCAAATATTGTATTGTTGGTATCCATTTGGAACACAAATGGGCCATTCTTACAATCCAATACTACTGGGCTTTCGTCTGGCAGCGCCCCAATATCCTTTGCTTTTAATGGATCGGTACCATCCTTATAATGTTTATAATTATGTGGTGCCGTTGGGGCATCTATAATACAATATAGACCCTGTGGGTCTTTTGTAATCATATTATCAAATTCCTGCGATGTTAATAAATGTAATCCGGAGTAATACGATATACTTTTCATATTTACCTCTTTGCTGTCCTGTTTTATTTATTGTAAGTTTATTATTGCCTGAGCTACGGCGTTTGCCGCCGCCTGTGTGGAAGCGTCTAAATGTATGGTGGTATGGTCACTAACATAACCTGATAGATTAGCCACAATGTTTGCCAGTGCTATTACCTGATCCTCTAATAATTTTCCTCGATTAGCAGAGTAGGCTACACGGGTTTTTACTTTATCCCCTTCGCCTACATCGCAAACGTCTAACCCTAATTTAACTGCTTTACCACCAAAATATACTTTTTGGTCCCCAGTGCAGTCTCCCCATTCTTCATTGGATTCACTTATATACATGAGTCCATCCCATACACCGCAATCGGCTTCAGTTTCATCGTTTGGATCCGAGCCCATTAAAGACGAACCCCAAACGACTTTTTCTTTGTAGGGGTTTTCAGGGTCTACGGTTTTAATAAAAAATCTTGTATTAGCCACTAATTAGATACTCCTTACTTATTTTGGCGTACAAAATATAAAGTGCCCTCTTTTAGGTTTCCAGCTGCTTGTTGGGTGTTATATTCCTCTTCGGTCATAAATAAACAACCACTATTACCATCGCCACCAGAGTTTATGGTATATAGAAAACTAAATTTAGTTGTATCTAATAAATTGGCGCCAGCAGGCACTTCGGTATCACTAATACATTCATAAAAAGTATTGTTATAATTTATGACATTAAATTTCTTAAAGGGCTGCGTAGTAATGCTTGAAGTAACCGTATAAATGGGTAATCTGTTTTGTAAATATAGACCCATTTGACCATCGACCAATAATTGACGATATTGTTCGGCTTCTACACGAGCTTGTTCAGCTTCTACACGACCCTGTTCATTGGTTTGACGCGTCTGTTCATTTTTTGCGTATTCATTTTGCTTTTGGACACGAATTTGTTCCATTAATACCCGCTGGTCTTCAGCAGCTATACGTTGAGCTTCGTTACCTTGACGTTCAGTTTCATTACTAATGCGGGTTTCTTCGTCTGCCTTCCTTTGCGCTTCAGCAGCTTGACGTCCGGCCTCTTTAATGGTTACAATATGCTCTTTATTATTAAAGGGCTCTTGAGTAAGAAATACACTAATTTCTTCATTACCATCTTGGTCCGTAGTGGTAGTAGTACTATATAAAATACCATAACCTCTAAATCCACGTGGGCCAGTCATGGATTCGCCATATGGTCCAAAATTACCAACTTCTTGCCACTGTAAGGTTTCTTCATTCCATATAAAAATAGAATAGGCACCATGTTCCCCTATCATATAGGCAGCAGGATCCCCGTTTGGATAGGCCTGCTGTAAATCATAAGGGTCTTTAAATGTAGTTTCTTTTACTACATAGTTTTTATCATTTATTCCTAATCCAGCGATCTTCTTTTCGCCTAAAAAGAATGGCATATCTATTACCCCCTATAAGCTACTGTAAATAAATGCGGGCCGGAGGAATGCGCTAACCCCCGACCCTATATATAAATGAGGAGGTCCACCACGCCCCAATGGTGGTCAATAAATAAAATTGAGGTTAATTTATCTTCCTCTATTATTATTTTAAGGACTAAGTTATTAAAAATCAATGTACTTTTTATATTATTTCAATACAAACTCCCCACGAGGGGGAGTAATTATTGCTCTATTTTAATTATTTACTATTTTGTTTCGTCTATATTGGTGTATACCATAAGGGCATTATACTTGTTATATACCTTCTCAACTACTGTTTCTGGCATTTCTTCCATTAATAATCTTAACAATAGCGAAGTTTTATTATTCTGTTCACTAAGGTTATTTATAGCATTGGTATGGTTATCTATACCTGAAGCCGTACTCGAAGCCATTAGATTGATTATACTTATAATGGGGTTTAGTTTATTATAAAATTCAAACATGTATGGCACTAAAATATAGTAAATTAGCAGTAAACAATGCGCTTTATCAACTAGTTGGCACCCATCTGTCCCATTTTCCTCGTCAATAATATGTATTAAAGCAAGGGCTGTTTCGCTAAAAATTTGTAATTCCTGGATATTTTCGGGTTTAATTTTAAGAGCAATTTCATTATAGTATGCCCATTTGCCGTCCCCGCTTATTTTAAAGACACCATTAGGCGTCATTAGTTCATAAATTAAATCCTTTAATTGATCTGTAGCAGCATTATTGTCATGCTCTTCAAATGACATGTATTCATCTATATTAATAACATTATTAGGGTTAGGGGAATTTACGCTATTATCCCCTTCCCCTATAATGTTATTTTTTATGGGGGCTGTATTTAGTCGATCCATTATGTTAATTATATTACCCACGCTTATTTACTATCCCCAATACTTTAGTGTTATTCCAACATATCTTCTTCATCGACTTCTTCATCGACTTCTTCATCGACTTCCTCGTCGCATTCCATATTATTGCATTTAAGGGTATGCAATTTAGACATTCTTTCCCGCTGTTCCTCGGATAGTTGTCTGGTTTTAGGCTTACGTAGGGATATGTATTTCTTGGGGAAAATAAAGCTTGCAGATTCCCTATGACCGTCATTTAGCTCTTCCGCAATACATTTTACCTTATCGGGGAATTCATTGGCATAACGCTGTAATTTGTTAATTAAACTGCTTCTACAGGTATAGATATGTGCATTTTCTTCGGCATTATTATAAACTATAATGGTTTCCTGTTCCAGCTTGCTAAGTCCCATAAAAGAATATTCTCCGTTCTTAAAATTACTTTTCTTTTAGTGCAACCAACCAATTTGTTTGATCTACTATAATGCCCGGGAACTTTAGATTCTTCAAATCCTTGATTATGGTTTTTACCCTAACATTACAGTAATTCACATTGCAATATCGAGCAAATACATATTTAGCTTTGGTTGCCGTTTCCGCATATACGATACTGCCTTGATTTACATTTTTGTAATGTACCCAAAACAAACCCATTGTCGTAACTCCTTTCTTATATATTTCTACTACCAACTTATAGTCAGCGTATGATATCTTGACGATGTCGTTGAATCCTTGTAGTCGTACTTAAAACCATCGCGTTCCAATAGCTTTAATATAAAAGGTCTGTATTTATCATTTAACCATTTATTGCCGTCGCGTTTGAATTTAATTTCACGATTGCCTTCATAGGCAGTTTCGTATATACGTTCCAATATGTAATTATCATAATAATAAGATGCCACCTGTTTAGGAAGACATCCTTTTTTATCGAATTTTCGATACCGTATTATAATATTACCACCATTTATAAAAGTATTATCTGGAAAATATTTACTAACCATTTCAAAACTATGCATCAAACCACTACGTTGTATAATATCGTAGAATGGGTTTGAAATACCAAAACTGGTTTGAAATAACCCCAGACTTTTATCGGCATTAATAAATTCTATTATTTCGTCAATACACTGTTCTATGGTTTCATTACTTTTGCGTTTGGATTTTAATGCGCTAAAATTTCTTACTTCGTCAGCCAGGGTGTTTTCAAATATTTTATTACCCATTATAGTTCTCCTTTACAACTAGTGGTATTTATAACATTTTACCAGAAATTTATGCTTTATATTACGGCATATTCGACATGTTCGCGCCAAATAATACGTCCATTTGTAACATCGTAAACACTGAATTCCACCTTTACCTTATCGCCTATGATAATTTTAATCATATTCTTTCGCATCTTACCCGAAGCCTGAGCCACAACTTCCTGACCATTTTCCAATTTAACCTTAAATTTTGCTTCTGGGTAGGCCGCAATTACGGTACCTTCTACAGTAAATACATCTTGGCGTGACATAAACTAGTTCTAAATCCTCCTCAAAATATTGTTTTCGGTTTACGTTTCATTTTACGATTTTTATAGTACTCGGTAATTTCCCGGGCCATTAATTTTTCGGCTTGGCGCTTAGCTTCGATTTTTAATTGCCTACTGTCTTTCAGTTTATTCATAAATTCTTCTTTAGTTAGTTTATGAACCACGTCGGCCATAAGCTACCTCCTATTTAGATAATTTATTAGCTACGCTGCTGGCAGCAAAGGATTGTGGTTTAATTTCACAGTCAAAACCACTTGCTGTAATCCAACCCACAATTTCATTAATTAATTTATTGGTAGGGCCCTTAACCCCGATATCCGAATGTATGGTAATTTTTTGTTCACGAATTATTTCCATGTTTGATTTTTTCAATTCCATTAAAAGTGCATATGCGGTTTCTATACTTTTTACGGTCTCCGTTACGAGTTTGTCATGTAGGGATTTAATTAAAGACACATACTCACAATCGTAGAAAAAGAATCCCCCACGATTATTAATACGCACCACAATTACATTTACCAACTTTGTATAATTGGCAAATGATTGACTATCGGTACCAACTGTAATCGTAAGGGATTCGTTATGGTGAATTCGAGATTCTATAATTGTTCTAATTTTAGTTATATCGACATCACCATAGGTAATACTTTTCATTAAATTAACCAGTAATTCCTCTTTTAATTATTACGAATATAACCTGACTTATCCGGTAGGCGATTATATGCCACAAAATCGTCACGATAATCGTCGGCGTTTACATAAGCGCGTGCGCTTGGATTATAGCGCTTAACCATGGGGTCGACCTCTGCGCTTTGCTTATAGCGCTTAACCATGCCTTCTTTATCGCGTTTACGCTGTGCTTGAATGTCCTTATTTAATACCAAGGGATCAAATATAAATGCCGCATAACAATATTTTTTACACCAACTTAAGCTTGTATTGCCTAAGTCCTTTTTGTTTATAGTTACTATAGTACCATCAGCAGTTTCGTATTGACCACCACTTAACGTGCCCCAATTTGAACTTCTCTTGCCATTAATAAATAGCTGTATTTGATAATATTCCAGGCCTTTGTCCGCTTCCGCCCGTTTAAATATAAACAGGCAATCCTCTTTGTTGGATATGGAGTTGGGGTTTAACTCTATTAAATTGGAATTTTCTACATCTATATTATAGGGTGGCTGAGCAATGGATTGAGCTATGGTCGTTGAGTCATAATATGGATTTTTATATTGGGTTAAAACATCATTTAGTTTCTTTTCGACCAAACGAAATCGATTTTCTATAAGTTTAATAGCCATATGTTTAGTAGCCTCCGTTGATTACTATACTGATTGATAACGATTATAACGATTAACGATTAATTATTTATTTAATGTTTTGACACTCCCCACGGCCAAAGCCGGGGGATTCTTGCTTCAACCATCACTGCCTACCATAGATAGGTCTTACACGATGTCCACAAGCGTAGGGATTACTCCCAGTTTCCGTGTGCCCCACGGTACTTATGTTTAGGTTTAATCTTCAAGTAGCTCTAAGCCCTTGTTTAGAATGTTAATTGCAGCGTTTTGGTCTCTATCGTGGTGAGAACCGCATTTAGGGCAAAACCACTCTCTAATAGCAAGGTTTTTAACAAGTGGATTCTGATACCCACAGCAGCTGCAAGTTTGGCTACTTGGGTAGAATGTAGGCACTCTTACCAAGACACCACCATGTTCTTTGGTCTTGTATTCAAGTTGCCTAAAGAACTCCGACCAGCTAACATCCGATATAGACTTTGCAAGGTGATGGTTTTTAAGCATCCCTTTAATGTTTAAGTCTTCTACACACACAACTTGGTTTTCGCTTGCGAGCATAGCCGACTGTTTATGCAAAAAGTCCTTACGGATATTAGCCACCTTTTCGTGTGTCCTTGCAAGGCGGACACGCTGTTTATTACGGTTTTTAGAACCTTTCTTTTTGCGAGAAAGACTTCGCTGCTCACGGATGAGCTTCTTTTCGTGCTTGCGGTAGTATTTGTGGTTTTCTACTACCTTGCCATTGCTATCGGTATAGAACTCTTTAAGCCCGACATCTATACCTACCATGCAGCCATCATTAGGAAGAACAACGTCTTTCTGTTCAACGCAAAGAGATATATAGTATTTACCGGTTGCAGACATTGACACGGTTGCATTAAGTATTCTGCCCTCAAGGTCTTTAAGTCCTTTGAATTTAACAAAACCAACCTTTGGAATTTTGATGGTGTTATTCGCAATGCGTATGCCATTGCTTTGATTTCTTGTGCGGAAAGACTGTTTTCCATGCTTTGAATGAAACCTCGGAAAGCGAGCATTTTTCTTAAAGAAGTTTTGATACGCTCTATCAAGGTTTCTAAGAGCTTCTTGCAGAGCCATGCTATCCGTTTCAAGAAGCCAAAGGTGGTCTTTGTCTCGTTTAAGAGTTGTCAGCATATTTGCAGTCTTATTGTAGGTAAGCGAAACACCGTCTTCCTTATATGAGCGAATCCGCTCGGCAAGAAAGTAGTTATATACAAATCTTGTCGCACCAAAGGCTTTGTTTAGGATATTTAATTGTTCCTCGCTCGGATAGAGCCGAGCAGTATATCCCTTTTGCATAGTTACTCCCTTTGCGATGTTTTCTGAGACTCAATATATTGCTTGACTATTGCAAGCGGCGCATCGCCTACAGTTGAAACAAAGTAGCTGTTTGTCCATAGAGTAGGCAGTTTGGTTGTTAAATGCTTAAACTCCGTTCTCAATATGTGAGAAGTCTTGCCTTTTATGAGCTTAACCGCCTTATGTATTCCAAACTGGGGGTCAACTTCAAGCAGTAGATGCAGATGGTCAGGCATGACTTCCATTTCAAGAAGGTCTATTTGGTTTTCATCGCATACTTGTTTAACGATTTCCTTAAGCCTTGTTTCTACATCGCCAACAAGAACTTTTCGCCTGTATTTCGGACACCAGACCACATGATACTTGCAGCTATATACGACATTGTTATTACTTTTGTATTCCATACTTGTATTATACCACAAATAGCAATCTAATACAAGTATTATTTGTCAAAGTTCAATATTCTTTTAGAGCCGCTGTATCCCCATGCCTAAAGGCAGGGGTTTTAGCGGCTAAGTTTTGATAATACTATTAACAACTTTTCAACTGGTTTTAAGGCCCTCCTTTCCTACTTCTATGTTAATATTATATAACATAAATAGGAATAATTCAAGGGTGCTTAAACAACATCCTCTATGGATAGGGCAGGCCACTTGGTATTTATAAAGTCACGCATTTTTTTAAGTGCGCGATTTAGGACTTTGCGGGTACCGGTTAAACTTAATCCTAAACATTTAGCTGTTTGAGTTAAGTTTAATTCTTTATCATTATAGAAACCATAATAGCTAAATATAGCCCTTTGTTCGACCGTGCTTAATTTTACACTATTAAGTATATATGTAACTAATTTTAGATTATTCTTTTTAATAATGGGTATAATTACTTCTTTTTCCAAATCAGTTGTATCAATTAACGTATCTTGAAGACAAACGGCATCCTCCATATTTCGCAGAACGCCTGTACTTATATTATGCATTGGTTCATTTACAGATGTCGCTGAAAGATGTGTGACCCAACCTTTATTTTTCATACCATTAAGAATACCACGATAGATCACGGCTACGGCATAGGTACTAAATTTAAGACCTTTGTCTATATCAAACGTTAAAGCGGCCTTGACCAGACCTAAATTAGCCATTCCTATAAGATCTTCTACATCATAAATTAAATCTTTACACTTATCGGTAATAATCATGGTTACAAGTGCCAGGTTATTGGTGACCAATTTCATTCTATTTTCTTCAGTATCATTTTTACGTATGGCTTCAATAATATCTTCATTAGTAATGGATGGTTTGCTTTGGTTATATACTTCTAAATCCCGCCAATAATCCTTAAACTGGGATAAGTTATTATAACGTTTTGTATACATCTTATATAAATTCCTCCATGTATAGGGAGTACAAACAAGCATCTTTGGTTATTCCGCCTGTCATATACAGCATGGTTACACAATCCTTTAGTCCCTCGAAAGTGTATATTAGATTATCCATATAACGCTCGTTGGATTTAATTGGGCATATAGCACCAAAGGGCACCCTATTTGTATAACATACGTCATATATAAATTTAATATTAGGATTAAATTTCCCTAAAGGTACCACATTTGTAAATAACTTGGAAGAATACTGATATGCAGGTATGTCCGGTAGATATTGTATCATATTATCCGGCATATAACCCAATTCAAACTCCCCTAATGCTTCTTGCAAACATTTCATTAGTTTATCCCTATAATTATGAGTAGTAAAAAATCGGCCATAACCATCTGGCTGCATTTGTAAGGAATCCCAACGAATCATTTCCTTAACCCTCTCTTATGTATTTATTTCATTATACCTTAATTTATCCTTTACCTTTTCATTAACAACCCCCACGACTGAAGCCGTGGGGGCTTTGGTTAAATTACCACTCTATGATAGGCGAATGTAGTCCAAATATTCTTATAGTTTCCCAATCAATGTTAATAATATCATCTAATGTGGGCGTATTGGCTTTTTCTTCGTTAGTCCTTTGGGACAGACATTCGTGCACCACAGTTTGGGCAGATGGGGTATATACCTTGTTTAGCCCATTCATATTTTTCATGCATTGCCTCCTTTTTGCATTTAGAGCAATCGTAACAGTAATTACTATTTTTCCAATGTGGGTTAACCCAGTGGCCATGTTTAATTTGGACAACATCCTTTACAATATATGTTTCTATACTGTCCTTTATCAAAGGTATTGGGACGCGACCAGTTTCATTCAAATGACTCAGCTCAGGGTCATCATCAAATGAAAAAAGTGCAAGTAGCTTGTCTGCGTCTGCGTATTGAGGCATATTATTATCTCCTTGTTTACTTTTAGAATGATGAATTAGGGTTTATAGCCTTAGGCTATACCCCATAATAAGATGCTTTCAAATCCGATATATGAAGCAGCATCGCAAGCTTACACTGATTGAAAACATTCGACAGGAATGGGTCCCCACCCTTATGAGCGTTATCAAAAGCACCCATATGTGCCCTAATGGCAAGAATTTCATCCCTAGTTAATTTCATAAAATTCTGCAACATTATAATTGATTTTTCAGAATGACCAATGGGGAAATCGTCCTTTATCTCATAAATATCTTTTTGAACCCAAACCCCATTTTCCTTTACATTACGTGTACCCTTCACATAATAATTGGTTTTACATATATCATGCAACAAACCAACAATCGCCACTGTTTCCTCGGTATACAAATCGGTGCAATTTTCAAGGTTAATTTCCCTTAACAAATAGTCATATACACATAGACTATGTAGCACCAGGCCTCCTTCCACATTTCCATGGAATCTTGTGGATGCCGGGGCTATAAAAAAGTCCGATTCGTTTAACCATTGAAGCAGTCTATCGCTGCCCGGTCTTTTAATCTTCTCATTGAAGATTGATATAAATTGTTCTTTAGGCGTCATAGTATTACCTCCATACTGACTTCTTTTGGAATAATTACTTCGGCATTATCGTCTATCATTTGTAGGTCTTTGGCTCGAAAATTCCATGCATTCCATGTGTTACTTTCATAGTCGATTTTCACGCATACGTCAGAACCGTTAATTAGAAAGATCTCGCCCAGGCTCAGTGAGTGGAACGCGGCTTTGCTACTGTTTGATATGTTTATTTTCATGTACATCTATACTCCCTTCTCTGTCCTTATTACAAAAATAAGTTAGATTACAATCAGGTCCATTATAGTGCGGACAAGCATGTTGGTACTTTAGTTTTTGTATAGGTCGAGCATGTACGCAATCTTGACATGCCTCATCGGCAATAATAAAATCTCTTATGTCTTCATGTGGGCAGGGCCCTTCGCTGCAATAACCACTGGTCTTTTCACAGACCCCAGCGTGCTGTTCATGTATATAGAACTTAGGCATTATTGCTATCCCTCCTTTCGCATCAATTATCGTAAATGCCCAGAATCAATTGAAGCAATTCGATCTGCCCATCTCTATGACCAGCACAATAACCAGCATTATACGTATCAGGTGCATCCCCACTGTTCTTTTCTTTTTCCATAACAAGCGACTGATACTTAGCTCTCAAATCTATAATTTCCACATCACTGGTAGTGATTGTCTGAACTCCCTTTATTGGATCAATTGTTGGTATAGCTATACTGTAATTTTCTGTTATCCCTTTAGATGCAACATTGGTTTCTTTAGAATTACCCATTATTTACCTCCTTCTTCAATTCCTTCAATTTCACTCGTGTAAACAAGCCCTCCTTCTTGTAAGGGTTCCATGTCAGCCTCCAATATTGGATACCATACGGTTTACCTTTTACAATATCATTTTCTACAGTGTATTCAATTACACCAAATTTGTAAAACACGAGTAGCTTGTCATAATCATAATCCATACGCACGGCGTAATCATATCCAGACAACGAATAGTATATATCGCTTGCATAGTTCTCGCATAATCGCCCTGCAATCTGCACCATCCGTGACATTATGCTTGATATATTGTCGTTTACGCTTATAATTGTGTTCCCTTTGTCTGTACTGTAGGGGTGTATTGTATATGACATTTAAGCCCCCTTATATTGCAGTATTTGTCATATCCTGTTTTGTTTCTATGATACTACATTTTTAAACGCAGAAGCCCAGTGCCACGCCATACGAGGTATTGGTATAAGCACCACTCGCGCTCCCAAATTTACTGATCTCGCAGAAGTAGTTGGGGTTATCGACATACGCGGAGCGTAGCCAAGCCGCACAAGTAGAACCATCCTCGTCATTTACGATTCTATCCTTGCTTGTTGCGAATGCTTCATATCGCTCACCGGTCTCGGCAGGTGAATAAATGGCACTGCCAAACATTTCGCTTTCAGAAAACACCCATAGTTTGCGATATATAACCTTAACACTGCCGTCACACGTTACATATTCTTTCGCCACTTTACGTACATAAGGCAATATTGATTCAGGAAGCCAGTTTTGGGGCGATTCCATAAGAGATTTATCCAGTGTAGAGGCAGCAAATCCCTCAGGACAAGGACCAGGATTTATGCGACTCTTTTTTATATGATCCACCTGTCTAAGCGTGATAGTGTTATACTTTCCAGTTAAAGAGTCTATATCGTGACCTATGCCCACAATCTCAAATGTAATGCCATCCACTACAATGGTGTCGTGTACATTGTAGTAATCTGTCGCTTCTCCTGCCTTAGAAATACGGGACATCTTTGCTATTTCACTTTCCACAGGTTCAACAGGCGTTATGCCAAGTTGCCGCATCTGTTCGTCGGTCAATTCCGTTTTCTTTCCATTGATGCAAAGATAATTTTCAAACACAGCTCTTATCTCTCCTTTCAAAGTATTCTTCTTTAGTGATTTCTTCCCAGCTGTTGGGGGATTCCTTAAAAAAGCGTTCGATAGTGTCCTTTTCGCCATCAGGTTTCAATACATACCAAACTCCAATAGTGTCAAAATCACCATTCTTAGGGTCACTTAGACACTCGGTGCAGTAAACCACGAATGGTTTAGCCAATGGATAATACGGCATAGTTATGGGGTATTTCTCATGGATAAGATTGGAAATGAAACCATTTCTCCATGTATTATGAGGGTCGTTTTTATTTACACAAATAACTCGGTTTACATCTATATACTTTACTTTTCCATCTGGGTATACGTCTTTGAAAAAAGAGCTCATTCGTTTACATTGATAACTGGTTTGGCCATTATGACCTGATGTCATTCCCCACACATCGGGCGTATCTTCAATAGGCGTCAAGGGCTTTCCGTCAATTAGACGATTTAGAATATTTTGAGTCAATCTAATACTCATTCCACTATGCTCGTCCTCAACAAGGCTTTGAAATGCCTTATATGCACTTTCATAGCAAGCACACCCATAGTCCCACTCATCGGTGTTTTTATCACCACGTTCTCTTGCACAAGCGATTTCAATTTCTCTTTTTGCCCAGTCTGTCATGTTCATTTTGTTTTCTCCTTTCTTTTACCCTGACTACAAAACTGATTTTGATTACAACTATGCCCGTTCCAGTAACGACACAAATAGTCGTATTTCGAATCCTTTAGAGGATGAGCATATACGCAATCCTTGCAGTGTATTACCGGAACAACATCAGCAGCGGGTATACTATCGAGGAGGTCCATACAGCTCCTAACACAGTCTGCCGCATCATTGTCCCCGTCTAATACACAATATGTAATCCACATTCTAAGCCGTTTCTTAGCCGCTTCTCGTTCTATGTATTCTTTATTCATTGTCAGCACCTCACCAATCCGCATTGATTACCACTTTATTGCCATGCAGCAACGCCCTTGCTACTAGGCATTCAATATCCCGGGCGTTGTATGGTTCATTATCAGAAACAAAGTCAGCAAGTTGTTTCGCCTGTGCTTCGGTAAGTACCATGTCCTCCCCGTACCAATCGTTTTCATCAGTCCGCTTTTCATACGGAACGTAGTATCCGATTGGCTCAAGGAAGTTGTACCATACTCTCCCACCAGAACACTCTGCGCCGATATCCTGTGCCATTACCAGTCGTCCGCAGTCTGGGCAGTAGAACTCTTTCCGCTCTTTAATCGTGATGTCAAGGCTCATTACTATCCACCTCTTTCTCCGCCATCTTTACAGCCCATTCGTAGAAGCTGACCACTTCTCCCTTTTCTGAATGGTCATACCAGTCAGGATTGTGCTTCATCGACCAGTCCAACCTCCGATTTGCGGTGGCAAGTTGGTCGCGGAAAAAGTTAAGTCTGCTCTGCCCATGGCTGACAGATACAAGTTTCATCGGCTACCTCCTCGTCCATCTTTGCTCCACCGCATTGCAAGCAGCTTCTATCGCCTCACTTTTGGTTATATATTCTTTACTCATCTTTGACTTCCCTCCGTGGGAGCTTTTTACCAGCTTGAATTCCTCCATAATCGATATCCTTCAATATATACTTATCTTGCAAGTATTCCGACATTTCTTGTAAGCATGTAGGACATATATTTACGGGGATTAATGTTGGCGTTGGTCCACCACCATCGCATGGAATAAACCAGCCGGGTAATATAGCCTTCCCCAATGGTGCTGTTTTACTTTTAAGCTGAAATTCCTGATTACATATATCACATTTTTGAAAATACCTTGCTGTTACTTCGCTCATGGACTATTCCTCCTTTGCTGGCTGCTGAAGCCATTTAGTAATTGTCTTATAGCACATTCTGACACCATTTTCTGCAAGCCATGAAAAGCCAATTAAAAAATTTGCTAAGTCCTCGTCGCTCAATGCCCGAATACTTTCGGCGTTAGTCTTCGCCTTGTATGGCTTTGCGTGATCCAAATAAGGTGGGTAATTTTTTACTTCTTCCATAATTATTCTCCTATCTTCACTATCTCCGCGACCAAAGCGATGCTGTCAATGATTCCATCGCTTTGCAAGCAGCTTTTATTGCTTCACTTTGGGTCATATCTTCTTCATTTGCTATCTTTGTAATGTTATATTCAGGCGTATATTCATCAAGCAGTTCTTTTCTTATATTTTCTCTATCTTCATCGGGATAAGAAATTGGGCATTGTCTTTGAATATTTACGATATGCGCAATTTGTTCTTGAGAGAACAGATATAGGTGATCCAAGACCACTGCTCTACGCTTGCTTCTGTCAGGATGACAACTACCACCATATCGGCATTGGCACATATCAATTCTATAGTTACAAATTGGGCATTTATCCATTTATACCTCTCCTTCCTCAAGCCGTTTAATCTCTGCTTCAAGTTCAGCCTTTTTATATACGGCAATAGCGCGACGCATATCATTGACGGCCTGTTTATATATATTACCAAAGTCTTTATACAGCTTATACCCATTTTCGACGGAGAATATATAGTCATTATTTACACTGTCCCAATCTATGGGGTTATATTCCTGTATGCGCTTTAGAAAATTAACCCAAACGTCCTCAGCCTCTGCTTTATAGGCATAGGCGGAACTCGTGCATAAATTCAATCGCCCACAACCTCCACAACCAAAATGAATATACCATTTACTATCATTCAGCGTTTGATGTGTAGTCTTATTTGTAAGTCTGTAATTATGAACTACGTCAAAGCAAAAATTACCATAATGGCACTTTAGCTTAATCATATGCCAACCATCGACATACATTTCCTCTGGAGGAATATCGCACTCTATTGCAGCAGACAGCAGTTCTACTACTTGTTGTGGCGTCTGTCCTTTGTATTCTTTGTTCAATGTATTTGTGTCTTTAACGATTCTTTTAGCCATGGCTAAATGTTTTTTCAAACGTTCCTCATTAACCATTTCTAACATTTCCTCCCTTATATTTAGGCATCTCAGCCCAATTTGTCACTTCACACTCCTCAGACAAAGCATGACAAAACCATGTTCCTTTGGGGGTTACAAAACATTCACGCGAAGTAGGGAATGGATCTTGACTTGGTATATGTCCTATCACTGACACATATTCCGGAGGCGGGTCGCTTGGAGCGTCATGCCAATTTATGGCCTGTTTACTAAGCTCCTCTATAACGTCAGCAGCTTCCGCGCATATATCCCTGTTTTGTGAACTAATACTGCCTGTGTTTGCTATTTCTCTCAGGCTATTGATAAGTTCTTCTCTGCTCATTTGTTCAGCCTCCTATAATTAACTATTAATTATGTGCTTCATACATCTGTTCAGTGTCATTAATAAGAGCGAGTACCTTATTTGCATATCGCATACTCTCAGCAAGGGTATACCAGCAATAGTTATGTTTAGGTGGTTCATATGCAACGCATACCCACTTACCAATATTCGAATAGGTTAATGGAATATCAGCAGAAGGAAAAGTCTTATTCAACAATTCAATACCCCTCTTATTTAGTGGCTTAAACCATCTAAAGGAGGCGTGCTCTGCAGGACCTTGTATATAATTAAATGGGTGATAGCCAAGCAGCTCCTTACACTCAATTATGTCCTTACTGTCCTTGAGTTGTCTAAGATACATATTTACTTCCCAATCCAAACATTCGTCGAATTCCGTAAACTCTCTGCCATCGTCTGCAATGTAAAATCGCTTTGCTCTTTTCACTGTTTGCATTCTCATTTCAGTTTTCATTTTTATTCCTCCTATCAACTTCCTTACAAATATCAGGCACGTATAACGGTTTACCAGGGGTGGTTTCAATACATTGACACACATCTGACAGCTCATTTATATCACTGTGGTCGCCATACCAATCAATTTCGATGTCTCCATAATCTTCACCAACACGCTTAAAACTATACTCATCTAAGCCATGATAAAAGTCTGTGATGAACTGCACCGAAGAACATGCGGTAGACCACTTTACCCAATTCCAATAAAAGGTAACGTATTGATCTTGGTCGATAATACTATCTGCTGCCGCTATCAATGATTGTGCATTGCTTTCATCCTCTTTTGCTTTCCTTATCAATTCCAAAGCGTCCGCTTTTTTAAGCGTTAATGCAACTTCACTATAATAACCCATAATTTAATCCTCCTCCCAATGTGTCAATGACACCAGCTCATCAAAATTCAAGTATTCCAATTCAAGCCGTTTTGCGGCTAAGTGGTGGGTAATTTGGCAGTGGCCCCTCAGCAGACAGTCATTAGACCGTTTCGGCTTTGCTACTAACATTATCGCAGTATAATCCGCCCGACTTGTAAGCCTTCCGCATACACCAAAGGAACGAATCCATCAGGTCTGCGAAGTGTTCATCTTCAGTGTAGGATTCAATGTCACCATCATCTTCTGCTGTTAAATCGCCGTAATCTATATCGCCATCTGCTACACCGTCTACAAGCCATGCTTCAAATATATCTTCATCATTAATCTGTCTTGTGATGTACTCCATGGCCTTTACCATCTTTATTCTTTCTTGCTTATTCATGTTAATTGCTCCCTTCCTCTTTCTATGTTAATATTATATAATATGTTTTAAGGAAAATCAAGGATAATTATTGTTACATATAAAAAATGTTTGCACACCCTGTAAAGGTAATACAAACATTTAACGTTTTTTATTTAGATATTAGAGGACTAAACTTAACGTACTTTTATCCACACTCGGTCATTAATAGGTATATTGTTCCATATCTTATAATCTGGTACAGCCGATACAGTACCTATTATAAGCCATGGGAAGTTGGCAGCTTCCTCATTGCTCATTAAAGTAACTGTACCATTAGGCCCGGTACCTACAGGTCGACCAATATTTTCCCTATAATAATCCCGATCTTCGTGGGTATATGCTAATACCCTACCACTAACTGCAATAGGTACTGATCCCTCTGGGTTACCTATAATAAATCCATAAGAATCCGATACTATCATGCCTCCTGGTTGTAGACGTTTGGAGGCTAAAATAACACTATCATCGCCCTTTTCAATAACTACCTGACCGGCTTTAATATTTTGATTATCCCCATTACGGTATTCAGCATAGTCATTCCAAACCGCTCCATAAACCTTATCGGCGCGAATGGTTTTTGCAACGGCTAATCCTCCGCTTATTTTTACAGCGGCATTAGTAGTAGAGGTGGCATCAGTGGCATTGGTAAAGGACATTACATTGGAAAAGACCGCATGCGAAAGTGGATCATTCATATGCGGGGTATAGTCAATGCTATGTGAATCACCATCAATAACTATGGTCTGTATAGGGGTAGTGTTTCCTCCCCCCTGTGGAGCCCCAACATTTTTAATAATAAGTTTTCCGGTGGCTTCATAGGTTACACGACAGTTTGCCTCTGCACCTTCATCCACCAAATATAGAGTGTTTTCATCTATCTGATTATTATTTGACCAATCTGTATAATTCTTTTTTGAACATCCAATTATCTTGAGATTAGTTAAAGTATTACTTGACACTAATGCCATAGCTATTCCTCCTTTTTAGGAATTTAGGTAGTCTGCTCTATAAATTCTTCCCATTTGCTGCTACCTTCCTTAGGCTTATACACGGTGGACTTGATATGCTGGGAAATACATTTCCAAGTTTTGGCATTATAGGTAACTATCTTACCCTCTTCGATAACAGTGCCGTCTTCTATATCCTCCCATGCGGGATAGGTTACAACGGGTATTTCCCAATATGTACCAAGATACGTTTGTGGGTTCTTACCTTTATTGTACTTTAAAGCTACGTAACCACCTTCAACCTTATCACCTTTAATGTAGCGCATTTCGGGGTCCCAGGCAGCACCTTGAGTGGGGACGGGCGTCAAACCTGCCCGAGCTGCGGTAAGTATTTCTTCCATTTCATTGACCTGAGCATCCATTTCAGATTTACGTTGTTGTACAAGATTCATTAATTCGGTTCTGGTCATTATATATCTACCCCCAATACTCTAAGCGCATCCATATAATCAGTTACAGATGCCTGAATTTCATAGGATTCCCATCCTTGAACAATGTTTGTACCATCGTCGGTCCACGTTTCCCTATAATCATATCCCTCTGTTTCGGACGTGGGTTTAGGAGTACGCACTACCGGCTTATAACCCAATTCTCTTAATACAGACTCAGTATTAGTAGACAGATATGAACCTGCGCTATGTGTAATGCCTTCAATGGTAATATCATTGACTAATCGTATGGGCAGTCTTAACCATTGTGGATTTGATATTCCTGTTTCTAATTTAGCATAATTTTTATCTATCATGTTACCTCCGCGCTGCCTCCTGATTTTATTAAAATAACAATGCCGTTAACTATATTATACCAAATTTTAATATATTTAACAAGAAAATTTATTAATGGGGCGTATATGTTATTGGTTTACTGATATCCGCATATATACAATACCCCGATAGCCGCTGCCGCCGTCATATAACCTTTCAACACCGTTCTCTTCAAAATATCTGCCACCACCACCTACAACGCAAACCTTACAATTAACGGGTTTATCTATAGTAAGCGTGCCAGAACCGGTAAATGCAAGTAACCGATAATCACCATCGTTCATCTGCACGATACCATAGTCTTGATGAGCCCCGGTGTAATTTATAGAAAGAGTGGCAACATCAATGCCAGCTGCCACCATACCTAATCTACGCCTTAATCCATACATAGATTAAGGCCCTTATTTTTATTTAGAGGGGAATGACTCCCCCCAATTTATTTATATACATGTTCATTAACCTACTTAATTATATTTAGAAAGTATGTCTTTTACAGGTTGTCTATATTTTTCAAGGTTCCGTTTAAGAAAATCGGCATACATAACCAAATACTGGGCATTATTTCTTCTAAACTGAGCTGCAAAGTTAATAAGATTACTCTTTATATCCCCTATAAAAGATTGCAAGATTTTTTGGTCTGAAGAAATCATATGTTTAGTATCTGGATCTGCATCCAGTGACATACTCTTTTTAATGTCAGATTCGAGCTTTTCAGTTACCGCATTATAAAGATCAATTGCCTCATCGAAATATTTACGATAAGCATCTTTATGAACCGCCGCCAACATTTTCTTATACTTGTCTTTATCAATTACATAGCCGGATTTATCCAGTGAAAGATTAGAATTCCAAGCACCAGCATAAAATTCGTTGGGGCCCTGTCTATCAATTGAACCCTGTTTGGCATCCCGTCTTTGCTTTCTTTTATCTGTGGACCATACTAATTCGTCATCTAAAACATATGCGGTGTAACAATTCTTAACCAAGAAGTTAAAGCTGGCATTGGATAAATCTTTATTACCCATGGGTAATATGTTACCATTTCTATCCACATAGTCTTCCTCCCGCCTTAACGTACTTGCAAATTGCTTCTGTCCTTTTGTGTACAGACATGTTCTATAGTATAATTGTGGTGTACGTTCATATGTTTTTGGATTAAACTTAGAACGAGCCGCAGCAAAAATAAACAATATATTCTGGTCCTTTTTCAACTTCGATGGGTCTGTTTCTACAAATGTTGTATTTTCAACATCAAGACCATAACTTGCCAGGTATTTCACCACAGTTATGTTGTTGTATCCTGATAATGGTCCTGTAAGCACATCATCTAATTGTTTTTCAATTAGCTTTTTTGATTCTAGAATTTGTATCATATAATTATTTTCCTCCTACCTTTAGTGTAAATCTATAATCCCACTATTGCCATACGAATAGTAGTCCTCTTTATAAATATTATAGCATAGGGTTATAAATTGTACAATTATTTTAGGGAATAATGGATTATGTTTATGCAATAACGCTGAGTTAGTAGCTTAATGTACTGTAATATTTATAAACTATTACTCCATATGAGTTGGGTAAATTAGTGGAAGGTGATCTTTATTATAATAACTAATATCGCCTCGTGAATTCATTACTACAAGAGCGTTTAAACATACCACTTCTTCATCCTTTTTCAGTGTGGGGTACAATAATCTTGCTTTATAAATATCAAAAGCTTTCTGTAACTGTAAAGCATAATTGAACCCCAACAGAAATGATTCGTCGACATAATTAATCATATTTCACCACACTAAATGTATTGGATTAATTTCTTTCATATTGAAATTGGACCAGGGCATCGAATACTTTTTCATTAACACTAACTGGTTCCCCCACTGAGATCTGAGTTTGATTTGATTGTTCCTTCTGAGAGGTATTTACGTGAATATTTGTACATAAAAGATAGTATAAACCTATCACATAAATATTCACAGGGACTATATCCAATGTATTTAGGATCCTTCAAAATAAATCTTTTGTAGAAATAGCCCACCAAGCTTTTACACCTTTTAATGGAAGTCATATTTCAATCCCCCCTCAGATTACCAAATCCCGTTGGAAATTAACCGTTCTGTTGCCCTTGTATCCTCCGGGGCGGGTATTCTATGTTATACTTCTTCTATACCGTAAATATCAAATAAATCATAGATAGTATAACCCAACCGCTTCAATTGCATTTCCTCAAGTAGATCAACTATCCCCCTTAGATGTTTTGGTTGACCTTCAGCACAAACCAGGTCTATATACTTGAATTCATCATATTCCATTTTAAGATTTTCATATGTATCAATTCTTGCACCACCCGTGTAATATTTACCTATATATAGAAGTTCCTTTTCTACCTGCTCCATTGTGATACCATTGATTGTCCTTTTCATTTCCTTTTCCTTACCTTTCCTTTTCTTCAATAATACTTCTGCCCTCGTAACCTCCGGGATGGGATTGGTGTTTAACCGAGTTTAACAATCTTATATTCGAATCCAAAGTCCTTCCAGGAATCAACAAGCTTATTCAGTCTGTCGATTGCGTCCTGCTCATTCCAGAACCAATTATGCAGGCCAGCGTTCCTGAATTTCTTAGAACGAGTGCCGTTCTTGTTTATGCTCTTGACATAGATTTGATAACCAGTCTTCATTATACTCATTTCCTTTTCCTTTCCTACTTCTATGTTAATATTATATAACATAATTCAGAAAATTACAAGGGGATTTCACAAAAAATTGCCCGGAAACCCGGGCAAATATGTGTTAAATTAAAAATCAATTTTATTCTTCATCAGGGAATTGGGTGTTTACCCACTTTACAATGTTGGATACATCCTCTTCACTCTTAAAATAAAAAACAGGATCATATACACCATCCAACTTTTCTGTTGCAAAAATGATGGGTCCATAATCTTCTGTTGTCATTTGTAGAATCTGTACTTCTGAATTTTTAAAGGATTTTATGTTCTTTGCTTGGGAAAGTTCCTCCAATTCCCATGCAAGTTCATCAGACACCCGTACATAAAGCAGGTCTTGTAACCTTGGAGCTTTTAATTGATGTTTAATAAAATTAAATATTTTTAGACTATTATTAATATCTTCATCAGTGGCATTACCACCCATACCTTCAATTACTTCATCCAGTGATACAATGTAAACATCCTCGTTACCAAAAGACTCTGTTAACCGCTTATGGGACTTATTCTTTGATCCATTAACTCTGTATTCAATTAACTTTATAGCCATTATTTTTAACCTTCTTCCTTATTACTTTTCTGCCACTTTTCTTCTTCCTTCTGTCGATACTCTTTTTCGTCATTTCTGGAGTGATCTTCTATCCAATCTAGAAATTTGTTTTTATCATTTTCGGATCTAAAAAAGTAAAGACTTTCTTTTCCTGGGTCCAGACTACCCGTTGCAATTGCTATTTCTCCATAGTTCTTAATCGGTACATATATAACCCTAGCATCATACCCGCCGTTAATTTTCTCCATGTAAGCATCGCAATTATCCAATTCGTCACAAGCTATATTATATCTGGGCTCTAAAACATAAAAGTCTGTATAATCCCTAAAATTAAGCTGGTCTGTAACCCAGGTAAGCACCCGCACTGCCGCTACAAGTTCGTCGTCACTAAACTGGTGCATGTGGGTATAGAACCATACATCAGCACGATTAAAATGAAAATCATTACTACTAACGGATTCCTTTAGATCTTTATTTTTCTTATCCGGGTAACTATCTATGTAAGCTAACATGTCGTCAATATCAGCATTGGTTTTTATATAATAATATATTGGTCTTCCCTCTGCTTCGACCCTTGCAAATTTTATTATTGCGTCATATGATGGTCTTCCGAAATTCCTAAGGTCTAAATGAAAAATTTGAATCTGTGCGTCTCCAACAGTGTGCTTTACCTGTTCGGTTAATTCGTCCCCCATATAATCCTTAAAATCTATTCCAGATACAAGATTCAACGGTAAGGAACCATACACGCCCAATTTACCTTTAACATAGGCAAGTTCCTCCTGTAGCTGATTAATATTAAACAATTTGTAGAACGGGCGTTTGCAGCCCTGAGAAACATTATACCGAAACGTCTTTACGTCATAAACGTTGACCCAACGGCCCGTCCTGGAATTCAACAACGCATGCCAATCGTTGTTGTCATACGAACTTTCAATTAATTTTACCACATTAATTACTTCCTTTCTTTAGTTCATTCTTAAACGTCCAAAATATTTCCAATAGCCATTAATAGCATCAATGGGCCGTATTACAACACCATCGTCTCTACCCTTAGCTTCTATGACCATACCATTTCCTACATATACACCAACATGATTCTTGTCGGAATCTGTACCACGGAATAGTAAATCACAGGGCTGAAGGTCAGCTTTGGTAATTGTGGAAGTCATGTGCCATAGATGATTACAGTCGCGTTTGCTCTTTGCCATACCATGGTCCTGAAGCCAACGAGAAATTAGACCAGAACAGTCATACATTTTAATGTTCTGTACACCGGCCTTTTTCTGCTTGGCCAAAAATGCCTTAGCAATATACCTATTGGCAAAGTTGGTTTCCATTACATTTATAGCGTAATCAGTAGCATCTTCACCATTGCCGCCCCAACAATAGATGTTACCAATCTGCCTATATAGATAGGCTATAAAGTCAGCCTTTAGCTCATTATCAATCGTAGGAGCAGGAGGAGTGACAGCAGGGTCCTTGTCCAGCGCGGCAAGTGTGTTTTTACCAACAATACCATCTATGGTTAACTGCTTAGCTGCCTGAAACTCACGCACCGCATTGTATGTCTTATTGCCAAAAACGCCATCTGCGACAATATCGTAGCCGTGTACGATTAACCTTTCCTGCGCATGCTTAACATCATCTCCACGCATATATGGGTCTGTTAGACGCAACGTACGCACAACCTTAATATCTTCCTTGGGCTCGTCTGGTTTGGGTTTAACAGGTTCTTCTGGTTCTGGCTTAACAGGCTCGTCTGGTTCAGGTTTGGGTTTAATGGGTTCATCTGGCTTAGGTTTGACAGGCTCGTCTGGTTTGGGTTCGGGTTTTACAGGCTCTTCTGGTTCGGGTTCAACTTTCGTTGGGGGAATGAGCGCATACAACTCTCTGGTATTAGCAAGTATTTCATCGTATTTGCAATACAAGTAACAAGTCCCATTTTGGAACATACCCTTAGGCTCACCCCAACTATTCCTTAATATAACAGCCTGTTTATCATCATCCCAACCGACAATAGCCATAGCATGACGACCTATTGGTTGGCCACCGGTAGTGTACCACCAGCCATTTATCTGATCTACAACTGGCAAGCCAACAAAACAACGCTGACCACGATGATTACGACTACCATATACCACGGCCTTAATCTCATCAATGGTATTTATTTTAGCGTAGGTCCATCCCTTGTATGGTTCGGCAGCTTTGAGCATACGCTGTTCATTACGACGTGCGTAATCTATAACTTCCTCTACTTCAAGGTCGACATTATCTACCGAGCGTGGTGGAAAACCATCCCGCACAAAGCCAGCAAGAGCTTCATTAACATATAGCCCAACGAGCTTATGACTACGCCAATGACCATAGGCAAAACTTGTACCCATTTCGACACCGGTCGCCGCATGAGGTGCTCCACGTAATGCTTGTATGACACAGGACCCTATCTTACCTTGATTGTATGGTGGTGGGTCATCTGTCACCATAAACTGTTTTGGATATGTCGCAGCCCCAACTATCTCTATATGATAGTCGCGGGGATCTGGTGTAGATTGCAGACACCCAAAATACCTTTTCTTTTTCATATTTCCTCCATTATAAATAATCAGCCTTTATATTTACTCAATTTTTTCATCGAGCGTTACAATAAGATTTTCGCCCTTGCCCTTGGCAGATACGCGGAAATAGGCTGCGCCCTTCGGAGGTGCAACATTTGCGTCCGTGCTGAATGTGATTGCAGTATTTGGCTCCTCGATTGGTGTCGGCCAGTATATAGAGGTACCAATTTTGTCATACTTTATTACATTCGAATGTAGCGTAAAGTCGGCATTATACCACGCTATAATAGCACCATATTCATTCCATGTGATGCCCTCACCAGCAATGCGGTATGTATGATTTGCACCACCGTCAAAGGGTATAAAGCCCGTCACCACAAAGTGATTATATGCGCTCGTGGCACCGTCTGAATCGAGTTTCATTCCATCTGTATATGGAGCAGACGCACCGTTACTATCCACTGCCGTAGGCACAAGATTGTGATACGACATAACCTTTGTAGCATTTGCGGTAATTACGATATTTCCCGTAACCGCCGCTATGCTGATTACGCCCGTGTCGGAGTTGTAAGCCGTGGCCGTGATATCCGTTCCACCCATTTTTACCACGACGGTTTCCATGGTATACCCATTCTCGGTGGTCAGTGTTGCAGTATAGGCTGCACCATCCTCGACAGATACTGCGGCATTGCTACTTGTAACGTGGGTAAGCGAATTGGTAATACTCCTGTAGACAGTCGGACTACTGGATTCCACGATTTCCTCATTAACAGTAATAATCGAAGTATCATCAATCACACCACACGACAAACGCATGGAATATAAGCCATCTTGCGATGTTGTAATTGTTGTCACTCCATCTACCGTTGCAGATTCCAAGTCTGACTGCATGTACGTTTTTGACGGAGTCCCGTTGTGGTTAAAGCATGTCAAATACACCGCTGCAGTCCCCGCATAGGTGACGTTTTTGATTCTGATAACGTCACCGGCTTTACCAGACAATGGAATGAATCCAGTACAGCACATACCGCTGATAGCGACTTCGTTGAGGCTGCTGTTCAGCCGCGTTCCAGTCTTGTAGCCCAATCCGTTATTATACGGGTTGCCATCTTTGTCCGTAGACAACGGAATCTGGTTTGTATATCCGGTCTTGACCGCCATTGCAGTGATAACAATATTTCCTGTTACCGATGGGATAGAGATATGTCCATCTAAATATGCAGAATCCGTGATGTCAACTCCACCCATAGTAACGGTTACTGCGCTGATTGCATAACCTTCATTTGCCGTAAGGTCTGCTTCATATGCGCCCTCGCTTTCGACAGATATTACAGCGCTGCTTGTATTTACATTAGTCAAAGTATTAGTTATACTATGATATACAGTGGCCGCATAGCCAATTGTACGATCTATGCCTGCACCATAACAGAAAGAATATAAAGCCTGCTCGGAAGGATTAATAACATTTACATTGAAAGCTGTGTCTTTTCCTGTCCCTGCCGTCTTGTCATACGGGGCGGGATCGCCGAAAGATATCCCGTACATTGTTGCCACACCACTGTTATTCCGATAAAAGCAAGCATTAGGCGTACACATACGCCATGCATCGAATTCCGTGGCTTGCCCATTGACTATGCTGTGCAGCTTGCCATACTGGAAGCAATGATTATGTCCATGTACATTCATTATGAATTTTGCTGCATTATGCCCGCTGAAATTAACTGTCACGCCGTTCTGCGTGGTGCTTTCTCCCGCAACATATGCCTTAGCGATATTTCCTGAAGGGTAGGCTCCACCTAAGTCCAATGGATAGTGTGCCAGCACCATTATGCCCCATTGCGCCGCATCAGCCTTACTCCCCACATCATATAGCGTCTGCGCGAACCATAATAGCTGTGCGGGGGAAAAGCAGTAGGCCGCGTTATTTCCGCTTATCGTTTCGCCCTCGCAGGAGTTTAAGCAGATTACGCGGAGTTTCCTATCGGGGAAATCACGATAGCAGTAACCATACTCATCACTGCCATACACTGCTCCTGCGTTATATTTAGTGATATTGTTTTGTAAAAACTGCGCCCCGACAAGCGTGCTATATTCGCCTGTATCATGGTTGCCCACCGTACGAAACTGCGGGATATTCTTCCACGCTTCACCAAGCCAGCCATTAATCTCGTCAAACTGCTGCTGCATCAGCGCAGTGGTAGTTTGGGCGTTACCGAAGGTCACATCACCCAACATACAGGCAAAATCTATGCGTGGCAGACTGTATGCAAGTATCTTTAGGGCTTGGCAGGCGTGCAAGTCTCCAGTATTAATATTTGTCTGCCATGCGTCCTGTTGCTCACCCGGGTGGTGGAAGTCCGAAATCGCGACAAAGACAATGCTATCGTCTTGCAGCACGGCCTTAACCTTCTCGGCAACTGCCAGCGCCTCCGCTTTTACATAAGTAGGAATGTCGGCGTGCTGGATGCTGTCTGCCGTGGAGATTGCGTCCACGAGCGCGGGGTATGCATCTAAAAGCGCACCGTCAGGCACGGTCACACCTTTACCCTCAATCGCTGTCTTTATTAGTGTGAGATTCTCCTTATCTGACTGTATTTTTTGTTTAAGGGCATCAACGCGAGAGTTTAGTTCATTTCTTTTCATTGAGTAGAGCCTCCAGTTCTGTTATTTTGGCAACCAGTTCATCATAAGTGGCATTCTCATCCAACGTAATCTGTTCGCCATCCTGGTTTCGTGTCCAGTTAGTGCCTACCCTCATATCGCCTATTTGTAGACCAAATTGAGAAGCATCTACAAGTTCGGCATTTAATGAAGCTTCAAGTTCTTCCTTTTGTGCCGCATCAGCGACCAGCACATTTGTAACAAAATTGTCTTTTACTACTGCGTATTTCATTCCTTATTCACCTCTTTATTGTATTACTGGAATACGAATATAAACTATGCCTTGATAGCCGCTGCCTCCACGATAGTTAGAACTCTCAAGGCTACCACCACTACCGCCACCACAGTGAGGTTTGCCAGTCCAAAGCGTATAGGCAACGTCATCAAATGGGTATTTTGCTAATTGTTCACCCGCCAGTTTGGCGTAGTTTGTGTTTAGCATTGTATCCTCCTTTATAGGATTAAATTATATGAACCATCTGTATTTGGTGTCGGGTCATAAGGTGTTTTAGATGGTATTACAAAAGCGGGGACAACCCCGAGCGTGAACGACGAGTTGCCGCCGTTGGAGCTGCCGTCCGGGTAGACGTACCATGCGTAGTTAGAGGTGAACCGCGACGAGAGCCACCATGCGTCAGCCGAGCCGTTAAAGGTTTTAACCCTGCTGGCGTCGCTTGTGTATAATTGGAGCGCCTTGCCCTCCGCAACTCCTCTATTATTGCCAAAGCCCACCATGGTGTAGGTCAAGGCAAACATTTTGCGGGTTATATTATCAGAATTGTAAAGCGGAAACGACACGTCCATCATTTTGTCCCGGAGCTTCTGGGGCATTTTGTTGTAGATGGTGATTTTTATCAGGTTATCCAGTGTGCCGTTGTGGTAATTTTCGTTTGAGCCGAACTCCGATATGGAATAGATGTTTTTTCTGACCAGCACCACGCCACCATTCACAAGATTATCCTTGTCCGCTATCTCATAGTTAGGCGTACCCGCTCCATCGTCCGTGCCTACATTTATCAACGCACCCAGCGGCAAATCGGATATAGGCGCACCTATAGGCGCACCGCCACCCCCTGCCGCCTGGTCTACTGGTATGCGTACATAGACAATGCCTTGATAACCAGAACCGTAAGCAGCTGGTGTTGTTGAGCCGTAATAACCGGCACCACCACCGCCAGAACCATAATAAGTTGCATTAGAGCCGGCTGTGCCGCTCACGGAGCCTCGACCACCGTTACCACCACCATAAGTTCCGCCTATACCACCATAATCACCGGCACCACCAGCAGGTGAACCACCATTGCCACCATTTGTTCCACCAGAGCCTCCCCTAAAACTACCATAGTCATTAGAAACACCACCACCACCGCCACCAGCACAATGGGGCTTTCCAGACCAAAGTTCATAAGAATTATCCCCGAATGGGTACTTCGATAAGCCATCACCATTACCACCACTATTTATTTCTACGCCCCCACCCCCAGTACCACCACTTTTACCAGACACAGTAGCGACGCTTACACCACCAATAGACGAAGTGCCCTGAGCAGCACCAACAACAACCTCTCCGCCGTCAAATGCTTCGATAACTTGATTCTTCATGTAGGCGCCCGCACCACCAAAACGATTGCCCCATTGTAGGCCATTCGCGCCACCACCAACGACACAAACCTCCATGTTAACAGGTTGGGCAGGTACTAAATTACCAGAAGAAGTAATAGCCAGCAATCTATAATCACCATCATGCATCTCTACGACGCCATAGTCTTGAAAGGTACAGGAACCTTCAATTACAAGATTAGCCACATCCACCCCACCGGATGCAGCCATTGTAGTTCCTCTTCTTAAATGACCCATTAAGCTCATTGTGACACCACTTCCTGTACTACCCACGTTGAATCATATACGTCAAACTCATAGGTTGTATTAGCTTTTATTGTTGGTGCGGCACCTAAAAATGTCCCGCTGAAAGAAATATTTACAGAAGCACCAGTAGTAAATTTTCCATGCGCCCATTTATTATCAGTTATAGGTGGTTTAAATACATATGTACCAAGAGTACTGGTAGGGGAGTATATGGTATTTGGTGCTAATGCTGTATTAGATGCAGGCAGAGCATTCGCCGTTTGTGGTACGGCAATGCCACCAATATCATACTCGACGTTATTTACACTAATTTTGTCTAGTTGTGCCATTTTATACCTCCAAAGTATTGTTATTTACAGAGCCAAAATTTAGATAAAGTGTATTATTTTCTGCGGTCGCCACCATACTAGAACCAGTAAAGGTACCTTGAACCCCACAAATGGTTTTACCCTTAGCTATATTTTCCGCCAACAGATCTGGCTCCGGTGTACTATTTATTTGTAGTTGGGTCCTTGCCTCTACCATAGTACGTTGTTGGAATGTATAATTTAAATAGACTACTGGTATAGGCTGATCACCCGTTACCAATACATCGGGGGGCCTATTTTCTACTAGTATGGCATTGTCTTTATATAAGCAGTTGCCAACTAATTTTTGACCATTAACATATGCTGTTGCGCCACTTTTAATATCCTCGGCAGTGGCGGTAGCATCCTGAGTACCCATTATTAGTTTAACCGCTGCATTTATATTGGAATATTTTTTAGTACCTATATATACCGCCATTGTTTATGCCCCCACACTACCTAATAATTAAAGTGTTATTACTTACCGTCGCGCTAAGAATAGTCTCCGCAACCCATTCTCCTGTGTCAGAGACACGCAGGAATTTTCCGGAGTCAGACGAAGTTACAGTTGGGAGATTTGTAGGCTTCCAAGTGTTTGTACTGTCGGATTCGTCTGTGATGGTTGGTACGCCGCTGTCGTCTACGTTGATTTTGAATTTCTTGGTGCTGTTGGGGGTGGAGGAGTGGAGAATTATGGCTGAGCCGCCAGTCTTCCCGTGAGTTTGAACTACTTCAATTTCACTTCCGCAATTGAACTTCAAACGGTTGTTGCATTCAATTTCGCCAGTACTTGCGATTGAAATTCGTTCTTTGGCGTGGTTATTTAGATTCGTGTGTTGTATGACGATTTCTCCAGGACTACTCGACCCGTTTGAATGGCGCAAATGTATTCCATCTTTGGTTGTGCTTGTACATCCGAGAGACAGCCCCATATCTGACAGTTTGAAACCGGAATCACTGCCCTCGCGGGCTACAATGCGCGGGGTACCCCATCCGGAGATAACAAGCTCATCATTCACGTCGCCTGCCGATGGAACATATTGCAGCGCCATTCCCCCCGGCGAGATTATGGTTTGAAAGGAATCATTTTCGGTATCTATAGTAAGGTTCCCAGACATCGTCCCACCGGTCTTTGGCAGCGCCGCATTCGCCGTAGTCTGCGCCGCATTCGCCGTGGTCTGCGCAGCTTCCACCTCTGACTTAGTGGCTATGGTATCTGGAAGATATTTTGCATCAATCTTTACTATTTCCGTACCAAATCCACTAATAGAAAACGTATGAGAAGCAGAAGTATCTGCTGTTCTAATAGCGATTCCCTCACCATTCGATATAGCCATAATAAATGGCTCTCCAGTATCAGAACCAGCTCCTACAATAGAAAGGTTTCCAATGGCCGGCATATGTTGAAAATCTACACAGTTACATTCATAAGCAGCACCATCCCAAGATACTTTGTAAGTCTCTCCAACTGTAGCCGAAAACGTTGATTGAAATTGAGCCATATACATGCCGCTCTCGACGGCAAACGTGACGGTACTCTCTTCAACAAGCACAGTTTCCACAGGATTGCCAGTATAGAACGGCCTATTCTTCACATAGTCCGCCGCAGTTTCGTCATTCTGGTTCCAATCGGACTGCCCCGCCCCAATATTCGTTCTGGCCTGCTGCTTTTGGGCATCAGTCAGGGTTTGAGAATCATATGATATAGCCGTATCAGCCTTGGCAAGGCTTGCCTGCACATCTTCCGCAAGGTCGGATTTGGGGATACCGCCAACGGGTTGTTTGTAAATCTCCATTATATCGGTGGAGACTTCTACCCCGCTATCGCTTATAGTTACGTTTATCGCAAATATCCCATTCCTCACTAACTGGTCGACAATAAAAATGAAAAACCGTTCTTGCGTACGTGACACGAGTGGCAGCTCAGCGGATATTTGGCCACCCATAAATCGCGCTTGCGTCTTGCACACTATCGTGCGCCCCGCCTGATACGCCGCCTCTATCTCGGCGGCTGTTTTGTCTGCCGTGTATCCTCCACCCTCGCTTACCTCTGTGACATTTACCGCAAAAACGGGCTGCCCCGCCCTGATATTCGTTCGGGCCTGTGACTTCTGTTCTTCCGTCAGGGTTTGCGGGGTGTATAGGACGGCATCACTTGCGGCAGGATACAGAGCAAGTTCGCTTGGTGTGGAGATAGTACTGGGGCCATCCGGCGTCATAATTTCAGAGTCAGCGAAGGTCTTGGCCACATATCGCCCCTGTGTTCCATCCATGGTAATGTATATGCCTTCGTAATTGCTTTCGTTCGCAGAAATAAGCTTAAAACTTGCAGGGCGGAAAAACAACTTTATATCTTCCAAAGCGAAGGTTGTGTCATCCTTCACTTCGACAAGGACGTCACCTATGCCGTTTTTGTATGTAGCTGCTAAAGCATCAGCAATGTCGGCATTGTTTGGGTTACGCAGACGCTTCCAGGATTTAAAAAGCTCGGAATGGGCCGAATTATCGGTATTATGAGAATTCATTAATTCCTTAATTTTAGTAAATATAAAACTAATGTTTGGTCCAATATATTTCATGCTATATGCCTCCTTTCATTTACTTTCATTTAATTTGGTAAAGCAGGAATCCGTAAGGGAACCCATAAAGTAGAGGCTCCCTTACCTATGTATTGTTTACTCCTGCACCTGTGATAGCTAATTACGCATTCATTACTTCATCCCACATGCCTTGGATTTCAGTTTCGCTATATTCCACAAAATCGGAGGTTTGAGCATAACCACTTAGATCCATTACACCAGCTAAAACGTCCCAAGCTGTACCATCCCAAGCTACGTTGTCCCCGGCTTTAATACCATTAGCCTTATCAGCATTAACAATGTTCCAAACGTCACCAACCTTGTTACCAGTTTTAGGTAACTCGGCATAAGTGTCTTTAGAGCCCTTATAATGGAATGCACTGGATACCAGACCATTAACTTCATCCTTGGTATAAGCATCCGCTATACCATACCCAGCTAAAGTAGTAGCTGGTGATTGTTTACCATTAGCTAAATCATACACGCTCTTCACCGCAGACGCCGTAGCTGCTTCTTCGGTGCTGTTGGAGTTGGTCGCAGTAGAAAGCTTTACCACACCCTTAGTTGTAACACTGGCATCTGCTATCGAAATTTTACCATCGGCGCTGCTACTAATATTGTTACCTATTTTAACACCACCTAAAGTGCTGGAAGTGGCCGGGGTTAATTCATAATTACTTAATGAATCCAACTTGGTCTTATCCTCGGAGGACATTAAACCATCGACCGTACCACTGGCTACTGGGTAAGTGGTATCCTGCGCAGGTATACCTAATGCCGTAATATCTGCTTTAGCAACTTCCTCAGCGGCCGAGACATGACCCTGATCATTTACAGTTATTTTATATAGACCAGACGCCTTTGCTGCAAAAGATGGGTGGGTGTACTTATTTGCACCAGTTTCAATACCATCTAATTTAACTTTATCAGCAGCAGCCATAAATCCATCGGTGGTAGTCGTGGCTTTATCGTGCGTATGATTAAGCTTAGCAAAATTGTCTTTGATTAACGTAAATATCTTCTTAATTTGAAGTTCACTTAAAATCTTTTTTACAGCCATATTTAGTTATCTCCTATTTAATATTAAATTAATTAAAGGTAACTTATACCCTTAATTTGCCTGCATAACTTCCTCGAACATGGTTTCTATCTCCTGTTCGGTAAATTCATCAAAGTCGGATTCATTGACCTTGTCCTTCAGGGAGGTATCCAAATATTCTTTGGTTATTATGTCCTTATTATGTTCTATTTTAGCTAAATTTTTCATTGTCGCAATTATGCCTCCCTATACTTATTTAGGTAACGGGCGGATTAATATACATACTATTTATTATATGTAAAATCTTAATCCACCCGACAATTAATAGTTTAAGCTAATGCATATACATCACATACAATATTATTGGCATAAACCTGTGCAATACTAAACGTTACTTTATCGCTTGATATATCCACATCCACTATTAGTTGCTCGCCGGTGGTCGCATCCTTAGCAAGGGTATTTACAACAGTACCCGTATAGGCTACATCCACCGTAGTACTATTAGCCGTTAAGGTTTGGGTGGTTTTGGATACCAGCAGTGGCTTATCCTTCAGGTCGTTAAAACTACCTGTAGTTGCTACAGTGGCCAGCTCAGTTTTCTGTACATAACCATCCAAATTTACTGCGGTGTTACCCAATAATTCCCATTTACTATTTACGTATAAATATTCATTATAGATATCACCCTCGGCGTCACCTTTTTTAACTAAATATACAGTATAGGTATCAATGTTCTCAGTCGGTAATTCTGTAACTACACTAATGCCCATAGAGTGTATTGGTGCCAGCAGATTATTAACTTCCTCTTTACTATAAGTTTCTGTCTTCTTATAGTAGCTGGTTAAATCCTGAGCAACCTGAGTTAGTACACCTTCAGTAATATCGTCTGTAAATTGAGATAATTTAGTGGGCTTATTAAGAATTAAAGCGTCACCAGCATCCGCATTCCAATCGGATTGTACGTTCTTTTGTGCCCCTTCTTCAATACCAGCTAATTTAGTTTTAGCTGCGGATACATCGGTTTCCAGATCAGCGACCTTTTTATGTAAACCGGTCTTTTCGCCTACGGTGCCATCATTACCAACTTCGGTCTGTAATTTATTAATGTTGGTATTGGCCGTTTGCATATCGGTCTGTATAGTATGTACTATACTATTTAAGCCTTCTACTGTAGTAGGGGAGGGCTGATACCATGCTAATTCAAATCCACCACCAACAGCACTTACTGATTTAGGTTCTAGACCTGAAATCCAAGGGTTGTCTTGATCTACTATCTGTAATTCATGATGACCGGCCACGTAGCCCTCGCTACCGGGCTCACCAGTAGCGTTTACCCATTTATAATATTGTTTACCAAAATTATGCAGGCTTAATTTATTACCATCCCCTAAATCAATGGTCTTCTGATCCCCTAATGTGGCTTTACCAACTTCACTAAGGGACCTATCCGCCTCTATTTTATAAACTGTAACTACATCATTTTCAAAAACCGTGATTACCTGACCTACATAAGAGGTACCACATAACGCACGGCTATCTGGATCCGAGGTATCGCCGGCCGCATACTTAACAGCGTCCGCATAGGAACTAAATAAGTCAGTTCTATCTAATGGGAAATTGCCCGTTCTTTGGAACGGCATTGCCCAGTCTAGTTTGGAATTAAAGGTTTCTGTATAATTAGCCATATAACTTTATCCTCCTTAACCAATGGTTACCTTGTAAGTATTAGCGCCTAATGCAGCAGCTGGAGAATAGGTATATACATCGTAACTAACGGCGGTGAAACCATTTGCACCTTCGACTTCTACGGTGGTTTTAATAAAACTACCTACTATATCCGTACCAAACGCACCAACGTCCAATACCTTCTTTAATGTTTTATTTATAGCTGTGGGGAATGCCACTATTACCTGCATAGCGCCTTCGACGACCGTTACCTGGAACTCTTGATTTGGAACTACTGCTTTATTACTATTTGTTAAACTGCGAATACTGTCACTATTAAGAGCAACGGCTGTGGTTTTGGAACCATAGAAGAAAGACCTAAACCCAGTCAATGCAGCGGAATTACCCGATTTAGAACCAGCCGCTATACGACCTGAAGGATAATCATTACCAAGATTGGTTTTTGGCATTGCACCCTGTTCATATTGAGCAGTTGCAGTAATACGATAATTGGTATTATCGGCTATAGTTAACTCATTAAAAGCACCAGTAGCAGTAGCACCAGTTTCACTGGCTGTACTAGTTACGGACCATGAAGATGCTGTAATGCCGGTTGCAGGTCCATAGGTATAGGAACCAGGATTTAAGGTAGCATTATAGGAAGGAGTAACTTTAGTACCTACTTCCTTAGCACCAGATGGCGTCATTGTAACGCTAACACTTGGCTGAGTGGTGCTGGGATTTAATTCTTTGGTAAAGATAGATTGAAGAACGTCCTTTAAGCTTTTACCAGCAGCAGGTAATGAACCCGTAGCGGTTTGACCTTTGGTAATATTACCTACTTGAGTATAACTACCAGCAAGGGTTATATCATCGGCAAGGAATACATTTTCAGCATTAACATTGCCATCCATAGCCCTCCATTCGGTATCATATACAAAAGCGGTATAGGAATACTTATCACCCTGAATAAGGGTCTTTAATATGGCTATATCCCCCTTACGTAAGGTAGCGCCATCTACTATACGAGTCAGTGCCGCCGTGTCGGTTTCGCCCTCGGTTTTGGTACCATTATATATATTAGAAGGAATAGCACTAAGTACACCTTCGGACGTAATGGTAAAACCACTACCTACTTTAATACCACCAAGAATCTCTTCAGTAGCTGCGGGAAGGGTATAAACCGTCATATCCACGCCATCTACTTTAATAGCACCATTGGTTTCGGAGGATTCTACCACCACACCAATGGTCTTCCAAGCAGCATTTATATACTGTTTAATTTTACCCTCAGATAGGTCCGTATATATCTGACCCTCTGCCGGGGATACGGGTGGTGTAGACAATGGGTGCACCACAGCATTTAGCAGTTGATTTTTATTAAGGTCTATATTAGTTAAATAAATCATACCTTTAACTATCTCCTTTACCAATTAATTTAAATAAACCTTGCCACTAAAGGCATTGTTAAAGTTTATTACAATATTATTATTGTCAATATATTGAACGTCCCCCACAACAATATTGCCACCACTATCTACCGTGGTAACGCTTGGGAAATTATCTAAATTATGTTTAATTTCCCATCTATTGGAAGCAGCTAATTGTTTTATAATGGTAGTTTTATGACTACTAGTACCACCACTGCCAGTAAAGGCTATTAATGAGGTACCATCCCACCAACCATCGAATGGAGGATTTTTAATATGTAAAATATCCCCAATATTTAACTTATCCGGATTAGCAGCTATAAAGGTATCTGCTTCTTCCTGGGTTTCAAATATATATGTATGGGAACCTGTAAGTTGTTCTAATGCGGTTATTCTTTTATCTAAATCCTTCCACAGGTCCAGTGGTCCAGGTACTGTTGGTATTCCTTTACCTACGCCGAAACAATATACCTTAGACCTATATATTAAGGAATTATTATCCCCTGATTCTACTACTATCTGTACCAGAAGTGTAGTGGTTGGGTCTGTTATTAGACTTGGGGGTACTATGAATTCAGCTATGTAATTGATAAATTTTAATGGTTTGGTTTTACTGCATTTACCTGTTTTTATGTCTTTGAATTCAAGGTATATATTATCGTCGCTGCAGAATTTATTCCTGTATTCCTTTATTATTGTTATCCTTATGACATTTGCCTCATCTGGGCCACCATAACCTAATATTTTAGGATATACCAATGTGGTATCCTTTCCTATTGCTATGTCTACATATCTATATGTACATATATTTAGGTTTGGAATGTCTGTTGAGCAGTCGTTATGGCAGTTGCATGTATTATAAGGTGCCATGGCTATTATCACCTACATTTCCATATATATTGTCCTTTTGTGTGGATTCCCGTTCTCTACTTTTATTATAAGAAATATGTGGTCTATTTTCAATGTTATGTTATAATTTACTATGGATTTATGTTATCCTTATTTAATACCTATTTATTATTGGTAATATATATTATTATGTTAAAAAATAAGGGGCATTAACTGCCCCGTTTGTATTATTTACTATATATGGTTTGAAGATACTTTTTTGTTTTATTATTGTGTAATTTTATTATTATGTAATTTTTGTGGTTTTTGTAATTAGTTATATTATCGATTGTGGTTTTATTACTTCATAAATATTGGTGCTCCATATTGCATAAAAATGTGAGCCACAATATTATCAGATACTTTATCCGCGGGTTTTATAATCCAACCATTTTTATTAAATGCTGCTATTACTGTACTTTTTATATTTACACGAAGATCAGAAATAAAATTATTCTCCACCTTGAGTTCATATTCGGCCCTTACTGGGCCTTTGGTAGTAAGAATTTCTACTATACCCTTATACCATGGTGGATTAGACTCATATTCCTTTAGTGCGGGATTAAACATATTTTTTTCATTAATAATTTTTAACATTTTATGCCTTCCTTTCTTTATTGGATATTTAATTAATATTTTTGTATTTATTACCCATGTAAATTGAATGTCTTTTCATATTCTATTAGTAGATAGAAGGTAACTCCATTGTTTGTGGTTTTATTATCTACTACTTGGTAATGTAGTTTAACTTTGTAGTTTGGGTGTTCAGATATAAAATTATTATACTTGCCCTCCAACTCCTCCGTGGTATTGGCAATTATTATTTTTATACCACGCTCGTTCATATATTTACCTCCTTAATTTAATGTTATTTTATTTCGGACTGTAAATTACGAGATATTTGCATTATTATAGGCCAAAGTGTTTCTACCATATTGGGGTATGTACTTTGTTTAGATAGCTTTTCTATTATTTCCTTTTCCCGATCTATTTGTTGTATTTCTGTTATTCCATATTCCTTTTTTAGTTGTCCTACAGCTACGCAGTATCGCATACGACTATTGAGCGCAGCTATTAGTACATCGTCGCAGGCGTCTATTTGAGTGCGTAAAAAGTCGAGTTTTTGTTGGTAGGTTTTATTTTCCATTTATGTACTCCTCAATGTTATTCATATATAATTTGTAGCCCATAGGCGTTAGCTATTTCATGTTCCACCCGGCAACCACGTGCTTTTTCCCAGCCCTTACAAAAGTAGACTATATCGCATAGACTCATATAGAGTATAGATAATGCTAAATAGTAAATTGGTGGGTTGTGTATGTCGGATTCCCAATGAAGACTAAATTTTATACGGCTATCTATTACCTCGTAACCTTGTTCGACAAGTAGAGCTGTAACACGTGCTCTTGTATTCTTAATGTCCTCTTCGCTTATACCCCGCATAGGTTGGGATATCATTACCTTTTTCATTAATTTAGTAAACCCTCCTTTATCCTTTTTATATTTCCAATTATAATGTACTATTATAGTTTATCAAAGTCTTTCGTAGTTTACAGTGTAAATATAATGTACATTACCAATATAGAAATAATTGACATAATAGTACCAAACTTTAGCATATCCTTTGGGGTTGCCCAGCCCGAACCTGAAGCTATGGCTATATGTGCTATAGCTGGGGGCGTGGCAAATGCTAAAGAGGCACCCATGCCTATCATAATGGTATATATTTCGGCATTAAGCTGGGTACCAGCAGCTATCATTGTAAATATAATTGGCATTACCAAATTGTATACTACGGTAGTGGTTACTATATTACTCATAATATTGGTTAATATAATAGACAACGAAGCTATTAATAGAACAATTATATTAGGGCTTACATTCTTAAATAGCGGCTGTATGACGCCTGTAATTGCAGCTGTAATGCCTATATCCGAGGAGGTAATATATTTACCAAGAGCTAAGGTACAAGCACATAGCATTATACTCGGCCAGCTAACACCGTGGTTTATAGCCTCTTTAAAGTTTAATACTGGTTCATGACCCCGATTAGTTTTGGTTTGTATTATACAAAGTAGTGCAATGCCCAGCATAGCGGGTCCTGTAGTAGTCAAAGCATTAAGTCCTGGTAGCTGTTTAGGAATTATACCCATAAGTAGCCAAGCTATAATCACCAGTGCAAATACCCCAAGTGATATAAGTTCTTTGGGTGTAATAGGCCCCAGTTCCCTTTTTTGTAAGTTCAGTGTAGGGAAACTTTGACTATATTTTCTAAATGCGATATATACTACCCCCATAAAAATACCAAAAAGTAGTATACCCAAAGGTATACCATACTTTAAATAGTCAATGTAACTAATATTTATTCCAGTATCATTGGCATAGAACCCTAATGCCATAAGCGGAAAGGTATGTGCTATCGGGGTCATAGCACAGGATATGGAAGTTACAATGGCAGTGCCTATCATGAGAATTTTGGCGAATTTATCCCCTTTGTTAATATTAAGCTCCGCATATATTTCTTGTAGCAAGGTATAAAACAATATAAATAGTACAGTGGGAGCAATAAAACTACCTATTATTAGTATAGAGAGTAGGTACATTAGTATAAATTGCCATGAACCTTTGCCAGCAAATTTACTGTAAATAAATTTATAGGCCACCCGTTTAAGAAACCCGCTACTAGAAAGACTGTAGGTTAATATCATACTAAAAATTAGAAAAGCAATGGTATTATTGCCTAAAGAGGATGCCATTACCCCACTTATATTGGTGCTGGGTAAAAGAGCTAATGCAAATAATATTAGTATACTGGTCCAATCTATGGCAACGAATAGCCAAAGTATCAGTGCAGCCATAAATATAAATATAAGCCACACGGCTTCATGACTAAGCTTTGGTATTAATCCCTCCAAATTAAACAGCAGTCCACTAACTAATAGTAGTATAGCGAACATAATTAAAACATTTCTAACTGTAATTGGTTTGAATCTCATTTAGACCGTTAACTCCTTTCGTATTATAGCATTAAGATTTACGTTATTTAGATTTTAAGGAACCTCTTATTTCATTCATGAGGGCCGTTTTATCACGGGCGGTAAATATTTTAATGGTGGGTTTTAGGGTGTTAAAGTAACGAGCTACCACCCACCATGTTGAAGTCTCAGCATTAAACCATATAGCATTGTGGGTGACAGGATACATGAAACCTCTTTTAAGCTCGTTGATTATGGGATTAACGCAAAGCGTGGAGTAATGGATAATCCGTGTAGCTCTATAATGCGTACATGAAGTTACCATTTCTGATTTTTGCCATTTACATCGGCGAGACGATTCTTGCTTATAATTTTTACAAACCCAACAAGGGGATAAGCGCGTTAAAGTAGTAGTAATTTCCTGTATCATGGCACTGTCCCCTCCTTAACAACAATACTGAATGAATTTTACAAGCAAATTCCAGTCCCCGGTAGCAGGGGTACCCAAATTGTTAACAACAATGTCCATATAGCATATCGCCATATATATGCACATAAGCGAACCCAATATTGTCAACATGGCTGCTATAAACTTCTTTACATTTAACCTGTATTTCGTCCTTTGCATTTCCTTAATCCTTTTCCTTTCCCTTTACTACATTAATATTATATAATATGTTAAGTAGGAAATCAAGAATTATTTTACAGTGAAGTACAAATTGATTTTATCAGCTCATCGATTCGATAGGTGCAGTTAATAAAATCTTTAGGAAACCAGCCCTTTGTTGTCATAGCCGCAGTACCAATACGAATACCACTGGTTTCTTTTGCAGAATGAGTTTCATTTGGCACACAGTTTTTGTTTACAGTAATGTTATATTTATCCAATAATTCTTGTACTTGTAGCCCCGTTATATTGGGGTGGCTTTTACTGAAGTCAATTAAAAACAGATGATTATCGGTACCATTGCTAACAATATTATAGCCCAAGTCTTTAAATGTGTTAGCCATAACCATACTATTTATAACTACTCGCTTTATATAACTTTTATAATCCGAAGTAAGGGCTTCGGCCGCACATATGGCCTTAGCTGCAATAACATTCATTAATGGACCACCTTGCATACCTGGAAATACTGCTCTATCCACCTTCGCGGCGTATTCTGGTTTACAGAATATTAGGCCCCCACGTGGACCACGTAATGTTTTATGTGTGGTGGTTGTAATTATATCAGCTAAACCAAAGGGGGATTGATGTATTCCAGCAGCAATTAATCCTGCAATGTGAGCCATGTCTACCATGAATAGTTTATTGTATTTTTTACAAATTTGAGAGATAGTTTTAAAATCTATCTCTCTACTATATGCTGATGCACCGGCCACTATCATTTTAATGTCTGGGTATTCTATACATAGATTTTCAATTTGTTCATAATCAATATAGCCATCAGTCTTTAACCCATAATGAATAAAATGATATAATTTACCACTAAAGTTAATTTTATGCCCATGTGATAAATGTCCACCATCGGCCAAAGACATTGATAAAATTGTATCCCCTGGGTTTAACAAAGCCCCATAAGCCTCCAAATTAGCATTAGTACCACTATGAGGCTGTACATTTACATGATAGTCAGTATTGAATACCTGCTGCCATAAATTACGGCACTTATTCTCAATTTCATCCATATATTGACAACCACCATAATAGCGACCTTTTTGCCCAACGCCCTGACTTGCGGGATACCCCTCCGCATATTTATTGGTTAAACACGAGCCAAGAGCGTCCAATACGTCCTGGCTAACAAAATTTTCGGAGGCTATTAATTCGATATTATTACATTGTCTTTTAGCCTCCTTATCGATAATTGCTTTTATATTCTGTAATTCGGTATTCATGTATATTAGCCGCCTTTTATTTTAATAGTATTTTACTATGTAGTCCTTATCCACTTTGGATATTTCATTCTTTAGTGTTTGAAGCGGGTCATCTTCATTAACATTACCCGCCTTCATAGATTCAAATTCAACCTTTACCTCTTTTGGCAGAATTACACCAACGATGCTGCCTGATATATCAATTTTGGAAGCATTGGTCCATATACGCTCCTCGGTTTCATTTACTTTTTCATGCTTAATCAACAGCGACTGATATTCGGCCGGCAGACTGTTAGCATTAATAACAAATCCTCCGCTGGGCACGTTGAATAGATACTGCTTTACTATTTTGTGACCATTAACCTTTCTATGACCACCATCTTTAATTTCAAGCCTTTTCTGCTCCTTTTTATCCTGAGGCATATTTAAAATGTAATCCTCCAGAATTTGGAACAGCTTTTGACTTATAGTAATGGTGGGCCAGTTTACCATGGTTAGCGCGTAGGTATTATCATCGTAATGCGTTAGTATCTTTACCTTAAACTTATCCCCTTTGTTTACAGCCATGCCTGCATAAGAAAAAGGTTCGATGGAATATTTATTGGACAATTTATTTCCATCCAGTATTATACCATATTTCCAACGTTTTGGATTACGAAGTGTGGCAGCAACCATATCCCTGGCCAGAGATACAAAAGGCATATTTTTATGCTGCTTTGCATTATATTCTGGCTGAGAGGTCCATATCTCTTTGGTTGCTATTATATTACACAACACTTCTAGATCCCCTACCATATAGGATACATTGCCTACTTGTTTTGCTTCTTTTATGGCTATCATTTTTAATTCACCTTACTTTCTTCTTCGTTAATTTCCTGCCTTATCTTCATCAGCAGCCGGCCAAGATAGTTTTCACCGGCCCCTTTACATACCCCCCAGAAGGTATCCCCATGATTGTTGCCTTCTATGAGCATGCTGTCTTTAGTATTAAGCAGCTGCTCCCTAAGCGCGGGACGGGCAAATTTCTGTCTGAGCAACATTTCCATTACATTTACTTTAACCGAATCCCAATCCTTGCGAAGTTTAACCTGCCGCCCAAATCTTTTTGCCTCTTTCGCAGTCGGTGCTATCATAAATAGTTTTCTGGTTTCCAAATCATTGGTTTTTGCGGCTTGAAACGCATGTTCAACCGAGGGGAACCTCATTCCTTCGTAGTATACAAATACCGGATAAAAGTTGGACAAGAATGCGTTCTTATTTTTAAAGGTACGAATCTCCGTCATGTTAATTACCTCTCTTTCCTATTATGTAAATATTATATAATATGTTTAATAGGAATTCAAGTCTTTTTATCTACATTTAACAAATATATTACAAAAGAAAAAGGCAGCCCTTTACGAGCTGCCCCTATATTAATACCTTTCACGATTTAAATTAGAATATGCCCTAAACAACTCTTGACATTCATTTATACAAATTTGTTCCATATCCAAATCCACTTTATCCAGATTTACAAAATTATAAAATATGTCATCGCGGAATCCAATAGCATCTGTGTCCTCTTTAGTACACCCATAATAAACTTTTCCAATATTAGCCCATTTGATTGCCGATAGGCACATAGGGCAAGGAAAAGCTGTACTAAACAGCACACAATTGGATAAATCATGTGTATTCAAATTGTTACCAGCCACTCGTATAGCCTGTATTTCACCATGGGCTGTAGCATCGTGATTAAGCAATACCATATTATGACTACTCCCAACCACTATTGGTTCACTTCCCCCAATATCCACTACCACAGCCCCAAATGGACCACCACTATTTGAAGTAATGCCCTCATAGGCCTCTTCAATAGCAAGCTTCATAAATTCATTGCACTGCACTTCGTTTAATTTAATCATTGTTTAAATCTTCCTATCTTATAATTTATTGTTCATTTCTAGTTTCGGCTTTAGCGTATATTTTCTTTGGCTTTTTATATGAGTGACGACTTTCTATAAAGCACTCCCCGGATTGTGGTTTTTGACGAAAATGATAATTATATTGTTCTGGAGTCATAGTGGTTTTAAAATAAAGTTCATCATCTGGGAGAAACTGTTCTTTAGGTATAGGCTTTGCTACTGTGATATATGGTAGATGACTACGTAAATTCAACAAGCCTTTATTAATAACCTCCTCAATAATTTCCTCGCGACGAATCAAAGGCGCAGATCCTTCATACTCGAATTGAAATTTATAAAGCTTCCAGTCTGGTACATTAACATGAACTTCATAATAATATCTCATTACACTACTCCATTCTTAAATATGTTCTGTTGCTATTTCATAAGTCGCTTTTTTATCCTTATTTAATCCATCCAATATCATCTTCATTTTAAAATGATTGTCGTAAGAATCGTAGATCCATGAAATCTTATCATTATACCGTGCAATTAATGCACGCAGAAATGTAAAGTAAGTCTCTTTTTCCTGAGGAGGTATAAAATCCAAAGAAGAAGAGATATAGCAAAGGCTATAATTTTCAGGGTCGTGTTTGAAATCTTTCTTATTAATTACAAATACTGCATTTTCCCTATATGGTGGAAATATGGGTAGATTAAAATTAAAAGGTTTAGAATTTTCATTTGCCACCCAATAGTAATTATGGAGTAATTTTTGTTTTTCCAAAAATCCTACCCAACTACCACAACTTACAAAGGAGAATAATTCCAAATCCCTAATCTGCTCTGAATTATAAGCAATATCGTGGTGATGGTCAATATTTACAATATCGAACGGCCCCGAGAAGGTATTGTCCTTACGATAAACTAAATCCATCGCTCTTAGAATAGAATGATGATCCAGGCCTACATAAATGGGGCACTTCAAGCCTTTAATTGTTTCTAACATAAAACTTAAATTATCAGCATCGTGACTCATAAAAGCTTCGCAGTTTAACTTTTCAAATATATTATGCCATTGGGCGTCATGATTATGAATGGGTAAGGAACCTATCAAATCGTTATATAATTGAATACAGGGCTTCATAAAGAAATCACAATCAATAGTTAGAATTTGCTTATATTTTGAATTCATTATAAATCCTCCAATACCTTTACCCATCCAGAGAAGCCTCTCCGCGATAATTCATTAATATAACTCTCGTACCAATCGCTTTGGTATTCTGGCTTAACTAAATATTCGGCCACCGATACTGCTATGGTACCTACATTAAATCTACCAGAAATCTTAAAATTGGTAAAGCCCCTTGGTACATAATCCTTAATAATTTGCTCTCTATTAATGTAAGATTTAAGACTATGTGTATAATTATTTTTCAACTCGCCCCTCTGAAGCTGACTCATACTACAATAGTTAGCCAGGTTTCCATCTTTACCAAGCGTCAATTGTATTTCAGCCATTTGATGATAATGAGTTTTAATACGTGGGCAATTATCCGGACAAGGGTCCGTGCATAGAAATTCTACCATATGTCGTTTTTCGGGAGGTATCTTATCCAAATAGTTCCAATTATTATTAGCAGCTCGCATCATACAGGACATATAATATTTGTCGTCCAAATTAATGGATTTATTTTCCTCGTAGGATGCCAATATACTTTTAACATACTTAAAATTGGGATATTTGTCCCTAAGATAATCTTCTAGAAGTGAAGAACAAACAACCACCTCATTAAAACCATTATTCGCCGCATCCATAATCAAATTGGCATAGGTGTCATGTAGGTGGTGTGCTTCAATGAGTGGGTTGGTAGCTATAATTCTAATAGCAATACCCTTTTCGTTAAAGGACTCTATTTTGTTTTTCATGTAACTATAGCTGTATGTGGGGCCCCCTATATAACAACTGCCCCCATTCCATACACAATTAGGAAAGGTGCCGTATATAGAGGATATACAGCTGTCTTCGTAAAACATTATTCTATTTTTATCCCTATGATGAAAATAAGTTTGATAAATAGAATAACCCTCAATAAAATCCGGGAAATTAAAATTTATCATGTGCTAAAAAGACCTCCTACAGCTTTTATTAATATTTTTTAAGATTCGGGACGTATGAAGTATTCACGCACTAATTGACATTCTATAAGTTTTTTTCGATTATATTCCCCAGCTATTTCCTGTGCCAACTGATTAAATTGAGTAAGCAATTCATTGTCCGAACCATATTTAAGAATACAGTCATATATCGACATTACTTCTTCTACATCTAGTCCCCCAAATTCATTATACCGTCTTGCCAAACTATTTATACTCTTCATTAACAGACTTTTTGATTGTGTGTCCATTACTTTAATCCTCCATCTTTTTTGGCAGTTCTAATCCTAATTCTTTCATGGTATCTAATACAACTTTACCTACGCCCTTAGTTGATTCTTTTTGAATATGAGACATATAACTAAATAATGCCCCATACAATTCCAGAGTTTCAGTGCGATAGTTTTCCAATAAATACTTTATACCACCAGAAAGATTTAATTTATATAGGGTAAATAATATACCGCACTTGAATAAAAAACATACATCATCCGGGGCATAAAACAATTCCTGCGTATACTCAAAATTGGCACCCAGACAAGGCCCCATGCAATATTTATTAATACTACAAGTGTTGCATTTTAACATATTTTCTAGGGTAAGATTTTGTATAGCTATCATTAGTGGGGCATTATTGGCTTTAATACCAACAATTTCATTGTTTTCCTTTATAAAAAATCCGGCTGTAAATTGTTTATAACCAGTACGATGACAGGGCACAATAGCCAAATCCGCCATTCTTACTACCATAGAATTTTGCAATGCGCAGCTTAATTTATTACTTTTCCTTACGGGTTTTAGTTCTATAAGTTTATTTAACCTAAATACCTCCGGACCTTCACCATTGTATGGCTTTAATCCTGCCATTTCAGCAAAAAAATCATCTTTGTTTTTGTAATGATCATAGATTACATCGTATACATGATTAAGTAATTTTAAGTAGGATTTTACCCTGGCCTCAGTCCAATCTCCATTACGCACCTGAAGAAACATTATTTTATCTAAATCCCCATCGACATAATTGTACCACCAATCAAAGTTGTCAATCCATTTATCTATGACATGTGCAGATACCATGGGATGATAGCAGAAGTTGTGTTTAAGACAGAAATCTTTAAGACGATAATAAAACTCCTCTACGCGATTACCAAAACGTTCGTAGTCCAATGGTTTTCCGTCCACGGATGCCGAAAAATATACATAAATTCCAATATCTTTAAACTGCTCTAGATATCTTTCTATTTTGGTGGTCTGATCGGAATCTAAGATAAACTGCATATCGTCTGGTATGATTATCTCAGACGGTTTATATTGGCTGTCCCTAAATTTATTATAGATTAATTCAAATACCTTTAGTCCAAATGGTTTATCGAATATTCTACCAGAGAATATTTCAAAGTTATTGCACCATTTATTTTCGATATACATATCCAAAAAAGCCGATAGATTACTTAGTATAAGTTCATCATTTTCCAACTCCATTGGATAAAGTTCATTACGATGGTTATGAAGATAACAATAGCTGCAGTTAGAACCACAGGAGGCTTTTAAAAACAACTCTATCATAGCCCTACTGGTGCCAGACCTTTGAGCATCCACCTTAGTAGAAGCAAAATAGCGGTTAATGAAAGACTTCAGGACTTTATCGGTTTCTGTTTTAGCGTTTAATTCAATGAATTTCATATAATTACTATTAACTCCTCCTTAATAAAACTTTTAACTACGAAATTATATAGATTTACCAGCTGTAATGTAATCTATGTAATCAAACGCACCATTACACATAAGTCTGGCCATGCCTAAAGTAGACACAAATGGGGAGCCCGTTTTGCGTAGAGAGTTGTAGCAGCATTGTGTTCTACCCGTTAATACACAAGCATGTCTAATTAATTTTGCGGAATCGTGTAAGTATGATTTGTCGACCTGACCACAATAAGCTAATTCATAAATTAGTGCTATATTAGCTGCAGCTAATGTTTTATAGGATTCTGTAAAGTGAGTAAACATTTTATAAAATGACTCAATAGATTCGTCACTGTCCTTGTAGAAATCCAAAAAGTATCGATTAGGCACCCTAAGACAATTTTCATATTCCTCTATATCATGTTCCAGGGCATATTGTCGATATTCGTCTTTATCGTTATAAAGTCCTACCAAGCATCCCACCATTATACCATCGGGTCGCACCATAATCTCATGTAAATACTGAGAGCAGAATCCAGTAGATTTTAATTTATTAGCAGCAGGATAGCTGGTTATAAGCCCCTGCATGAGGGAAAAATCATTTTGAAGAGTTCTATTAAAACCATATTTAATCCGCAGCCCCTCCCAGTCCAGGGAATCCTGAGTCCTTAAAGATTTGGTTAAGTTAATTCCCTGCTGCTGTGTATAGTCATATAAGCTGGTTAGTATAGGAGTGTTAAGAACTTCTCGATCCGTCTGCCAACCCTTAAAACTATTTAGGGTCTGTCTTATAAAATTGTGCCACCATTCGTAATAGGATTCACAGCTATCTTTGGTTTCACAGATACGATTGTAAGTATCTATTGGTAGAGTGGATTTATATTTGAATGCAATTTTAATATTATTATACCCACGCTGACTAATGGTATTTTCTAGCCCAGTAACGTTATTAAATATAACTTCGGATTTAATGCCACGATCCTTGTTATATTCATCACTACCATCAATAGAGATCTGCATCATAATATGTATATAAGTATTGTTATTTAAGGCCCAATTATTAATTGCACCATACCAATCCGCCACATCGTCTATCTTAAACATACCATTACTTACAAAGGATACATTTCGGACATTAGGAAACGCATCCAACCATTCATGTATATGTTCGGCCCAAAGATCAGAGTGTAAGGTGCACTCGCCACCCCACATGGTAAAATTGTAAATCTTATAATAAGGTACCTGCAATCTATTTAATACGTGCTGAAAGGTTTTTAAATAAGAACCATCTTTTACCGCTTGAATAATTTCATTATCAAAGGTTTTATGGTTCTTTAATCCACACAAAAAACAATATTTACAACTAAGATTACACGTTCCACTACCAATAATTGCTAAGTGATTAATCTCAGAAGTGTACTTTTGAATCATTTTATTTTTATTACCTCACTTAAATTTTTAGGCATAATTATCTAAAACCTTGGCTACGACACCATCCTGAATGAGAAGGATTGAAGGCACCACAGAAATTGGTGCCGTTATGAGCACCATCATGAGCGCCATTAAAGCTACTATTAAACCCGTAATTACCAGAATTAAAACTGCTGTTAAAACCATAATTACCACTGTTAAAGCCACCATTAAAGCCGTAGTTACCGGCATTAAAGCCTGAAGCATAATATGCGTTATTGGTAGCTACTACGGATTCCAAATTGGTCAGTGCCGTATTGCATTTATCAATATCCTCAAAGCTTACATAACTGCCACGCGAAGGCACATTTATAGCTGTACCATAATCCGTACTAATATATGGGGATTTATCCTTTAGGTCCGTAAACATGGACTTTAGTACGGATATAAAGCCAGGATTCAAACTTTGAGACTTTTGTACCTGACTGGTGTTATATGGCGTAGCTAAATTATGATAGGCCTCAGCGTTACCAGCTTGTTGGGCGGCTAAGGCATGATTACTACGCACCTTATTAATGCGACTAAATAAGCTGCCACTATCAAGGTCGTTAGGTTCACTGCCTATATCTGAAGCTAATACAATTGTATAACGGGTTAATGCCATAACTATCCCCTCATTTCCATGTATTACTGAATGGCCACGACATAAATATCCTCAATGAATAGAGCACAGGTATTGTCCGAGACAGTAGTATTGCTAAAATCGTAGTAAATAGGTAATGATTTGGTGAATTCAAATTCGTTGGTTAATTCAAAGGTGCCATCTTCCTTTTCAAAATAATTGACTGTAATTTTCTTTACCTTTTTACCCAAATCAGATATACGCTTTAATTCACCCTGATATAGATGAGCATACTCTGCCCAGTCATTGGGCTTACAACGGTAACTAGCACTATAATAGGTAGCTCCATTTAAGGTTTTTATATGAAAACAACCAACGCCTTCGAATAGGGTAATGGTTTCCTGGGAATTATCCTCAAAGGTATAAACTACTTTAATATTATTAGCCATATTATAAATCAACCTCCTATTTTTATTGTGAAATATTTAATCCCAGACTTCCAGGGTAACTAATGTACCAGTATTAAAGGTATCCAATTTGTTCTTGTCCTCTGCGGACATTAGACCCGCCTGGTCGGTGGATGCATTAGGAATTAAACTCGCCGGATTACTTACTGGTTGTGCCTGTGTAATAATACCAAAACTATTTATACGTAGTTGATATAATCCCAATGTATTATAATCTTGCCCCGGACCATCGTTGGGAATTGTATTTATGGGATAAAGTTCAAAGCCATTATTGAATGCCATAATGAATAAGGTGGTGCTATATTTATGGCAGAGCATGGTTTTACAAGGCATTCTCACGAATGCTGGTATGTTTGACAAAGTCATGCTTCCGTCACTGTCATTCTTAATGTGGTATTCAATCTGGAGTCGATTTAAAGTTGTAGCTGCACTAGAAGCGGGAATAGTAATTGTGTTATTGGTATTATTGGTAAAATACCCCAGAAATGGGATAAAATCGGTCTGGGAGAATTCATCCCTATAACCTGGGTCCAACATATTTACCGTACGTGATAAGTAGGCAGTGTTTGATTGTGCATCAAATCCTAATTCAAATTTTTTAGGAACTAAAGCCCTTGTAGTATTATGATCCGTAATCTCAAATAGATTTTCAATATCTACTTTGGGATAGTATTCCTTCTCGTTGGAATCCTTAATTATCAAATGTTCAGGCGTTAGCGTTATTTTAGCCATTATATATGACCTCCTTATCTAAGGGAGTGGGTTGAAAATAACCTAATTTTAATATTATTATAACCGTTTATTAGTTATTTTACAAGGTAATTAAGGTTAATCTGAATAGTCTGAATCATACATTTCCAAATTTAGGGTTCGTCCATTTTCAGCGCCTTTAATATCTTCACCCGTGGTATTGTCGAAAGGTACCTTATAATGTACCCACTGCATACCATTTAACTCCATAGCATTTATTTTGGAATCCTGATAATATGCATTGTCCCAATGCACAATTACGGTGCCCAGAATTCTATTTACGGATACATATAAATAGTCGTCACGGACATTTAACTGCTTTTCAATGCCTCGGAAATTATATACCTTTTCAGGCCCAGGGATACACAAAATAAAACAATTGGAATTGCCACCTAAAAATGGATACAGGGTCTCCTCGCTGAGAGAACAACGTAATACCTCAACGCGACTTGTTAGAGTGTTGGATTCCAATTCATTATTAACAATTCTTAACTGTTTTGGTTCATAGTTATCATTGTAGCGCATTAACAAATAGAGTAGATGCCTATCCTCATAATAATCACCGGTTGACTTAAGAAAATTGAACATTTATTTTACTCCTTTAACTCCTTTGAGCAATCCTCGGTTTAGTAATCCTGTTTTAGTACCATTGTTTTCTATCTTGCGTGGTCTACCACGCTTTTTAGGAGGATTAATATTGTTTAGTTTGGGTAAGGGTTTTTCATTATTTTTATTTTTTACCTCCGGCTTCTTAACTTCAGGCTTCTTAACTTCGCGCTTTTTAACCTCACGCTTTTTAATCTTACGTGGTAATTCCACTTCGCTTTCATTATCATTAATTGCATTTCGACCATAGTACTTTTCATATAAATAGTTCACAAAAGCACGATGCTTAGCCTTTATTTCGGGATCAGAAAAATCTAAACTACTCATATATTATTACCTCGTGTTAATCATTACTTATAGAAAAAAGCGGTTTTGCCTATCTGTTTGTAAAATTTATGCTTTCCCCAATTACCATTACTCTTTTTTACGCTATTGTAATAAGTAGTGGAGCAGAAAAATTGAATCTCTTTCGGTATTTTATGAGTTTCCCTGTCCTGCATTACAAATCTGGCAGCGCGCTTGGCTATTTTCATTTGCGGGTTTTTAGTCTGGGATATTTCTTTTAGGGTCCTTTGAAATTTAGATTTCTTATTTTTGCTAAAAACTGTAAATTGCTTTCCATTGCCACGACTAATTACATCATACCAAGTTTCATCCCCCCATTCTTCCACATCCTCCAATCTATTACGCACTACCCAACCTACAGCCACTGCTTCAGGTAAACCACCTTGTCTGGAGGCTTCACAATATATTAAGGTAGATAACAATAAATAATCTTCACGGGTCCATTTACCATAACGTGGTGTTGGGGTGGGTGTGGGTTTTGGTTTATCCTCCGTAATGAACTTATTAGCCACATAGACTATTTTTTCATTGTACCAGCATTTAGTCCATTCCTTATCTGCTTCAATAATTTCCACTCTAGTGCCCATGTCCAATGTAGTTATAATATCAGACTGTATGTTAGCGGCCTGTCTTACATTTACTCCACTATGTGTTATGTACCCTGGTTTATGCGAAATATTCATTGAGGTAGGACTGGGTGAAGGAGTAGATTTAGGCGTAGGTGAAGGAGTAGGACTTATAGCAATATTTGGACTTGTTCTGGGAGAAGGAACATTTATCCTGTATAAGTGATTATGAGAATCAGCATTAATTTCATGAGCTATTAAGGAAGTAATTAGTAGTAGATTAATTATCACTAATAGGGTTAGGATAATTCTTTTTACAATATGACGTCTTTTATCTCGCTGCCGCTTAGTCTTCATTAATAGATTCTTCCTTTTCAGTTATATCAGGATAAATAGTTTCATCTTGTGCATTACTTAATTGTTGAATAAATAAATCATCATTATTGGCAAGATATTCCAAATTAAATAATGAGGAGATACTTGGACCATAATCTGAAACCGCAGCTTTGATGTTATAAAGCCCCTCAATGGCTTTATTCCAAGTTTCAACGTAAATTTGTAATACCTCAGGTTTGGATAACAGTTCGGTTATGGCATTATATTCCTTTTGACAATGTGAGTACGTTTGCGACGATTTTGGTAAATGCAGCATAGCATACTTATAATGGTCAAGGTAAGCTTCTAAACGAATTCGTATATCCTCCATTTTAATAATGCCACTTTGATAATAATACTTCATACTACCTCACCACTATTATTTATATAATACATTATACCAGGGCTGGTATAATTGATTTACCAGCCCTGTTAGTTTAATCTAAACTATTTATACTACCTGATTGAGCAGCGTCATCATTTTATTCATTGCCCGATTTTCCAAACTTACCTGAATGAAGCGGGTGTCGTCCAGGCTGTTGGTTTTACGACCATTGGGCATATGTGTAAGGAAATCGGTGTAGGCGTTCATAACCCCCCATGCCGTACCCTTAAAATTGGCATTGTCGTCGGAATTATAAGCCTGGTGGAAATAATTCAACCTCTCTGCGGCCAATGAATCAGGTTCGACTTCCTTTTCGTCTGCAATCATTTTAGACAGGATTGTTTGAAGCGTGGTGTTGTCAATACGCTTGTTTGCCATTTCCTCAGCTGTTCCTTTGTATGCCTTGAGGTACTTTACCATAGTGTTAACGGTTTCCTTAGCCATTTCCAGCTTAGCATCCATATCCCCGCAATGTCTGAGGTTAATGTAATTGGAAGCCCCCTTAAAGGTGGCATTGAACTGATTCTGGCAAACCAGACGGAGCATACAAATGGTAGCTTTAAGACTAACCACGCCGTTGTGTCCATTCTGGAATATGAAATGGGGCCTAATGTTGTCGCCCAAGACGTTCATTTCGGGGAATTGAGCTATGATCCAAACCGCTCCGTTCCTTGCCTGACCAGCCTTGATAAATTCCATATCCGCATCAATGCTGTTAACGAAGTCGAAAGCGTCCCTGTTTTGAACTACCTTGTAGTTCGTACCTACTATACCAAGATTAGCACCGGTGTCTATACGATAGGTTACTTCCTTGTCCGTAATAGGAAATTGAATATCTTGGCCACCTATATTGGCACTGTAGGAAATGGGTCCCTTGTTTACCGTATAATCCAAACCACTCCTCTGGAGTACCTCTTCAATAGTCCTGCTACCTCTTACATTGCTGCCAAGATTGTTCCAAGTCGCTGTACGTGTCATATATTTGTCTTCCTTTCCTTTTTCTATGTTAATATTATATAACATATTTCGGAATAACTCAAGGGTTATTTTAACATTTCTTTTAAACTTTTTGTTCCTTATTATCTGATCCGTTTCTGGCCAAACTATAGCAGAAAAGAAGTAGTACAATTACTATATATTTTACAGCATTACTATACATTTCCAGTTTATAGGTATTAAGTGCAGTATCCAAAAAACTTTGCGCTTCCTGTATTTCGGAATTTGTAAAACCCTCAGATATTAAATGTTGAATCGCCCGGTCCGAGGCTTCGCGCTCATTTTTCACTTGCTTATTTTGCATATGAAGCACACAAGCAATAAATGTGATCCCAATTATAAGAAGACAGCATCCCATATCAGAATTAGACTGTATGAACAATGATCCCATTAGGGCACTCGCCCAACCCAGTAAGCTTAGCAGGGGAATGGCTCTCCTGCGATTTATAATACCCTGATAGAACGCCATTGACTGTTTTGCATTCATCTCATTTTGAATATCTGCATGTCCAAGTTCATGATAACATTCGGCTATCGCAGCCATGCATTTACTCGTATCCACCACTTTACCTATATGAATAGTATTTTCCATAGGCATATAATAAGATGCGCCATTGGATAAATCTGGTTCCACGATAAGTTCTATTTTATTACCTTGCAAAAATAAACGACGTGCTAAAAGAGCACCGGCTTCCATGTTTTTGGAATTGCTTTCGGTGCCTTGAATAAAGGCTTTATTTAGCCCATGTCTTAGTATAGCACCTATAACGAGGGGAGAAATTATAAATGCTATAATTATTAATACATAATAAATACTACTCATTAGCTCAACCTCCTTACTACACTAATATTATATAATATGTTTAAGAAGAATTCAAGCAAACAAATCATAAAAAAAATAGGTACATCATAGCATTCATTGCTGTACCTATTTCGTAATTTGCCAGGAATTTCTCAAACTTTTGCGCATTTGCTAGTGCAAAGAGGCTGTTTGCTTTCTCCGTACCCTGACCGGTGTCATAAACTACACTACGTGGTTGCTGTACAGACAACTTATTGGCTCCCCCTGTTGGACTTGAACCAACGGCACTGCGGTTAACAGCCGCATGCTCTACCGACTGAGCTAAGGAGGAATATTCATATATAATAAAGTATAGCCAAGCTTAACGGACTTGACAATGAGAAATTTCTTTCACCGTTGAATACATGAAATGTCTACCACATATTCTGAGGCCCATATTCATTTGTATACCGCACCGAACCCTTGTAATATAAGGGGAAAAATCCGTCGATTGGACATTGGCCATCCGTGCGGGTAATGGTCGGGGTGACAGGATTTGAACCTGCGACCCTCTGGTCCCAAACCAGATGCGCTACCAAACTGCGCTACACCCCGAAATACTTCAAAATTTATCTTAATTGGTAGAACCATTCTTTATAGCACGTTCACTTACTACCTACTTCCTTCTTTTAGGGTGATTTTCAAAAATGAGGAATTATTATTATGGTCCATCCGATTTTACAATGGGGACCTTTTCTATAAGGACCCCTAATTATTACCCCACATTAAGGGTATTTCCGACGGCTAATGTCGTTGGCAAATGCGATCGCTCTAACCATTATCGACGGAGTTACCAGGATATGGCCGAAAATGGTTTCCCAGAAAATAGCTAAATGAATACCTCAACTTAAACTGACTTGCAAGTTAACAAACATTGTAGTTTCAATCATCTGTGGGTAATACCACCGCCATTAGGGATCCATTTTCCATTCCTTCCATATCACCAGTTTATTCAACCAGATAAGTTACACTTACCAGTAACCGGTCCCTACATTTTTGTCACGTTCCTAAAAAGAATTTAACACCAAACTTTCAGGCACCAAGCACTTATTTAATTGTTAAGGTACGTCTATGTGTCCATAATATTATCATTGGTACGGCTGGCGAGATTTGAACTCGCAAGCTTTCGCCGGCGGATTTTAAGTCCGCAGTGTATGCCGTTCCACCACAGCCGCATGTTATCTTATACCTATTCTGTTTTGAAAGGGCGAAAATGTGGTTTTGAACTACCATAACCGCTGCTGAACGCTGGGAAGTCTGACGGAATATAGTAATGGGATAACCACAAACCCTATGTTAACATACCCCATAACATATGCTGTGCTACTTATATAGGCATTTGCACCTCGCTGTTGGCTGAGGTACCTGGACTCGAACCAGGGATACAAGAGTCAAAGTCTTGTGCCTTTACCAACTTGGCCATACCTCAATATTTTTGTTTATGCTTTTTCAATCCACGCTCCCCGCAAGTGGGGGCGACGTTAATACTTAACTGGTGCGGGCGATGAGATTTGAACTCATACACCTTTCGGTACTGGAACCTAAATCCAGCGCGTCGGCCAATTGCGCCACGCCCGCATTATATATTGCAGAAACTGGTGACCCGTCGGAGATTCGAACTCCGGACACCTTGATTAAAAGTCAAGTGCTCTACCAACTGAGCTAACGGGTCGTAAAATATAAGGGGCATTACTAACGATTGTTGAGGGGGAACAAATAGGAAAGGATAGGTGTTAATAATGCCCCCAAATGGTGCTCAAGGCGGGACTTGAACCCGCACGGTTTACCCCGACAGATTTTAAGTCTGTTGTGTCTGCCACTTCCACCACTTGAGCATGTAAAATATTAATTTGTTAAGGTCCTTACATTTTCATTATACCAGGATCAGTTTTATCTATTTACTATGTCGTAAATTAAAAACTTGATTCCTTAACAACATATACATTATATAATATGTTTGATAATAAATCAAGTCTTTTTTGTTAAGTTAAATTTTAGGATTGAGTAGACGCCTTACCCTCTGGAAATTTTAGCCAGCCCGCACTAACTCATGAATCCCGTTTGGATTTGCACCAAATGTGTTAATGCTTTGAATCCCTTACTATGACAAACGCCTAAAAGGAAAGGAAATTAGCAAAGCTATTTATTTAATCATATAACCCGTATTGTCTCTCCCTTGCATCTGCTATATCTGTAAAATTATCTTGCAAATATTGATCAATGTCCTCTTTTAAATCCAAGTAAGCTTGTGTCTGTTTAGCTTTTGGGTCCTCTAACAAATCATACACAACACCATACCAGTTGTCATCGTATTGGCCTATAACGGCCTGATTTTCTTTAATCTTATTTATAACCAACTGAGGGTCAGTATGACACAACTCATTAATAATCTTCATGGAATAGTCAGCTAGTTTATCCAAACCAAATGCATCTCGGGTCCATACTGCCTCCTGTTCTGGGTTGTTAGGTACCCATTCCCACGTAAGATCAGGATCCCAAACTAGTTCATCAAAATTAAATCCAACGTAGTCTTTATAGTCCTCGCTTTGATGCATTTTACGCACATCCTCACCAAAGTCTAGTGCTGTTTTATCCTCTATTTCCGAATACTCTTTTAACCTAATCATTAGGATCACCCCTATATGTATAATAGTAACCTTTATTATATTATTATATAACCCTCACCTATAATTACTCAAGTTGCTATTTAAGAAATTTTTAGTAAAATAAAAATGGATTGGTGCTTATGACCAATCCATTTTGTGTTTTTTCCCGTTTGTGGCCTTTATCTAATGTAGAGAGGCCTGCTAACGGTGGTGTTGCTGTAACGGCTGTAAACGTCCGGCAATTCTTTTTTGAGTTTAGTGCTATTGACAGTGGTTTTGGTGACTTCTTTGTAGGTAATTTTGTGTGAATCCGTAGTCATTTCGGTTTTCGTTCCCATGTAGGCTTTGATAATGTTGCCTATTTGGTCCATTTCCTGAATGGCACTGTCTCTAATTACCCGATATTGCGCATACTCCTGACAGAGGCTTTCTATTACCTTATTGTCCAGAGCGACGACCTCACCAGTCTGATTGTTAATGACCATGCCCTCATTGATCTTGAATTCCATTTTTTAACCCTACCTTTCCTTTTTCTATGTTAATATTATATAACATATTTCGGAATAACTCAAGGGTTATTTTAACATTTATTTTAGATTTTTTACGTCACTGACAATGGCTCTTTAAATAAGACAATTAGTGTCTTAATTATCCTAATGGTGTCCGTATGTAGCATCATGTTACTGCTATTTTCTGTATACCAATTATATGCCGTGGATTGCGGGTCCGTCCTGCTGAAACTGTGCCAATCGCATAACATTTCTACAATATACTTAAATGGCATTGGCAATGGCATAATTTTTCCACTATCGGTTATAAGTATCCAATACTGCCAATGATGAGGGTTACATTTTTGGTGATGGTTCCAGGCTATGTTAAAATTAAGTTTAATTTCAGGGGTGCGTTCCTTGCCATAAAAATAATCATTATAGGCATTATACTCTGCATCGCTATATTTAGAGTCATCGTGGTGGTTTAATTGTGTCCACAATTCAGACAATATGTGTTTGACCTTATTTTCATTGCAGCCTAAATCACTAATTAGATAATCCCTTAATTTAGCTTGTACCATGGAAAATGAGTCTTTGACCCCTTGTCTGTGTTTTAATAGATAATTGTTATATGCCTTATTCATTAGTTTTATCACTACTACCAATGCCTCCCTTACGAATGTTGCTTGAATCGTCATTATCCATAGTCAAGTAAGGTATAATAACTCCTTGTGCAAAAGCTTCGCCCGCATTAATGTGTAATGTGCTTTCACCTTCATTACGAATTTTAATGAATATATGACCTTCATTGCCTTCGTTGTTATAATAATCGGCATCTACCACACCTATGGTGTTGGCTAATCTAGTGAAATATTTAAATCCTAAGCTGCTACGTGGAAATAGCAAAAGCACTGAGTTTTCTGGTATTTTTGCTTTAATACCAGTAGCTATTTTTATGGATTCGCCTGCACTTAGATTTAGCTCCCAAGGCGAGTAAAAATCATATCCGGCGGATGATTTGGTAGCACGTTGTGGTAGTTTGATTTCGTTTAGTATACACTCCGATCTGCCGCCATCTTTTAACCACTGCTCCAAAGAGACTTTTTCAAACCGATACATTTAATAATTTCCTCCTTCTGATTCAATTAATGAGGGCGCTAATTTTAACCCATATTGATTATTTGAAGCCAAGTTTATGCCTAACACTTCATCGTAATGAGGGGGCTGATTAGGTATAAACCGACCACATTTTAAATAAATGTTTTCATACTCAGATAGACTCTGCAAGAAATTAGAGTCTATCTCGCACATGTCATAGCCGGTGTATATTACCACATCGTCGTTACAATGGGTTCGGAATGTAACTACCAGCTCCAATATCTCATCCAGTTGAAGCAGTGGCTCAAGGCCGGCTATTACTAATGCGTGGGTAAGTGGATTATTCAGATACCTTTTCACAATATATTCTGGATCAAAGATCTGAATTGGTTCCTCCATTAACTTGTTATTTTGACAAATATTTTCACCTTTCTTATCCCAACATTTCCAATCACAAAAGCAAGTTATGATTACCATGCTGGTTTTTCGATAGTCTTGAAAACATTCGTCTTTAATACCACGTAATCTTATCATACCATTTCCAGCTTATATAAGAGAGTCATTTAAATTATACAGGTATCTTTGGGACTCTTCCATTTTACGTTCCTTGCTATATGCACTGGTGGGTACCAAATATCCTACAATGCGCGTAAAATAGTCCACAGCTTTACCCCCACAATGTGGACAGGATTTACCAATGAATGCATGTTCGTTTGCACATACCGAAATGCGTTTGTTATATGCAAAGTAGACCACACCTTGATTAGCAATATAATTTAGCATATCCCATGCCTGTTCACTGGTAGCAAAATCTCCATCCACGGTAATGTGAGCAATTTGTCCACCACCTACTTTTTTATCCAATAAGGAGCCCAGCTTTATCTTTTCATTAAGCGTGCATTTTTCTACCAATGGAATCCACTGGTTGCTATACATTAAGGCTCCATCATCCTCAAGATGATATAAAAGGTTATCCTTTTTACGTAATATTACCGCACAGCGTTCCCCAGGTACAGCCTCTACATTAATGCTATAATCAAACGACTGAGCATCCTTAATTTCATTGATAGTATCCAATATTTTAGTCGAGAATCGGATAGCATCCTCGCTGTAATAATGGTTACCAGTTTCGTCTACCTCAATATATCCGAAATCCTGAAGGGTTTCATACATTGCATTTATACCAATGGTATTAAACTGCCTGTTAATATCAATTAAGCCTGAGGTGTAGTTTGGAAGGATGTGTTTTTCAATATTGCGTTTAATAATACTGCGTACCACGTCCAATACCTTAATACATGTTTCCACACTTTCCCTCAGATTGGCTAAATATAAATTTTCATCCAGATTGCCGTCAATGTTTTTGGACTGTAGTGCTATACGTCTTAAATTAATGGTATTTACTTTTACGCTTCCTATCTTTAAGCTTGTACCACCAATACTATTCATAAATCCATTCAGCTTATCAAGCTTGGAAAAGTCGTTAATGAGTCGGCAGCAAGAACTTAGACTGGTCACATCGTTTCCTACATAGAAGTTAGCATCGCACCATTTCATATTATGATTGCAGCAGTAACGTGCAAATTCCTCGTCCACAAATTTACCATTTTGGAATAGCAGGGAGTAGGTAACTACCGGGAACGTAAACATCATTTCTTCTCGTACTTCAGACAATGTTTGCATAAACAGCTTCTGATAGTCCATGAGCTCCTCAACATAATCTATAATGTAGGTTCCATCTGGGTATTTACGTTCCCCAAACAGGGAAATTAAATACTCCCTATCCATAATAGTAATGTTAGTAAAAGCACACTCTGTAATTCGCAGATAGGGCTGATTTAGGTCATAGATAAATTTTTGGAAACACTGTTTGGCATAATATGTGGGGTTCTTGAGATAATATCCGTTGTCAGTATCTCGCTTCCAGAAATAGAAAGAATAAATTAGATAGCTTGGCAGACCCACAGCACCTGCACTACGATTGGATAACCAAGAAATAGTTTCTAGTACATGATCATTAAACGTTGTTAAATGCTTCGGGGCTTGCGGCTTAAACTTATTAATAAAGTAAAGACCCTTTTCTACTATTTGGTCAAGATCATATGCAAAACAGTATGGCATTAAACTGGCACTATGAGCGTCGTGTAAATAATAAAGACCATTCCATTCTCCTTCAAACCATATACGTGCCATGGCAAGACCATACTTCTTTTTAATTTCATAAAAAATCTTATGCAAACTTAAAAGTTTAGTATGCGGTTTGGTCATATCACTTATAAGTGTACGTACATCCCTTGTATTGCTGTTAGCACTTTGATCCAACACTACATTAGCTACATTAGTCTCATTGTCCGCAGTGAAATGATCTATAAAATTAGAGAAGTTTAGGTTTTCATTATGTAAACCATTGAGTCGCTGAAATTCCTCTCCATATTTACGCACTAAATAACGATAGCAGTTGATGAAATCCTTATCCAAGGGTATTTCAATTAGAAAATTTTTATAATCGTTGCTGACATTTATGTCCATATGAAACATATCCTCCTACTAATTTAATAATTAAACTCCAAAGTTTAATTAATATAATATATTAAATTTTTGCCCAAAAGGTACTATATACTATATCATAAATATATAGAAAAAGAAAGAGCAAAA